TTACTTCTTTGAGATTGGTATTTCTTTTACAGGTTCTGTTTTATAAAAAACATCTACATATAAAAGACCGTCTTTGCATTCGTATTTAATTTCTTTTACTTTTAATCTATTTAGGGTAAAACGATTTGAAATACTGTATTTAGTTCCAGTTATTTCATTATCAGTTTCTCCTGTAATATATAAATAATTAGTTCTGTCGTCATAAGTACTTTGCTTTACTTCAACTTTTATATCTTCTTCGGCAATTCCAAGAGCATTAAGAACAATGACATCTTTTCCTTCATCTTTTAAAATTTGGTAAGGATGACTATCTCTAATTGCTCTATTTACCTTAGCAAAGTCTTTGTCAAAAAATAAATCATAAAACATATAAATCACTCCTGCCTACTTGGGCAAATAAATAATAATTTTTTCGCTCTCTTATTATTCAAGTGAGATAAGGGCGCCAGTCCTTATTTTCATAAAATGAGTTTTATTATAGGCTATAAACTACTCGCTATTTTTTCTGTATGTTCCTTTTGTTTTTGAATCCCAAAATACTTTTGGGCTTATTTTTTTACTTAACTCTAATAATTTGAAACTCAACTGTTTCTTTTTATAATGTCCTTCTGGAAGCTCATCTAATTCTTTTTTTATTTTATCAAATTTTTCTTTTCTTCTTTGGCTTATAGGTTTATATCGATCCAACACATCTATTAACTTTGAAACATTTTCAGCAGCTACTTTAGCTTCTTCTTCTGTCAAATCAACTTTAGGTTTCTCTTTTTGTGCTTCTTCATATTGATCTGCTTTATCTAATGAAACCTCAGCCTCAGTATCCATAGGTGCTGTTGTATATTTTTCTTCTTCCATATTTTTATTTCCTCCATTCTTTTTATATAAATTAAGTATAACACTTAAAATTATTTCTGTAAACATTTTACATTTATATTATATAAAAAAAGACCACTTTTTGTGTAGTCTTTTTGTTATTTTATGTTTATAAACGGAATACTGTCACCAATAACCGTAGAAGGAGTTTTTCCATCCCACTTTTCAATAGCTTTTAGTTGAGCCTCAATTCTTCTTAGCTCCAATAATTGATCTGTTATTTCTTGCTTTTGTAATTTTAAAGACTCAGCTTCAGCTTTTGCTTCTGTTATTTTTTTCTCTGCTTCAACTTTTGTCTTTTCTAATTCTTGTTGAGCTTTTTTAACTTCTTGCTCTGCTATTTGTTTTGCCTCTATTGCATTATTATATGCTTCACTAAAATTTAAGTTAATAATATTTAGTTCTGAAATTACGATTCCGTATTTTTCAACCTTAGCGTTCAAGTCTTCGATTATTTGTTTAGATACTTCGCTTCGTCTTGTTACTAATTCTTCTGCTGTATAAGCACTTGTAGCATTTTTTAATGCCTCTTGTACAGCTGGATTTAAAATTATTTCGGCGTAATTCGCTCCAACTTTTTTATATAATTCCACAACATTTTCTGGATTTAAACGATAGTTTATGGCAAAACGCATAGACACATCCTGTAAATCTTTCGTTGCAGCAGTGCTGTCTATTTCAGCTTTTTGAACCTTCATATTTACTTTTGTAATTTTTTCTATGTAGGGAATTTTAAATACAATTCCTTCTGCGGTTGTTTGTCCTGTAATTTTACCAAATCTACTTTTTACTCCTATTTCTCCAGAACGTATAGTAGTGAAACTACAAAGTAATGTAATAAAAACTATTAACGAAACAACTCCAATAATAATTCTTTTAACGATTTTTTTCGTTTCATTCTCATCATGTTTGTACGGCATGTTTTCCTCTCTCCTTTTCTCAATGTTTTTTCAACTTTTTCTAATTCGTGAGGAAAGAAATTGTGGTCATCTACACCAATATCAAAATGTCTTGGACTAAACTGGGCTTCACTTGGAAGTTTATGTCTGTGACCATGAATATTATAGAATTTTCCAAGATCTCCTTGAATTGGATGATGACTAAGAATAAAGTCACTATCTACTATGATTGGACTTTTTGTTACTGTTTCAAACCCAGCTTCATAATAAGCGTTTTTGGTTAAATTGTCGTGATTTCCACAAATCAAAATTTTCCTACCTTTAAGATTTGAAACAATTTCTTTCAACATTGTTTTGTTACCAAAGCAAAAATCACCAAGTACATATACGATATCATCTTCATTTATTACTTTGTTCCAATTATTTATAATAACTTCATTCATTTGTTCTACATTATCAAAAGGTCTTTGACAATATTCAAGAATTCTTGAGTGATTAAAATGTGTATCAGAAATTACATATCTTTTCATCTCTTTCCTCCTTTCTTATTTATAAATTATCTTTACTAATAGAAATTGTAACATATTTGCCAGTTCTATCTTCTATTATCTCTGCTTTTTGTGCTGGATTATCAAAATTTCCATCACCCTCCCATACACAAGAAACAGATTCTTCCTCTCCTGTATTATATTTAAGATAAAAATGAGTAATGTCTCTGATTGGTTTCTTTTTATCTAACCCCAGCCTCTGGATTAAGCTTTCTTCTTCTCCAAAACCAAAGACTTTTTGTTTTCTATTTGCTATTTCATAAGGTAGTACAAACCATATATCTTGTGCTTCATTGTCATCAATTACAGCATTAGCACAAATACTAATATGTCTAACAATATTATGTAAAAATATATTACTAATTTCTTCTCTCGTAAAAGTATAGCATTCACAATTTTCAAATTGAATGGTTACTTCTACAATATCTTTACACTCGCCTTTTTTTAACTTACGAATTTTAGCCATGTCTTCACTCTCCAATCTATTTTACTTTTTTGCATATCTAACTTTCTAATAAATTTAACAGTTCTTGTCCTGTCATATCATTATTAACATAATCTAAATACCAATTGCAAATGTTCCATATTGCATCTAAATCTTCTGCATACTTTATATCATTATACATAAAAGTATAATCTCCAAAGTGGTCTTTCATTACTTGCTCCATATCTTCTTCTGTTAAGTTGTATTTAGTTCTATAAACTTCTTGTATCTTATCAAACGCTATTCTGCAATCATCAAGTAAATCTTCTGCACCTTGTACGCCGTTTCTTAGTGCTGTACTGATGAAGTTGTCAATAAGATCCACATTGCCACCATAATACTTATAATAAGCATACCAAAAGTCATGCAAGGTACTATATATTTTGGCACAAACTTGATCTTTAACCGTACGCTCTATTCTAGCCACAATTTTTACTCTCCAATCTATTTTACTTTTTCTTTATAAAAAAATTATATAATTTTTTTCTATAAAAGGTCAAGTCTTTTTTAATCATTAAGTTCTTTTTCTTTACACATTACTCTGTCCTTATTTTTATTTATCGGAATTAAATTAGTTGTTTTGTCAATATAATAAAGAGTAGGATCTCCGACTTCCACTTGATTTACTTCTTTCATGCACTTATAGCAATAAAGTTTTTTTAAGTGCCCGATTTTTTTCTTTAAAGATTTTTTTCTATTTATATATGTTATGGTTCCACATTCTGGACATTGAATTGCTGTTTGTACAAAATTACTCATTATTTATTATTTTCCAAAAATATTATATCGGTATAGTCATTTATGTAAACATCTTTTTCACAGCCCTTTTTTACCGCTTCTTGAAGTATTTTTGTAATTTCCTCCTTTGTTAAATTGCTCGTATCTCCAACTGAAGATAAAAATCCAGAAGCCTTATCATCACCACAACCTATCGCATAATAATAATCATCTATTTCTAAAACAGAAAAATCTTGTCCTATTTCAAACATTTTGTCTTTAGTGCAATATAACATTACACTATCCATACTCTCTATTCCGTTCGTCACAGTTATTCTTTTGTTTTGTTGTAAAGAATGATATATTACAGGTATAATCGTTCTTATTACATATAAATCATTTATTAAAACATTATCTAAAATATCTTTATAAGGTAATATTTCTTCTATTGTTCTCATTATATTACAATCTCTCAAATATCCAACAACGCCAATGGCAGAATTTGAATATTTAAAATATTGTAATTTATTTCCATTATTTGATTTTGTTGTTCCGCAAGTTACTTGCTTATCAGCTATAATTGCTATGCCGTCTTTATATTTAGCACTAATTACAACGCTCATTCTTTATCATTCTCCTTTTCTTATAAAATTATACAATAAAAAAAGAGTTTTTGATAACTCTATTTTTTAATATTTTCTATTACTTCTTTTAGTCTAAGTGCGTGAGTTTCATTTGCCACATTCAATATTAAAATGTTTTCTGTTGTTTTTATATGAAGCTCATTACCAATCACTTCAACTACAAAATTTTTATTATTCGTATTTAAGAAAGTTTGTGTTTTTCTTAAATCAGCAGCCGTTTTAAAAGCTACCGTTCGTTCTGTGTCTTTGTCATATTCAAATATAAGACAGGCTTCTCCCAAACAAAAACTTTCCTTAATTTCTTTTATCTTTTTTCCTTCTATTGTTCCCCACATTTTATTCATCTCCCGTTTCTATTAAATAGGAGCACTTATAATAGGAATCTTTATTATACTACTGGAGAAATAAAAACCATCATCATCTTCTACTGAGGAAAAATTAAAATATCTTATAAGATTTGAAACTTCATCTTTATTTCTTATTACTTTTTCTAAATTCATTATTCTTAGGCGAAAATCTTCTCTAAGCCAAGAATGTCTTTCATCAAGATTATAGTTTGGATAGACAGAACAAGCAAATTTTGCAGCTTCTTCTTTAAAATTGTTTTTTTCCTCAAACAATAGTGCAATAAGACTTTTAGATACAGTTCTAATAGTATTTGATATCTCATCTCTGCAATCAGTTTCATAAGAAGGTACTGTGGTATATCTAATTGCCCATAAATAATCTTTTATTTTGAATGTACTTTCTATTTTATTTGAACCATGACCAAGGCATTTATTACCAATTCTATTATCTTTTCGTAATCCTGCGAATACATTTAGTTCAGAGTCATCATCTTTTATATTTAAAGGCGTTATTTCTATTATTTGATATAGAAAACAATCATCATTATTTTCATTACTTACATAACATCGTTTTATCACTTTTAAATTATTTTTATTAAAATAATAGATATCTTCATTTCGCCAGCGATTTTGTTGCTCAGTATTCTCATTAAAAACTAAATTATCTGTATCGAACCAACTACCATAAGTTTGGAAATGTTCTTTTGCGATATCTTCAAATACTTTTATTAATTTTTGTCTTGTATGTGTTTTTCTTGGATCAAATGCAACTGGGAATATAAATGTATTATCTGTTTCTCCGTCAGTATAAGAAAAAATATTTAAAAACATTACATTATAATTCATATAATCACTCCTTTTAATAAAATTATAAGATATATTACTTGGAAAAGTCAAGTTTTTTAGAAAACTTTACAGAAATAAAAAATGCAATATAATTATATTATAATAAATAATGGAGCGAAATAGAATGAGCGACATTATTTATATATTTAATATACATTATATTATATAATATATTCTTTTTTCTTTGCATACTTTCTTTTTCTTTTTTCTTTTCATTATTATAATAATAATTTTTTTAAAAACAAAAATACAAGTCTTTACAGAAATAATTTGTTATTATATAATATATATGAAACTTAAAGTTTCTAAGCTCGTAGAAAGACGTGCGGTCATTTAGAATAAAATCTCTATGGCACTACGAGTGATGGGCACGGTACTAAAAGGGGTTTCGGAGTCGCTATCCGATATGTTAGTTTTAGTCACCAGAGTTCTAACAGAATAAAATAAAAACTGGGTGTCATTTTAATTTTAAAAGGACTTGACTTTTGAGTCCTTTTTATTATAAAATATTTTTAGAAAAGTGAGAAAGGAGAAAAAGTTATGAAAAAGTATTTTTTATGTTCTGATATTCATAGTGATTATACTGCGTTAATTAATGCTATTAATGACAGTGGCTTTGATGAGAAAAATGATGATCATATTCTAGTAGTCGCTGGAGATATCTTTGATAGAGGACAAGAATCTGTTGCTCTATATAATTATTTAAAAGAATTAACTGACAAGAAAAAAGCCATTGTACTTGCAGGAAATCATCATTCTATGTTAGTAGATTTTTTAGAATGTAATAACCCATACTTATGTTTTTTCAATTATCGCAGAAATGGATTAAGTGCTACTATAGATGATTTTTCACATCGCACAATGGGTTGGGATACAATGATTAATCTAAAGTATAGTTCAGATGAACAAAGAAAGATGAGCGATCAAGATTGGAACAAGGAATGGGAATTATTTATTAAAGACACATCAAAAGAAATTAACGAAGAATTTCCTGACTTACTACCTTGGCTTAAATCTTTACCAGACTTTTTAGAATTAAAAAATTCTATTATTACTCACGGTATGATAGATTGCACTCATGGTAATTGGAGAACTCCATTACAAGGATGGAAAGACTGTCATTGGGCAAAACCTAAAGACGCAGCTTTCTTAAGAAATGACACAGGAAAACATATTTATCTTGGTCATATTGACGCAGATACTATCCGTGAATGTTATCATTTAGAACCAGATAATGAAACACTATTTACACGTCCTGGTGGTGATGTAACTTATTTAGATTCTTGCACTATCTTGACACATAAGGTAAATATGGTCGTGATCGATGATGAACCAATTAATGATTAAAAATACTTGACTTTTGATAGTAAAAAGTTTTATAATAATATTATAATAATGAAAGGAGAAAAAATTATGATTAAAAAGAGTATATATCCAAAAACAGAGAGAATTAGTGAAAGAGGAGACCGTATTTATTTAACAGAAAAAATGGACGGTTCAAATTTAGTTTTCTTTAAAAAAGATGGAGAATTATGGTTCGCCCAAAGAAAAACTATAATTTCTCTTTCTGAAATTGATGAGTATAGAGATATAATGTATAAAGGACTATATCAGTTTTTAAAAGATAATGGGAATCAACTAAAAGAGAACCTTTATGACAATTCTGCTCTATGTGGTGAGTGGATGGGAATGGGATCTACTAAATATCCAGAAGGAACATTTGATAAAAAATGGTATATGTTTGCAAAAGCAAATATAAATGAGAATTTTGAGTTATGCAATTTTAAATACAATCACGACTTATTTATATACCCTTTCATTGATCAGATTTTTCCTTCATTTCTTGGAATAGTTCCAACTGTTTGTGAAATACAAACTTTACCAAATAAAGAAATGCTTGATAATATCTATAAGGAATATACAGAAAAAACCAATAGGCCTGTAGAAGGTTTTGTAATAAATTATAGAGATATAATTTCTAAGTATGTTCGTTTGAAGAATGGTAAATTGGTAGAATATTCACAAGAAGACCATAAGGGTTCTGCCTCATAAGGAGGTGAGCAGAAATGCTAAGATTGATTAGAAAAATATTTGGAGATAAGTATGATAGACATATGAAAAAACCAAATCATTTTTATGCCAATCCTGTGAGTGAAGAGTGTTGGAATTTAGATTTATCTTTTATTGAATTTATAATTCCTCGCTTAAAAATGTTTAAAGAAGAAGCAAGTAAAATGATTGTCTATGACTTTACCATCATAGATAAAATCATAGAAGGCTTTGAACTTTACCGTCATATATTTGATTGGGATGCTACTAACATAGAAACAGTCAAAGATAATTTAAAAAAAGTTCAAGAATCTATGGACTTGTTTAGTAAGCATTGGATGGAATTCGGATGGTGAGTTTTTATCTTTAATTTATCCTGCAAGGAGGATAGATTTTTATGAGAAAAGAAAGAATGAAAAGAAAAGATGACAAATATCCCTCCTCTAATCGAGGAAAAATAAATATAAGTATTGAAAAATCAATGCTAATTAGGGTTATTATCTTAATATTGACACTTTTTCTAATATTAGGTTGTACCATGAATTATGATACACCTAGAAAAAAAGTTTTTTGTTATGACGGTTATCATAGCTCCAGCGGCTGGGTAAGTGCTGAGAGCTCTTACAAATACTGGGTAGTTGGAGAAAATGGTAAAGTAATAGAGTATAGCAAAAGTAAATGCTCTACAAGGGGATAAAAAATTAAAGATAAAAATATTAAAAGAACTTGACAATTGTCAGGTTCTTTTTTTATAATAATAGTAGATAAAATAAAAAAAAGAAAGGGTGATGTTATGAATAATACGCTTACAATAATGGTTGGTTTACCAGCTTCAGGTAAAGATTTTTTTATAAAGAATAATATTGATAATGCTTTAATATTAAGTAGTGATAATTTACGAGTAGAGTTATATGGATATGAAGATCAAACCCATAACAAAGAAGTTTTTGAAGAAATGAACAAGAGAACAAGAAATGCTGGTAAAGAAAATAAAAATGTTATTTATAACGCAACTAATATTAACAGAGGCAGACGCGTGATATTGGCACAAGAAATGCAAAAATATTTTAAATATATTAAAGTTATAGTATGTGTTTGTTCTGTTAAAACTCTTTTATATAGAAATAAAACAAGAAAAGAAAGACATCTCCCAGAAGATAAATTAAAACAAATGATAAGATCTTTTCAAATCCCAACTTTATATGAATATCATTATGATGATATAGAATATGTATGGACTGAAACAAAAAGACGAGGATTTGAAAGAGATAAGATTGCTCTTTTAATGGACTATGACCAGCATAATAGACATCATTCAGAAAACTTAGGAAAGCATATATTAAGAACAGCTGATTATTGTAAAGAAAACGACAAAGCTTGTAAAGCGGCTATATATCATGATTTGGGAAAACCATTCTGTAAGACAACGGATGAGGAAGGTTTTAATCACTTTATTGGGCATCCTAATGTAAGTACATATTTATATTTGACAGATACTATTAGCAGGGATTTTGATGCAGATGTTGCATTGTTGATAGAATTTCACGATTATATATTTAATTTTCAGGATTTTGAAAGTATGAAAAAGAAGTTAAAAAATAAATATCCTTCTTTAAAAGATGACTTTTTTGAAGCTCTTAAGCTTTTAACAGAAGGAGATAGACTAAGACCGAAAGGGGATGTGTGATATGTTTAATATATATTCTATTTATGCAGGTTGGATGACTGTTTCTTTTGGAGAAAGAAAAGATGAAGGGTATGCTTTCACAGATAAGAATGGAGAAGTATTTCATTTTTCTTACCTAGACGACGTAAAAGAACAACTAGATAACTTATTCAATTTAGATTATGATGATACTAGTAATAAAAAGGATGAAGAATTTGATTTAGAGGGAGAAGATGTGTGGATTCACACTGCTCTATGGGGAGATAAAATTCACATTTTTTGTTCTTATATGTATGTAGATGAACCAAGAGACTTTCATTATATTTTTGATTACAAAGACTTTTTAAAAGAATATGTAGAAGTGATGAAAGAATACAAAGAACAATATCTTAAAGATTTTTCTTATCACGAACCATATTATAATTGGGACAATAGGCAATGGGAAGAAATTATTGAAAAAATAAAATAAAGACTTGACTAGTGTTAGGTCTTTATTTTATAATATTTATAGATAAAAAAGAAAGGAATGGTGGAAAAAATGAAAAACATTATGGAAACTCTATTAAAATATAAACAAGCGTTAGAAAAAGATGGATATAATGTGCTTTATATTGCACTTTATGGATCACAAAACTATGGGGTTTCAGATGAATATTCGGATATAGATGCTAAAGCAATTGTTCTGCCTAAAATAGATGATATAGTTTTTAAAAGAAACATAAGTTTTGTAAAAGAATTTGATAATGGAGCTTGTGATGTTAAAGATTTAATTACTTTTTATAATGTAGTAAGAAAGGGAAATTTTTCTTTTCTTGAACCGTTTCACACTCCGTATTTTATCGGAGATATTTATTTAAAATGTCTATTTTCTTATATACCGACCAACCAAATGTCGTTGTTGGGAGGTATGTATGAAAAACAAAAAGCGTTTCTACACGAATACCCAAGTAAAAAGAAAGAATTTAGTGAATTTAAGTGTGATCCAAAACAATACCATCATGTAGTTAGATTATATGACATTATAAAATATGCAGAAAACAAAAATACTCTAAACTTTCCTTTTTTAAGATATAGCGGAGAAAGAGCAGAGTACATGAAAAAAATAAAAAGAGGATTAAATGGACTAACAATAGAACAAATACAAAAAGATATAGAAACAAAGATAGAAGAAGCAAAGGCTATTCTTGATAACAAACATTATAAATTTCAAGAGGCAAACTTAGAAGAAGAGATAGGATTTTATTTAAAACAAAAGATAAAGGAGGCGTTGTTAAATGAACAAATATGATATGGGGTTAGTAAGAATAGAAAAATTAGAATCATGCAAAACAAGATTAAAAGAATTAAATGAGTATGTAGAACAAATTGATAAAGAAATGGGAAAATTAGGGGGAACTTTTTCTATTAAGGCAATGCAAGACTTATTAGATAGAATAATAAAAAGTTTCGCGGAAGTAGAGTTTCTGGATAAAGAAAGTTATTGTAGTTTTATCAATGAAATAAAAGAAATAGAAAATACTTGTGATAAAATAGATGCCTTATATAGAAAAATTGGTAGTGATTTCGGTAATTTTAGTTTATTTGAATATATAGTATTAGCAACTGATTTATTAGAATATGCCACATATGATAGCATAATTTGTCCAGATTATCCTTGTACATCAGAAATTATGTATAACGGTGAGTTTAGTTATTATTTGACCTCCGATTCAACAAATGAAGTAGTAATAGATTCACCAGAAAAATGTTGGGATTATTTAAAAGAAAACTATGACGCAATAGAAGATTAAATTAACTAAAATAGTTGATTTTTTCTTGCATTTTGTTATATAATATAAATATAAAGAAAGGAGATTGAGAATTATGGAACTAATAAAATTTTTAAAAGAAAACGATAATTGGAGAGAATTGCTATCTCAATCTCCTTATTGTTTATCTATAAAAGAAAAAGATAATTATGCAATTTTTAAGTATAATCAATTAGAGAGCGACATGTCATTAAAAATAGTTCAGGAAAGTCGAGGAGTAATTATAGACCTTAATGATTATACTGTTGCCTGTCGTGCTTTTGATAAGTTTTTTAATGTACAAGAACCTCATGCTGCTAAACTAACAAAAAACATAAGAGCATTAGAAAAGGTTGATGGATCAATTATAAAAGTATGGTCTGATAGAAACGGTAATGTTAGAGTTTCTACCAATGGAATGATAGATGCAGCTGATGCAGATATTCTATTGCCTGTTAATAAAATTAAGACTTATCAGGATTTGTTTAATGAAGCATTGAATGAAACTGATATGAAACTTGAAGATTTTAAAAAGTATAGAGATTATACTCTTATCTTTGAATTAGTATCTCCTTTAAACAGAATAGTTATTCCTTATCAAAACACTGAATTATTCTTTTTAGGGGTTAGAAATAATCAATCTGGACAAGAATGGACTCCATATGATTTTAATGACGAGAATTTAAATAATAACTTTTCTCGTCCAAAATTATACGACATTCAAACAGTGGAACAAGCAATTGATGTAGCAAAAACACTTGGAGCAGATAAGGAAGGTTTTGTTTTAGTAGATGAAAACTTCAATAGAGTGAAAGTGAAGGGTTCTGAATATTTAGCAATGCATTTGTTGAGAAATAACACTTTATCTCAAAGAAGTTTTTTAGAAGCTGTCCTTGAAAATAAACAGGATGATTTAGTAGCTTTTTTCCCTGAATATGAGCCTTTCATACACAACATAGAGAGAAAGATAGCAGAATATATAAATGATGCTGAAAACGCCTTAAGAATGGCTAATTATGACCTCAATAAAAAAGATTTTGCTTTAGAGGTTTTAAACAATGAATGTATGAAGAAATTTTCTAGTATATTATTCAAGGTGTACGGAGATCGTTCCTATGACTGGAAGAGTAATATTTTTAATATTGCTAATATAAATAAAGTAATGACAATATTAGATCTTTAGAAAGGAGTGTGTCTAATGACGTTAGATGAGAAGAGAAAAAAATTAGAAGAATTGGCTCTAAAACATACCAGCTCTCAGACAGAAGCATATAAAAATAGTATTTACTTACCGTATATAACACTACCAAATGCCAAAGGAAAAGGGACTATGATGGAGGAGTATTTTTATTGGTTGTTTAATGCAGAAGGAATAAAAACACAGTGGATTAGAACTAATGAAAACTATGATTATATAATGGGCAAAAATGAAGTTAAAGTTGAATTAAAAGTGGCAAGTATTGGACATAATAACATTGTTGCCTTTAATCAGTTACATTTTGGTCAAAAAAGGAATGTAGATAAGTTTTTGTTGATTATAATTAAGCCAGACGACTGTATTGATATGTTCCTCGTAGATAAGAAGATTTTTGCTAACGGAGTTATTTCATTGCAAAAGCAACATTCATCTGAAAAAAACGAATGTGCAAGACTATGTTTACCTTATGATAAAATGTGCGAACAATTAGAAAACTTTAAAGTAGACTTAGATACGCTTAGAGAACTATAATATGACAGAAAAACAAATTTATGAATACATAGTGGAACACTGTCCTTATTGTGCATTGTGTGGTTCAACTCAAAATTTACACATTCATCATATATTATACAGAAGCGAAGGGGGACCAACTTCTTTATGGAATTTAATTCGTTTATGTGAGAAATGTCATACGAAAGTTCATTCATCAAAAAGATATTGGCAACCAAAACTAGAAAGATTTTTAAGAACAGTTATTATATATGAATGTAATTATAGCAAAGAAATTATAGAGAAAATATTATCTATTCCCTATAAATATGAAGATAAAAATTAAAAAACACTTGACTTTTGGAACAAAAGAGTTTTATAATTATATTGTAAAATAAAAAAAGGAGATGAAAATATGGAATTAGGTTATCAATTAAACAATTCGTTAAACATTTGTAATAACAGACCGCTATTTAGTTCTGTATTTTCAGCATACACAGATATTCTATATAGGCAATGCCATAAGAAAGGAGATAACTCTTAATCTCTTGACTTATGTTTATATATAGGGTAGCCGTGGATGCTTAGAAGTATCTACGGTTTTTTATTGGAATGTAGCTCAGTTGGTAGAGCAGCTGTCTGTTAAACAGCAGGTCGTGGGTTCGAGCCCCACCATTCCAGCCATTATTGACAGATAGTGAAATGGTTATCACGAAGCTCTGATACGGCTTTATTCTGAGTTCAAATCTCAGTCTGTCAACCAAAAATGGTGCTATTGGTGAAATGATTAACACGCTAGATTGTGGCTCTAGTATTTGTAAGTTTGATTCTTACATAGCACCCCAGATGTCCTTGTAGCTCAATTGGATAGAGCAATCCCCTTCTAAGGGATAGGTTATAAGTTCAAATCTTATCAGGGACACCATATCGGATTGTTGGGGAGTTTGGTTACCCCGCCTGCTTTGGGAGCAGGAGAACTCGCAGGTTCAAATCCTGCCAATCCGACCATATAATGCACCCATAGCCAAGTTGGTTAAGGCGGAAGTCTGCAACACTTTGATCGGTAGTTCAAATCTACCTGGGTGCTCCATATTATGGAGGCATAGTCCGTTAAGGAGACGGGGAGGTCTGTAAAACCTTTTGCATTGCACCGAGTGGGATCAATACCCTCGGCCTCCACCATTTTGGATGAGTGATGAAATTGGTAAACATGCAAAGCTCAAACCTTTGTGTCTGAATGATTTGGGAGTTCAAGTCTCCCCTCATCCACCAAAAAATTTTTTAAAAGACTTGCACTTAGGTTGCAAAATGTTTTATAATTTTTATAGAAAAGAAAGAAAAGAAAATATGGGCGAGTGGTGAAATCGGTAGACACCCGGGACTTAAAATCCCGTGCTTGTAAAAAAGCGTGCGAGTTCAAGTCTCGCCTCGCCCACCAATATGGCTATTAAGGAGATGTTCTTATGTTAAAGAAGTGTCTTATATGTGGTAAAGAATTTGAAACTATTAAGGGTGGAACTGCAAGAAAATATTGTTTTGAGTGCAGCCCAACATATGAACATGGAAATAATATAGAAAGAGGAAGTAGTATAACTGCAATAAGGCATGCGATTAAAAGACAGCTTGTTAAATATAAAGGTGATAGATGTATAAAGTGTGGTTATAATAAATGTATAGGAGCATTACAATTTCATCATAAGGATAGAAATATAAAAGATTTTGATTTAGCTTCTCAATATAATGGCGGACACCTAGATATGGAAGTATTGTATAAAGAAGTTGATAAATGTGATTTACTTTGTGCAAATTGTCACGCAGAAGAACATTTCTACAATTAAATGGCTGCTGAGCTAGTCCGGTGATTCAGCGTCAGACTGAAAATCTGAAGAACCAAGTTCGACTCTTGGAGTAGCCACCATTGAGATTATTATTTGGATACGCAACTCCAAGTCTGTAAGCAATAGCGTATCTATTAGATTAGAATTGGGTTTTGTTTAAAATGGAGTACAAAGCATTACCACATATAAGAATAATGGGGCTTACAGGCGAAGATTCTTATATTTCTAGTCTATACATTTTAAGAAAGTAGGTGTAAAAATGAAATATACACATTATTATAAAGAATTAGGTTTAGAACCAACAGATTTTCCATTTGAGGGATATGAAGATATTTGTGATAGAAATATTCCCGATGAAGAAGGTTTTAGTGGAATCGAGTTTTTCAGTCTTGATTTCTCTTTAGCGGTATATATCTACGGACGTTTAAGATATTTTCAAGATAATTGTTTATATGGACACCCAAGTTATATGACAGAAGAACAATGGAAAGATATCTTGAGTAAGATGATAAAAGCATTTAAGTTATATTGTATCAATGAAGATAGGGATATAATTATTTCTGAACAAGAAAGAAAAGCAAGAAGCAAAAATAGACAAAAACAAATAAACTATGGAATGAGATTGTTTATTAAATATTTCTCTCATCTATGGTATTAAAAATGTTCACGTACCCAAGTCAGTTGAAGGGGACACACTGCTAATGTGTTAGATCGAGTAATCGGTGCGAAGGGGCAGAGCCTTCCGTGAACGCCATGTCCTCTTAGCTCAGTAGGTAGAGCATTTGACTTTTAATCAAATGGTCACAGGTTCAAATCCTGTAGGGGACACCAGATTATTATGTCGGTTAGCTGGATGCTAAGCTTTAAAGTATACTGTAGAGAGTTCAATTCTCTCTGCCGACATCTGTTCAAAGAAGTTCTTGAAAGTTAGGAGGAATCGCACAATCCTCTGGATATTTCCCACTATCACATAAAAGAAAGTGGCTGAACTTATTATGCCGTGTGTCCGGGCGGTGAGGAAGCGGTCTTGAAAACCGTTGATCGGAAACGATTTGCAGGTTCGAATCCTGTGCACGGCGCCATGTTTTAATTTAAAGGAGTTGATACTAATGGATTTAGAAAGACAGATAAAAATAAAGGATAAATATTGTCAGCTTATTATAAATTTAGGTTTTGATTATGATGGTTTTAATACTGTAGATAGTCTAAAAGGTCTAATAGATGAATTAGTATCTTATGCTCGAAAAGCTATTGAATGTGATGACAAGGAAGTTATATATGTAAATGGAAAAGGCGAACGTGATAATATCCTTGGAGAACCCATAGATTAATATAGGGGATTGTCGTAATTGGTAGCCGAGACAGTCTTAGAAACTGTTGCTTCAGAAGCGTGAGGGTTCAAGTCCCTCATCCCCTACCAAAATTTTAAAAAAACACTTGACTTTAAATAGAAAAGTATTATATAATTATATTGTAAAATAAAAAAGAAAGGAAAGTGAGATTATGAATCAAGTAGTATTAATAGGTCGTTTAGTAAAAGACTTTATTCAAAAAGAAGATATGTTTGTATCTAAGATTAGATTAACTAATAATGATGCTAACGAAATTTCTTTTCGAATAACAAATAGTATGTATGAAAATCTTAAACAATTTATCAGAGTTGGCAGTATAATTGGAGTAAAAGGTCATTTAATTGGAAGCAAAAATGGATTAAGACTTATTGCAGATAAGATTACTTTCTTAAACTAATGAAAGTAATATTTAATGATATTCCAAGTATAAAGCTTTCCTATAACCAAAAACTTATTTTGAAAGTTTTAAAAAGTGATTTTAGAGGTAGGGCTTTTGGTCCTCAGATGTTAGATGAAACAGATGACGAGGAGCTAAAAAAACTTACTATAAATCAAATTACTTGGAATATGCTTCGTCTTCGTGAAAATGGGTTAGTAGAAAGTGAAAAGAAATCTTATCAAGGTAGAATTTTAAATGAATATAAAATTACTCCAATAGTCCAATATGAAGCAATAGATATAAAGTAAAAGATAAATACTATTTATATAAGATGCCCTCTGAAGTCTTTGGACTGACAGTGAAAGCTCGGTAGAACTTAGGTAATAGCTATGCCGATAATAGTTCCGATCGAAGTTAAGATGTGTCTTAACATAGGTTGCCCGTAGGGAGAGTGTAGAAAGGCAATGATTTTTAATAATAACGGCTGAACAAAAGACCCCGTTAATATTGGGAGATGGCACCTTTGGTGAGACGCGGCTCCCAACGATAGCCGTTGTTATATACGCAAGAGATTGTATCAAATGCGACCCGTGGTACGACAATTGTCGACAAGCCTTGGTCAACAGGTAGGTAGAAGCTCCTTTATGGCTTCGGATATTATCGTTTCACATAAAAGAAACGGCGTTGACAGTATGAGGAAAAAGAATTATGGTCTTTTGCATAGGACGGATACTGTGTATTAGTATTATTTACTGTGGTATACAATGGTTTATAATATGGCAGTATGTGACCTTAGTTTTCTTGAGAGACTAGGTAGATGGTTTCTTTCCCTACTCGGGACACATAAAAGAGTATCATTCCGCAGGCAGTCGGTTAATACTGTCCATTCTACATTTATTGGTGCGTTGGTCCAACGGTTACGACGCTAGACTGTCACTCTAGCAACAGGAGTTCAACTCTCCTACGCACCGCCATTTGAATATTATGGGAGAGTGGTTCGCCTTTTAAAAGGAACGCAGAGCTTGATGTAGAGCCGTGGCAACTGACAAGGTACGTTAAGTTGTGTATAGTTGCAGCGTTCGTTTAATGGTAGGACCTTACCCTTCCAAGGTAAAGATGCCCGTTCAATTCGGGTACGCTGCTCCAGTAGATATATGCTCTTTTTATAAGAGTTTTATATATGGGAGGTCGTAGTCCCAGCCTATCTTCGGCATTATAATAGAAGGAACGATATATTGGCGACAATATATCTACTGCCTTTTGAAAGTATAAGGGCGACTACGTGGTGGAGATAAGGGAGATTTTATCTTCTCTTATCCTCAAAAACTAATGGCAAAATAAGAAACTTTGAATGAAGTACAAATTCTTAAAGCCTTATTTGTAAGTCCAATCCTACGAAACTTTCGAAGCCGTAGGACATTTATGGCGAGTTGGTGAAGTGGTTTAACACACTAACTATTTCTAATTTTCGCCCAGTGGTGAAGCGGTCTAACACATCTGACTTTCTATCAGACATTCCAGGGTTCAAATCCCTGCTGGGTGACCAATTAGTTTTAAAGAGGTGAATTATGAAACATTGTAATAGATGTAATAGAAATTTGCCAGAAAATAAATTCGGTAAAAATGGTAATGGTAGTCGTTCTATATGTAAAGATTGCCAATGCGAGAGAATCAAACAGGGACAGAGAGAAACACGTGATTATATACAATCACTAAAAATAAAATGTAGTAGATGTGGATATGATAAATGTGTGGAAGCGTTAGATTTTCATCATATAAATCCTGAAGAAAAAGATGGTGTATTATCTCGTTATAGTCGTAGAGTTTTCTCTCCCGCAACAAAAGAGTTAATTGACCGAGAAGTAGAAAAATGTGAAGTCTTGTGTGCGAATTGTCATAGGGAAGAACATTCAAAAAGAAATAGTTAACATTCAGGGGTTCAAATCCCCTACTCGTCACCAATTAGTTTATAGCGGCGCGTCATTCCGGTGAGCTTTGCTCAGTTTGGCTAACTACTGAAACAGTCCGGAGCGTTAAATTTAATAGTTTAAAGTGCATACTAAGTGGTAATCAAGGCTTATGATGGGTAACCTCATAACTGAATTTTGAAGCGAAAGCGCAGCTCTGGTAACGGACTGTAATTCACGGAGAAAATCTCCTTGACCTAAGGTGCAATATTACTATTAAATATGCCGTTTATCAATAGGGGCGAATGTCCAAGGCTGGCGATTGGGACTCCAAATCCTGATGGGTGGATTCGATTTCTACCGCCCCTGCCATTTTATATTATTATTCCTGCCAGTTCTACTAATAGATAGAGGTGTGACAAATGGGATATATATATTTAATTACAAATAAAATAAATAATAAAAAATATGTTGGAAAAACTGAACTTTCAATTAAAGCAAGATGGAAACAACATATTAAAGACAGTAAAAAAGAACAATGTGAAACAAGACCATTGTATCGTGCCATTAGAAAATATGGAGCAGAACATTTTTCCATATGTAAAATAGATACTGGACACGGAAATGAGCTGAACAGCAAAGAACAATATTGGATACAATATTACAATACCTATGAAGATGGATACAATGCTACGCTTGGCGGAGATGGAAAAATATTGTTAGATTATGATGAGATCATAAAAGCGTATCTAATGAAACACAATGCCACAGAAGTTGCTAAAACATTTAGATGTAGTGTAGATTCAGTATATAAAATAATGCGAGCAAATGATATTCCAATTCTTAATAAGGGGGAAGTTACAAGAGAAAAAACTTCTAAAAAAATAATCCAATATGATAAAAGGGGTAATTTTATAAAGGAATATCCTTCTGCAATGGAAGCAGCCCGTCAAATAGGTGGCGAAAATTATATGCCCAATATTAGTCGTTGTGCTAACGGTAAGAGAAAAACAGCAAACGGATATATATGGGAATGGAAATAAATAGAAAATATTACTCTTGAGGAATTTTTGCAAGAGTAAAAAATTCGAGGGTAGTCAAGTGGTAAGACATTGGATTTTGGCTCCAAGATGCGTAGGTTCGAATCCTTCCCCTCGAGCCAATTATAAGAAAGTGAGTGGTCTATATGAAATATATATGTCCAATTTGTAATAAAGATTTTTCAACAGAAGAAAAAGTATCCAAGCATTTCTTAAAGTGTTGGAAAGATACTAATCCCCACCATAAATCTAAAGATGCTCCTCGTAGTGAAGACGTCGTAACAAGTAAAATGAATAGTGATATGGCAGATTTTTTTACTTCTCTAAAAGGAGATGATAAAGAATGCATGAAGTGATGATCAAGACTCATCTAATAATCACCGACATTCATAACGAATATCATATGGACTGGTGTGGAAGTATTATTGATACAAAACCAAAAATAGTAGATGGTAAGCCTGTTTTTGTTATTCGTGGCAAATCAGGAGCAGTAGAAATAAACACTACCGATGAAAAATATTTAGAAAAAATCGCACAAAAAATGACAGAGCCAAGAGGAAGGGCAGCTGTAACTACTGATAGAGCGAGAATTTATATTAAGCAAATAGATAATAGTGAAAAGTTGATAGGAATTTTAACTCATGATAAAATCAAAACGTTTGCTCCAATGTATGATTCTTTTTATTGTAATGGGGAATAAATAGTATTCGATTGCTATTTGAAATTATCATAATACAAGTCGCAATTATGCGTCAAATAATCAAACAAAAATAAATGGAAACTTATTTTCAAAAGTTGTTAATAGTGTTAAATCACTATTTGCAGTTAACTGCTTAGCGTAGTCTAAAACAACCTTCTATACGAGTATCAGTAAGCTGTCAGAAAAAGTATAGTCGTATCAACGTCAAAGACAGATGCTCAATTAGTTTTCATTGTTGACTAATTGATGTAAACTAATTTTAGATAATGACCAGCCTTATGAGATTTGTTGCAAGGGTATGAGGTTTGGATAGAACGAGTGCAACCGAAACTTGTGAAGTAAGAATGAAACTTATGGTAAATAGAATAGTAAGACTCGGGGGCGGTACCCGAATTCTCCACCAAGAATTTTACGCATTTATGCGTTTATCTATATATTATTTGTAAAAAGACTTGACGAATGCCAGGTCTTTTTTTTATAATTATAATATAAAATAAATAAAAAAGGGAAGTGATAAAAAAATGACAGAAAAAAGATATTTACTAACAGAAACAGAATTACTTGAATTGTTGGAAGATAGATATAGGTTGGCAGCTTTAGAAGCAATGGGAGTAGACAATTGGGATGGATACGAATATGCTTTTGAATATTGGAAAGAGGACGAATATAAAGAAGGACTTGCAAATTATGAAGAGTATTAATGAGGAGAACTGATATTATGGGAGTAACTTTTGAAGATTATGATAATTTACTAGCACGATGTGAGCAGGTTAAGGATTTAGACAAAGAGATTGGAGAAATAAAAAAAGAGTGGGATAGGCTAACAGCAAAATTTTTTGAAACATCTACTAAAGAAGAGATTATTGAGGCACTTCAGTCAATATGGACACGCTTAGACAATGAAATGGGAGATCAGACAAGAGAAGAACAGTGGAATTCTTTTGTTGCTTATTTATCTTATTGTTCAGACCGTATGAATATAAATAGATGGTGTCGTCTACAGCTTTTGATAGGTAATGCCCAAAGTCATTAAAGGAGGTAATTAATATGTTGAAACCCAAAATTATTAGATGGATGACATATGAAGATCTAGAACAAATACAAAAGGAAATACAAATTGGAGATGCTATGTATGGCTGTACTCCAGAAGTTCATGAGGCTCCTTTTGATGAGTTTCACCAAGATGTTTTAATACAAGAGATAGTAAAAAATAATTACATAATATGTGGAGATACTCATCAAAATTTTGCAATTCCGATTTTTAACGATGGCTTTTTAATGCTTTCTATGCGTAGATGGGCAGAAGTTATGAATCAAGCATACGGCAACCAACATAATTTTTATATGGTAGCCGTTTGCGATATACAGGAGAAATTACCAAATGAATAATCCTGTCGTATTTTTAGATTATGATGGAGTGATCAATACTCTTGTGATTTATAAAGAACCAGTAAAAGCAAGACGACTATTACAAAAAGACGGATACTATTTTGATTTATGCTATCCTCAAGATGAAAGAGTATCCAATGTTCAAGCAGTCTTATGGCTTGATAAGCTATGTAAAGAGTTTACTGCGGATATTGTTATAACTTCAACTTGGCGTAAAGACTACGATCTTGCTTGTAGATGTTTATATAACTCTGGTTTATCAAAAAATATAAGAATAATAGGTGCTACTCCTTGGCTTGACCAATGTCGAGGATTGGAAATTGACGCTTGGTTAAAAGAGCATCCTTGTCCAGCTTTTGTTATATTAGACGACGATAGCGATATGGAACCTTATACAGACCATCTTATTAAAACAGATACTTATGATGGTTTTACCTTTAATTCTTATGTTAAAGCCAAAGAATTACTACAGAAACAATTATCTTTATAATTTTATCAAAAATACTTGCATAAATGTAGATAAATGTAATATAATTATATTGTAAAAAAGAAAAGGAGAGTGAAAAAATGAAATGGTATGTGCTTAATTATGATTTTAATGCAAAAAGGATTGAAAATTTTAACATCTTTCAAAGCGTTAGGTTCAGTAAAGGTATTGATGAATTAAGAAATAAAATATGGAACTCAGTTGAAGATTTCAAAGAAGCCGTAAGAAAAGAAGCTATGTATTCTTTCTGGTCAAAAGCCGAATATGAGATAATGATTGGAGATTTGTTTGAAACTGACTGCAATAAATTAGAAAAGTGGGACGTATATGATCAAATTTTACCAAATCTCGAACAACTATGTAGATATATTTTAAACTATTGGGCTAATAACCCAAGACAATAATAGATAATTTTATGTTAGGCTCGGTCTATAAAGGTGGAAGTATAGCCTATAAGTAGAAGTCCATTCAAAAGAAAAAAATAAAGCAATCCTAAAATTATCAAAAACACTTGACTTTAGATAGAAAAATATTATATAATTATATTGTAAATTGAAAAGGAAAAATTCAATTTATAAAAAGATAAGATTTAGTAGAGAAGTAGCTATTCTCACAAGCCCAGACAATAACTTATGGCGTTGAAGTGGAGAGAAAGATAGAACCAATCTTACTCAATACCAACCTCCAAAGTGAGGAAGGGAGAGAAAACACCAATCTTATCTTTAAATAAATGTCGCTCGACTTAAAATCTTTATGGGTTTTGAGTCGAGGGCATTCTAAATACTATTATTATAACGCTGACCTAGCTTATTAGGTGAATCAATCAATAAATTATAAAAATATAAATGCCCCTTTAATATAGCGGCTAGTATGGGTGACTTGTAATCATCTCACGGCAGTTCGAGTCTGTCAGGGGGCACCAGTTTGATTATATGGGTTCGACGATCTGAAAAGAAGGATCTGTAAAAAGTTAGTGAGACTAGAACTGTATATACAGGACAGCTTGCTGAAATTTACCCTTAATATTTATGAGGTATAATGACGACCTAACCTTATAGCACTCCTTGAATAAGAGTGTCCTCAATTCATAAAAGGTTCGGCACATTTTTTTATGGGGCATGGGACTGCTTGATGTGGTCACCTGACTTGCAATCAGGAAATCAGCGGGGTTTGAATCCCCGATGCTCCACCAAGTTAGAGTTTCTCCACACAATATCTCCTTTAATAATGAGGGGGAATTGTATGGAAGAGTATATATTAGAAAAAGATGGAAGGAAAAGAAGAGCAGTAAGGAAAACCTGTGCTTATTGTGGAAAGGAATTTTTAGTTAGGGCTTCTTGGGCAGAACGTCAGATGTATTGCTCTTGTAAATGTGCCCACGAAAATGCTAAAAAGAGAGTAATAGTAGTCTGTGCCTATTGTGGAAAACCATTTGAAAAGGTTAATAATAGACTATCAAATTCTAAATCTGGCTTATATTTCTGTTGCCGTGAGCATAAAGATCGAGCTCAGTCATTGAAAGGTGGCATTAAAGAAATAATGCCAAAACACTATGGTATTGGAGATGGAAGATACGATTACAGACCTAGAGCTTTTGAAGAGTATGAGCATAAGTGTGCAATATGCGGGTGGTGTGAAGATGAACGAGTATTAGAAGTTCACCACATTGACGAAGATAGGACAAATAATGACATAACTAATTTAATGATATTGTGTCCGATTTGTCATAGATATTTGACCTTACATCTTTATACGGTAGAAGAATTAAAACAAGGGAGAGGATAAATATGGATATACTTGGGTGCATATTTTTAATAATATTATGTTTAACTGTATATGTTATTATAACTGCTGATAAAGTAGATATTAAAATCTCTGTAGATGGAAAAGAAGTTTTTAAATATAATAAAAAAGATACAAATGGAAAAGACGCACCAGATGATAAAAACTAATGCGTTTTTTTAATACTCAAAATTATCAAAAATACTTGATTTAAAATAGTAAAATCATTTATAATTTATTTATAAAGTTAAGAAAAAAATTATTCCTGACTGGCGTACGGCGGTCGTGCGGCTGGGCTGTAAACAGCTAACTCACCAGACTGACCGAAAGGTTGGAGGTCCTTTAGGACATCACCTAGTAGGGTTCGTGATATGGAGCGTGTTACTTCATAGACATAAGCGATAGTATCTGGAGTTGTGTGGGGGCATACACTGCATTAATGGAGCAGGAGGGTGCCAGCGGGAATTAGTAAGATTTTAATTTGGGGATTTGTCCTTAAGCACACTGTATAAGTGTACTTGCTGCAACGGTAGTTGGTGATCTCTACTGCTCCAGCTTTTTGGCAACCAGTCCGATTCCGAGCTGAAAGAAATTGTGGGGGACTGAACAAAGGACGTGGATTTATGCTCGATTCAAAGATTTAAAAATGATATGTGTGCTATTTGAAATATAAATAGCGATGGGAGGACCGAGCCTCTCCGTTAAGCCGTAGCCAATCGGTAAACGTGTGGTGAAACATAGGTTATTAAACCACCTTATCATTTTTTCTTACGGTTATTAAGGTCGCACGGTTGATCCTGCATCAAGACCTTTAACAGACATTTTGTAATTTTCGTCATAAAAAAAAATAAAAAAAGACTTGACCGAAGATGGCAAAATCGTTTATAATTTAATTACAAAAGTTGAGAAAAATATAATTGAACTGAGAGGGGTTGAGACCAGTGCAACTCTGGTCATTCATTAAGATTATATTTTTCAATAGAGTGATTACCCGAAGCTGATGCGAGAACGTCTGAGCCCAGTAGGATATCTATTAGATTCTGAAGTGCAATAGTGAGTTAGGTGCGAAGTAAAGTGGAATGAATGAGAGCGGTCATTTCTCACTCGTGCTTTTGTAAAAATAATGACACATAGCCCGGCAGAAGAGGCGTGGCATAGCTTGCCGACCACGTGTTTGTGTTATTTGTAGCTGAATATAAACCCTAAGGCACAAGATGAGAGTGGTCTTGGCATCAGCTTTTCTTATAATCAAGAATAAGTATAAAGAAATCTTGATGGTGTTTTATTCATTTTCTTCCAGAAAGAAAATGTCTACTTAATTTTTGAAAAAAATATTCAAAAAAGACTTGCAAAGTCCTACGAATATATTATATAATTATATTGTAAAAAAGAAAAAAAAGATTTTTTATTTATAGAAAGGAAAGTGATAGTTATGAATAAAAAGTATAGTTATGAAATTGAATTCTTATCAAGAGATGTAAGTCCAACAGGTACGAAACATTTTGGTGCAACTGGTGGAGCATTGTTAAAAGAAATGAAAGCAAGTCTTGACAAATTTCTTGAAGAAAATGGATTGCAAAAAAAGGGTGCAACAAGTGGTCAAATCCTAAATGCAAAAGGTCAAGTAATTGGAAGATTTTGTTTCAATTGCCAAACTTTTTAAGAAAAAATTATCAAAAATACTTGATTTCTTATAGTAAAAAAGTTTATAATTTATTTATAAAGAAATGAGAAATAAATTAAGAAGTGTTATAGTGTAAATCGGTGCCGTATCTATAATTCCTTTCTCAACAATTTACCAAGTTTGAAATGTGAACTGGAGATTGAAATAACTAAACTTGACTTAACCCCTTGGGGTAGGAACAAGAGTTCCAGAGTAAGCCTGAACCTGTTATGAAGTAATCCCTACTATAAATCTAAAACAAACTTGAAGATGGAGTCAGAAACCTGCAAGCTGACAGAGGGTAGGCGACCCAACGCTGACATTATAACTGCGAATTGACGCAAGATTTTGTTGATAAGCAATAACAAACCAAGGAAAATGTTAATAACAACTTTCCTTTATATGAGAGAATGAAATCTCAGGGGGTATCATTCTTTCATATAAGAGAATGTTGAAACCATTGGCACAATGTGTTAGAGAGAAGAACCTAAAGGTGTATGGAAGAGCCTCAAAGCCAATAGGGAAGAGCCTCGGCGGTCCGAGTTGAAGGCTTGTAGGACGGAAGGCATCTAAGTTCTCTAACATATTGTGGCGATGTAGCAGCAGGGTAAGTCAAGAAACTGAATGGCACGCCTGTCTGCGATCTGAGATAGCACTGCTTCCAATCGGGAGTATCTAACAACACGTGTGGCTCAGCCGTTTCAGTGCCTCTTAAATAAACAGGGGTGATGATAAGATGTGGAAAAAGCTTGGTGATAATTACATCATTAGCGATGAAGGTATTATCAAGAACATTGCAACAGATCGTGTCATCAATCCTTGGTTAAATAACAATGGTTATCGTTATGTAACATTAAATTTGGAAGGAACGAGAAAAAATTATCGTGTCCATAGATTAGTCGCAGAAAAGTTTATTCCAAATCCAAATAATTTACCTCAGGTAAACCATAAGGACGGAAATAAACAAAATAACGAGATAGATAATCTTGAATGGTGTGATAGTTCTTATAATGTTCAACACGCAATAAAACAGGGCTTAATACCACTTGGAGTTAATAATAAGAGAAGTAAGTTAAGTCAAGAAGATGTTGATTATATAAAACAGCACTATATCAAAAGAGATAAAGAATTTGGCTGTGCTGGATTAGGACGAAGATTTAATGTAGATAAAAAAGTCATATATAATGTGATTTATGACAAACGATATTAAATAGGACTCATCGGGACGATGAGGGGATTGGCACCATCATAGCTCGTCTAATAACCTTTCAGGGGGTTGGGGTTTGAGCGAAAACCTTGCAGATGATGGTGGGTGAATCAAAATTGCTTGATTCATTGGCAAAAACTTGACCAGTAATAAGTTTTAAACTTCGGTTTATCACAATACTGCACAAGTAGGGACTTTGAGAGTAAGGTAATAATTAGTCCGTGGTGGAATATAGACACGCTAAAGAAAATAATGGTCAGCTCATATAGAGGGTAATCGAACAGGTCATCTAGCAATAATTTGTTTTGAACCTCGAGTTGGCGTCCCTTGGTGAAAGTCCTTGGGCGGGCTACTAAATATTTAATTAAAATTATAAAAAAGACTTGACCATTCGTGGTAAAATGATTTATAATTTTAATATAAAATGAAAGAGAAATAAGAATGATGTGGTTTTACCAGTCAGTTTAAAGCCATCTTTCAACTGACATAAGATGTGGCTATTTAGAAAGCAACAGAGGACACGGGACTAAATAGTGCGTAAGCAACACTTATTATGAGCAGAAAGTTAGGATTGGGAAGGTTCTATACGTGCTTGAGATGATCCTTTGGGTGAAGCGATACGCAGTATAAAGTTGGCAATTAGGGAGTATGAACCAAGATAGTAAGGGTTAGGCTATCAAAAATTGAAAATTATTGGTATTCCAGTTTGGTAAGAGGAACTAAGTATATACCATTCTCCTTAGAGTTGAGAAAAATATATTAGCCATAAATTTTCTATAAAAAAATTAAAAAAAATACTTGACTTTTATGAGATAATTATTATATAATTATATTGTAAATAAAAAAAGAATAAAAAGGAAATGTATAAGACTTAATTAGTAAGGTTGGTAGGTAGTGATTGTTCACAAGCCAAAGCCATAAGAGAAAGATCCTTCTAATTAAGCACTGTGGAAAACGAGCCATAACAGTTTGCGAAATGAGTTTACTCTTTCTCCTGTTTAAAAAGAATGTGGCATAGATTTTTGATAAGTTTGATAAATATGCCTTACAAAAACTTATCTCAAAAATATTTCACAAAAGAGTTGACTTTTAGTCCTCAAGTAGTGTATAATATATTTATAAAGAATGAAAAAAATAGTTATTCTGCAAACCAACCGAGTTTGGTGACGAGGCAACCATCATTCACTGTTTAAGACAGACATTTGGTAAAAGCGAATTGCAGACACATTCCTTTCATAATTAGTAGTCTATCTTTTATAGACTGCTTAGGACTGAAAAAAGGATTTATCACTTTCCTTCACTATAGATTTTTCAGTCCTAAGGAGTTTATAAAAGGCAATCTTCTACGCTGGTGGAGTCCTAAAGAGGGGAAGCCCCGAAGGAAGTAAAAAAATAGTTAAAGTGTCCGTTGTTGCAACTCCGATACTTATGTATCTTACACAATAGCTACCCATTTTGGAAAAGGCACTATAAAGAACCGTAGCAAAACGTTATGTGTTGTCCGAATTGTATATTACCTAAGGATAAAGCAACTCGTAGTAGGACAATAGCTCTTAGGTGTGGCGGGAAAATATCAGCTCCAAACTGTGGATTCCCTCCTAATACTATTGTTAAGAACACAAGCCGTTTGACTGATCGTAGACTGTTCAGTTGCTTATATTACTAAAAATATGAGCCACTCCCACTGGGGCTGGGGCGGATGTTTAGCACTTTCCATTCGTTAGGGTTTAAAGTGCGTTGTTCTTTGAAAAGGGAATATTTAGAACCAGATGAAAAACAGTGTGTCGACCACACTGGCTGGAATATAACTCAAGGGATAGAATTCCGATCAGCAGAGATGCGAACAGGTGAAATCCTTAGCTAGTTAGGTAACTAACCCGCTCGGAGCCACTCAGTGGCAAGGGAGTTATAGGTGCAGCTATATCAGTGTCAAAAACAATGCTAAACTGTTCGGGGCAAATCGGGAGACCAACATGGGCGTACCCACATATCCCACTACTGGAGACAGTGGTAAGGGCAATGAGTGAAGATCGCTAAAGCCTTTGCGTAATTGAAGCATCGCAAGATGTGTATAAGAACAGACGGCAGTCCAAGTAGCCTAAATTTACGCTTCTATTAACAATTATGATTGCGTTTAGTGCGAAAAAAGCAATTTACTGTACATGAAATGTGTAAATATCTATCGCAGGTGAAAGGTGCAACGAAAGATGTTGTCAGGGCAAGTTGGAAGCCTATGGCTTTGGCTAAACGTGGAGGTGCAGGCATGCACCAAGGGCGGTTAGTCCCCTGTGTGTGAATATTGGCTGGGATATGGTGTGTATAAGGAGGACTTACTAAATATTCTTTTTTCAAAGAACAAGAAGTTCTTAGGGAAGTGGTAGAAGATACCAGCTGCCCAAACAAATCTAACTCAGAAACTCAAGTCTTGAACGAAGCTAGCTTTACGTCAGTGTGCGAGCTGAGATATAGATCAACAGCTGGCGGCAGCTAAAGCCTAATGACGATTAGGACGAAGCTACCCAAAGCGAACCAGCTGATCTGATTTGTTTAGATAAAGAGTAAATAACTTGAACGAGGAGGAAAAGCTAAGTGCTGCCATCTCGTTTTTTTTTGTTTTTTTTAAAAAATTAAAAACCGAATTGACCTAAATATGCCCCAATTTGACCAAATTAACTAGCATACGCTGTTTTAAATATTCTTTTAATATAATTTATCATTAAAATATTTTGACCTAATTTGCTAGAAAAGATACTAGATTGAATTATCTTTACAAAAACGGGATTGTGGTAATATAATATTTATATCATTCGGGAAAACCGAACGGACTAAGGAGGAAACGCTTATGGCAACGCACTACCTATTACTTAATAAAGAACGATTTGGAAAAGGGCTTACTATATTAGAACAAGCAATTTTAGCACAGGTGGAAGAATATGAAAAAAATAAGTGTCCTTGTTTTATAACCAATGAACAGTTTGCCTTTATGTTTGGCGTTAGTCTTTATCAGGTTAAGTTGGCTCTAGATAGATTAGAAAAAGTATATGGGCTTATCAAAAGAGAAACTTCAAATGTGCGTGCTGATGGAGGTAAGGGTAAAATGAGAATAATTAAACTAACCCATCAAGGTTAATATACGACCTTGGTTAGTCCATTTCATTCACTATGACCAAGGTTGAAAGAGTGTCATTACCAAGGTTGAAATTTGAACTTACCAAGGTTGACTATCGACCAATAATATAATAAATAAATATAATAAAATATATAATATAATAAATAGCAGGAGGAATTTATTGATGTGTGATTTCATAGAAGAGACTGCAGCTCAATTACTTAGTGCAGGAGCATTTAAACTATGGCGTTATTGTGTTAGGCATAAAGATAATGAAGATAGAATTGTTCTTAGTCCAAAGATGGTAGAAAAAGAAATGAAGAAAGATCAATATTATAGGTCAAGAGATGAGCTAATAGAGATGAGGTATTTAGTCTTAGAGGATAGAGAAAGAGGAGTTTATTTATTAAGGTGGTAACTCTTAATTATACCATAAAAGTAGCTTTTTTGTAAAGTAATAAAAAAAGCTAGCTCCTATTGAAGTGATAAAAATAAAGAGGAGTATAAGATATGTAGCGAAATTCCATGTTGTGGGGAAAAGTGGTGAAAAGTGGAGAGTAGAGAAGATGAGATAGGAGTTGGTGGCCAACTTCTTGCCCCCTTTTGTCAACATTTTTAGCAAATTTTTGCTTAAAACACTTGTATTTTCCTAGCTTTTGGGTTTATTATTATATTGTAAATAAGAAAAGGAGAGAAAAAGAGTAGGAAATGGGCTTGACAATAGCCAAAACATAATTTTTCTACATAAAATAATCAAAAATACTTGCATTTTTCCTCCAAAGTGTTATATAATATATATATAAATGAAAGAAAGAGAAGAAAAAATACAATATCGCAGGTTGGAGAAGTGGTTATCTCAACTGGCTCATAACCAGTAGACCGTGGGTTCAAATCCCACACCTGCAACCAATAGAAGATCAATGTTCTACGTGAAACATAGAACAAGAGAAACAATGTTCCACGTGAAACATAGAACAAGAGAAACAATGTTCCACGTGAAACATAGAACAAGAGAAACAATGTTCCACGTGAAACATAAGGAGATATAAAAATGACAGAAGCAGAAATATTATGGAACAACATTCGTCTAAGGGCAAATGGTAGAGAGGCTATTCCTAGAGAAGAAATAGAGGATATGCTAAAAACTTATGCCAAAGATGTATGGGAGGAATTGTTTAATAGATCCCTTGTTGGCTATGCTGATGGAGAGTTAGTTATAGATGTTTCACGTGAAACATTAGAGGTAGCTCCTGTAAAAGCAACTGATTTTTAAGGGGGATAGTTTGGTGGGCACCGCACCATTAAGAGTTGGTGCTAAATTAGATAACTATTATTTGCTACCAATTATTTGAAAAAAGTTTTAAAAAAGACTTGATTCAAGGTAGCAACATAGTTTATAATATAAATGTAAAATGAAAAAGGAAAAATAAAAAAGACTTCTAATCCTTCACCATTTAGCATAATAGCTCTGGTTTATTAGAAGCAAAAAATATTTATTTTAGAAAGGGTATCCAATTGGCTGCTATAAGGTTGGATATTAGGGTGAGAATTATGGCTAAAGAAAGATTTAATGTAATGGGAAAAGAACTTACTGCAAATGAAAAAGCAGTATATGAATTCGTAAGGGACAACGGAGTAGTTGACTACAAGATGGTTGCTGAAAAACTAAACATCAGTCCAAAGAGTGCATCAAGCACACTAGCAAGACTAGAAGCAACTCATTCACTACTAAAGAAAAATGCTCCAAAAGTTGCAACAACTTATGAAGTAGAAGCTGAAGCTGACGAAGCAGAAGCTGAATAGTAATAGGAGTATCGGCTTAGCCGAGCTCCTATAATATAGGTTTTTATTCTTCACAATATAAAAGGGGTTGCTTGTGGTTGCCCCAACCAAAAACATAAGTGGTGTAGGTTTGCTCGTTAGGGGCTGCGAGGGTAAATAAAGAACAGCAGAACTGGTTGCATAATACGAGTGGCAAGGCAAGAGCCTTGTCTTTTTTTTATTTTTTAATTTTAGACTTGACAAACGGTACTTGCATATGATAAAAAAACTTTTTTATTTTTTTTGCAAAAAAGACTTGACTTTTACTTGCAAATGGGTGTATAATTAATATATAATGGGGGAGTATTATTAAAAAAAAAAAAAAATAGATCCCAGCTCCCTTAGCCTGATCCAGCTCCAAATCCCAGCTCCCACCTAAGGGGTTAGCTATGAGGGCGCAGCTCCAAGTTGCTACCAGGGGATAGGTGGCAATGAATTATTTCCTGGGAAATATTTACTAGCAAAAAATGGGTAGACTCCCCCCTCCCCTTCTTCTGGCAGTTAGATCTCATTACACGGCTCGGGTCTAACTATTGCCCACATATTTAATTTTTCTTTTCCTCCTTTCTTTATAATATAATTATACATCTTTCAGCTCCCAATAGTCAAGTATTTTTTGAAAAATTTTAGCAGCTCCCATTGCCCCCACCCTCCAGCTCCCATAGCGCAGCTCCGGTAGGGAAAGCGCAGCTCCCACCCAGCTCCCAATAGGTGGCAATGCCAGCTCCCTGCTACCAAATTATAGGTGGCAACACCTGATCTGATCCACTTTGACCGGATCTGTTGCCCTTGGGATAATTTTTGCAATAAATTTTTAAAAAAGACTTGCATTTTACTCCATAATTTGATATAATTATATTGTAAATAAAAAAGAAAGGAATAGTGATAAAATGAAACAAAAACTAATTAAAAAATTGCACGATCTAATGCTACAAATAATTACTTGTAATGATGCTGAACTTGACAAGATAGGAATTGAACTTGCCGAAATAGAAAAACAACTAATTAATTGGCAAGAAAAAAAATCTCAAAAAAAATAAAAAAATACTTGACTTTAAGGACAAGATGTAGTATAATTAATATATCAAATGAAGAAATAAAAGAAAAGTAAAAAAATTAAAAAAATTAAAAAAAACACTTGACTTTTAAATCTGAATTTGATATAATATATATGTAAATAAAAAAAGAAAGGGCATTAACAAATTAGTCGGTTAATGTAATGGTGATTAAAATGGCTAAAACAAAAGAATTATTTAATGTTAGAGGAGTAAACTTAACTGCTCACGAAAAAAATGTTTATGACAAAGTAAAGGAGTTAGGCACTGTTGACTACAACCAAGTAGCAACTGCTTGTAATGTATCTACTAAGTCTGCTATTGCAACATTAGCAAGATTAGAAAAAACTCACGGTTTATTAAGAAAAAATGAACCAGTAAAAGTAACTACTTACGAAGTTGCTGATGTGGAGGGCGAATAGTCCTCTTTTTTTATTTGCTGTAAAGCGAACAAATGTTTGTCAAATACTTGACAAAAAATTTTTTTATTTTTTTTATTAAAAATACTTGACTTTGTGGGGGAAAGTGTGATATAATTAAAGGGGAAGTATTTTTTTTTTTTTTTTTTTTTTTTTTTTAGTAGCTTCGCAGCTGCCACAGCAGCAGCTCAGCTCCCAGCTCCGACACACCCGGGTGCGTTGTTGCCCCCCGTTAGGGGGTAAGGGGCTAGGTGGTTGCCCCTGGGTTGGGTTAACCCAAGATCTGATACGCCCGGTTGAGTTGTAAGATCTTTTTGATCCGGGAGAGGATCTCACGATACGCCCGGATGAGTTGTCTTTCATTATTATAATATAAAAAAACTTGAAAAACTTTTATAAAAATGCTTGACTTATTTTTCTTTATTTGGTATAATTAAGATGTAATAAAGAAAGGAAAGGTGCTAAAAATGACTATTAATAAAAATACATTTGTTGAGATTTTAGAAATATTAGAAAATGATGGTTGCATTGATAGTTTTAATTTTTTTGAAAGTGGAAATGTAATAAAAGTTTATTCTTGCGGTGGGGACGACGCAGTTTATCATTTTGATAATAACAATAATTTAGTAAATCCAAAAATCTTTGCAATACAAAAAAAACTTGAAAAATTAGAAAAAGAAAAAAATGATTTAGAAAATCAATTAAAAGTATTGACAAATAACTAATTAAAATGGTATAATAATAATGTAAGAAAGGAAAGGTGTTAAAAATGACTGAAACACAAGAATTGATTTTAAATAAGTTAGGGGAATTATGTAGAATTTACCCACAACAAAGACTAGGACAAATAATCTATAATTATATTTTAAGGTATTGTCCTAATAACGATTGTTTCTTTATAGAAGATACTAAACTTTTAAAATTATTAGAAACAATTACAAAAGAAATTGAAGAAAAGTAAAAAAAATACTTGACTTTAATTTCTACCTATGGTATAATTAAGATGTAATAAAGAAAGGAAAGTGATAAAAATGGCAATGACACCTGCAAAAAGACATCAAATAAGAGCAAAGCAAGAGGCAATGCAAAAAGCAAGAAAAGAGGAAAGACTTGGACTTGCTAAAAAAACAACAAAGAAAAAGGGAAGAAAATAATTTCTTCCCCCCTCAAAAAAAATTAAAAAAAAGTTAAAAAAGGTATTGACATTTGACCTAATAAATGTTATAATTAATATGTAAATGAGAGATAGCCACTCTCAAAAAGAAAGGAAAGTGATAAAAATGGCAAAAACTAAAGAAACTTTTAATGTAAGAGGTGTAGAACTAACTGCACACGAAAAAAATGTTTATGAAAAGGTTGTAGAACTTGGAAAAGTTGACTATAATCAAATTGCTACAAGTTGTAATGTAAGTCCTAAAAGTGCAATAGCAACACTTGCTAGACTTGAAAAAACACACGGACTTCTAAAGAAAAATGAACCCGTAAAGGTTACAACTTACGAAATCGCCGAAGATATAGAGGACTAGAAACCTCTATATTTTTTTATGTTCTGATACGAACAAATGTTCGCTTTTGGCCCCCCAAAAAAAATTAAAAAAGTTAAAAAAAACTATTGACTTTCACTTGCATTTTTGCTATAATTATGTTAGAGGTGGAGGAGAGCCTCTTATAAAAAAGATCCCCCTTTAGATCATCTGATGATACGCCCGGATCAGTTGTATGGGTTGGGATGCTCCCAAAAAAATTAAAAAAAATATAAAAAAAGTATTGACTTTTGATTTGGTCTATGATATACTTAATATGTAATCAAGGAAAGACACCAAAGAAAAAAAATAAAAAAAATATTAAAAAAGTGTTGACACTGATTAGAAAGTATGTTATAATAAATATGTAATTAAGAAAGGAAAGTGAATTAAATGGAAACAAAAGGTTATCCACAAAAACAAAAAAATATCAATGTTAGAAAGGTTAAAAATGTTTTAGGAATTGATACTGAAACTATAATGGACTTACAAAACGCAATGCCATTTGATATCGGTTATGTTGTTTACAATAACAAAGAAGATAAAATCGAAAAACAAGGAACTTATCTTGTTAGAAAGTTTGTAAATAATAAATACATTATTTTATCAAGTTGGAGTGCTAACAAGTACGAAAGATATTATAAACCACTTTTAAACACTAAAACAAAAGATGTTAAAGTTGAAAGTGTAGAAAAAATAGCAAAAGAATTTGCTAAAATAATTAAAAAGTATGATATCAAATATATGTTTGCTCACAATGGACAATTTGATTATCAAGCATTAAAAAGATTATTTGAAGATGTTGGAGTTAAAAATCCATTTGAAAATCTTGATATAATTGATACAATGATGTTAAGTTATAAAACTATTACAACTACAAAAGAATATGAAAACTTTTGTAAAGAAAATAAAAACATCACAAAATTACAAGATAAAAAAGTTGTTAGTCGTTTTGTTACTGATAGTAATAGAGTAAGACAAACTGCCGAAAGTATCTTCGCATTTATAGATAAAAATATTGATTTTGAAGAAAATCACACAGGACTTGAAGATATCAAAATTGAATTAGAAATCTTTAAGTATTGCAAAGGTAAAAAAGCAATTTTCCCTATCAATACACAACCAACTTGGAGAGATTTTGCAAAATTAGAAAGTTAAAAAAACTTTCTTTTTTTTGTAAAAAAGTATTGACTTTATACCAAAACAATGCTATAATTATAATGGGGGTGGATGATGATGATATATATAACAACGCCGCCTGGCGTGTCATAAACGCCCCCCTTTGGGTTAACCCAAATGATACACCTGGATGAGTTGTAGATAAAAGCCTAGAATAAAAAAAGTTAAAAAAGTTTTAAAAAACTATTGACAATGACTTAATACTATGGTATAATATATATGTAAGATAAAGAAAGACATATCTTACAAATGATTATTTAAGAAAGGAAAGTGATACAAATGAATAATCAAAAAACTAAAAAAAGAGTATTAAAGAAAGGTGTTGAAAAAGTATTCAGTACAATTGTTGCTATTTGGTTTTTTTGGATAATGACAACAATTGACACAATAGACAACCCATTCAATGAAATTAAAAGTTATTTAATCATTACTGGAATATTAACAATACTTGCCTTATTTAGTTTCATAATGCTAATGAAATACTCTAATTTATTTGAAGATGCCGACTAGTGCATCTTTTTTTATTATTGCATCAGGTACAAAAAAAATAAAAAAAATTGTAAAAAAGTATTGACTTTTGTTTCACAAAATGATATAATTATAATGGGAGAGAATAATAATAATATAAAAAAAGATCTAAGGGTGGATCTGATGACACGCCTGGGTGAGTTGTAAGAAAGTTAAAAAAAATTAAAAAAACTTTTAAAAAAGTATTGACTTTAACCTAATAAAATGATATACTTAATATGTAATCAAGAAAGGAATGAAAAAAAATGAATTATAGAAACTTTAAAATTGAAATGGAAGAAAAGGACTTAAAGAAAACAAACTTAATCTATAAATGGTTGATAACTATGAAAGATGGAAAAGTTGCTACTTATGTTGGAATATCAACAAGACCACTTGATGAAAGAACAAAAGAACACATAAGAGATAAAAGAACATATTTTGATAAGTTCTTAACTGAAAATGAAAACAATATCAAAAGTATTAAAATTGAGGTTGTAAAAGAGTTAAAAAGAAATTTTAAAGATATGAAAACACAACTTGAAAAAAGAGAAACTAAACTTATAATAAAAGATAAGTTAGAAAATGCTTTTAATCTTAATAGTAAAATTGATAAAAGATTTGCATAAAAAGTATTGACTTTTAAAAAGATATTTGATATAATAATATTGTCAATAGGAAAGGAACTTAATAAAAAAAAATTAAAAAAAGTTAAAAAAAACTATTGACAATATCAATTATATTTGATATAATAAATATGTAAATAAGAAAAGAACTTATTTACAAGTAGCAAAGAAAGGAAAGTGATATTATGGCTACAAAAAAAGAATTATTTAATGTAAAGGGTGTTGAAATGACAGCACACGAAAAAATGGTTTTTGATAAGGTTGTTGAACTTGCAAGACCAGTAAGTTATAAGGAAATTGCAAAAGAGTGCAACATTAGTGAAAAAAGTGCTTGTGCTACACTTGCAAGATTAAATGCTACAAAGGGAGTTTTGAAAAAAAACGAACCTATCAAAGTTACAACTTATGAAATAAATGAAGATATCGATTAAGATATCTTTTTTTATTATTGCATCAGATGCAAAAAAAATTAAAAAAATTTGCAAAAAAGTATTGACTTTATACCATTTATTTGGTATAATATATATGTAAGATAAAGAAAGGAATGATTAAAAATGAAAAAGAAAAGAGTGTTAAAAAGTTGGGTTAAGGAAACATTATTATTTATTGCTTGTGGTATTGCCTTATTTGGTTGTTTCAAGTTATTACAATTACAAGACCAACACGAATACAACAAAGCAATTGAAAGATGTAAAAGTGTTGAAAACCTAAACACACACTACACACAACAAGGTGACAAATACTACACTTGCAAGGTTGAAAAATAACCTTGTAAGTGCTAGAAAAAAAAATAAAAAACTTTTTAAAAAAGTGTTGACATTATACCAATAGTATGGTATACTATATATGTAATCAAGGAAAGGAAAGTGATAAAATGATTACTAGAAACCATAAAAACATTATGAAGTATGCAAACATAATGACTAACATTAAAGATATTGCAAAAGCAACTAAACAAACTGAAAGTCAAGTTGAAAGTGCAATAATCACACTTGCAAGAAAAGACTTAATGACAAAGTCAAAAGCAAAAGAACTTTTGAAAGACAAGAAGTCAATTAAGTTTATAGACTTGCCATTTGGAAGTAGACTTGCAAAACCACTTCCAGTATCAACTGAAAAAGTAAAGACTATTTATTGCAAATAGTCTTTACAAAAAAATTGAAAGGAATTGATTAAAATGAGAAAAGCCGACAACTTACCTATTAAGTGGGTGTTAGATATGGACGACACACTAGCACACTTCCACGAACAAAAAAACGCACTTGAAAGATTTGCTACTGAAAAAAACTTCTTTAATATTTTGAAACCTAGTAAGATGACAAAGTTTATCAAACAACTTGTTGAACGCAACGAACTTGACACAAAAGATATTTTTATTGTTAGTGCTTCACCTAATGAACAAGCCGACAAAGACAAACTACAATGGATTGAAAGACACTTGCCTGAAATACCAAAAAGCAACATTATGTTTACAAGACTTGGAGAAAATAAAGCCGAATTGTTTATAAATAAGTACCATCTATCAAAAGAAGACTTTAAGTATTTTATGCTAATTGATGACTACACAAAAAACCTTATCGAGTGGAAAAACTTTGGTGGAATTGCTAAAAAGTACATCAATGAATACAACAACACAACAAAGAACTATCTTAACCACAACATCAGTGCAATAGTATTATAAATGATAAATCAAAAGACTAATAACAAAGTCTTTTTTATTATAATAACTATAACACAAACAACACAAACGCAAACACAAAGTCAAACACAAACAACATAAAGTCAAAGACAAAGTCAAGTCAAAACACTTAAACACTATCAGTGCCACCTAGCATAGCACGATACGAACGAAACGGAATAAAAAGACCAATTATATTATAAAGATAAAACACGCCTAAAAACGCCCTTAAAATGCGTCTAGTGGTGTATTAAAAAAATAGGGTTGAATCGATAGAAAATAAAAAAAGACTTTTAGGAATTAAAAAGTCTTTTGCTACAAACTTATGTTTGCTATTCCTTGCAAGTTGCCAAACACCGAACAAGTGTTTGAGTCTTAGCATTCTAACCCCGAGAGTGCCAACACAAACACGAACGAACAAGCGTTCGGCTGAAGGGGGGATAGGTTTAGTAATGATACGCCTGGGTGCGTTGTTATGGGTGCATGCGTCCTATACGAAATCACTTACTCAATTTCTGCTAGCTCGCTCATTTATTTTCCAATACATCGCCTGATTTTTCAAATCACTCACTCCATCAGGACTTGTGATTAAACATCCAGATTCATAATCATACCAATCCGTAATCTTTTAATATTTTTACCAATTCCTGTCCAATTGCACGTTGCATTGGATCGGGACTGCTTTTTAATTCATTGGCCTTATGCACCATTCCATCAATTTTATCTTTTTGCATAAAATATCTACCATAGTCGCCAGTCATATCGTTAAGCGGTGCGATTGGAATTCGTTTTTCTTTTGAAACAAGAAAAAGTGCCCTGTCATCAGCTTCTAGAGTTAGTTTCTCATTTGGCTCGATTGCAAAATCTTCAACTCTGCCGCCAATAGTCTCTATCTTAACACTAACATTAACTTTGTAACTAGTAGTGGCAAAATCCATTGCTTGCCAATTATGAGTGTCGAAGTTTACATAAGTTGTATTAAATCCATTATTCATTTAAGTCCTCCTCAAAAAATTTTTTTAGCCTTTCTTGGCACATACGCTCGATTGGGTCATTTGTTTCTTTTGTAATAAAATTAAAAAGTTTTCGGCAAAAATCATTACCGTAAAGCCCAAGCATTTGCGTTGGTGTTGCAATTACACGTTTGTGCCAACCCCCAGAATATTTTTCTATATATTCAATTCCATCTGGCGTAATTCTAAGCTCGCCCGAATTTTGTATTACATAGTCGTTAAGGTTATTTGTCACATAAATGTGGTGTTCATCTTTTAGATCGCATGCGGCAATAGATTTTCTTGGCACGACTTTAATCACAGGACTTGAGCTAAATATCGTAAGGACGTCACTGTTTTGGATATTATCAATTGCGCCCATATAATCACGTATGGCAAAACCATTATAGGTACGCATTATAAGGCCACCTGTTCTATAAATATTGTTCATATATCTAGCTAAACGACATTCGTCTTTGTTATAGCAAAAAACAGGGATAGCATGCCATGGATTTTCATTAGTGATAAACAAAAAGTTGTCGGCATCCAAAATACTAAATGCGGAATGATGGTAAGGAAATCCTTTACGATAAAATTTTTCTATGTCTTCTGGCGTTGATGCGTCTGCCCATTTTTGCAATTCTATTAGGGCGTTGCGGATTTGATAGTCCAAACTAATCACCTTGCTTTCCGGCTGCCATTGTGCGGATTTTGTCTAGTCCCCACATATGCTTCATAAACTCAATAATACACCAATTAACTTCAGTAATTTGGGCATCGGGTTTGTCTTTTTTATAATTAGCCCATATGTTGCATAAGCCCAAACTATATACGAGCAAATCATATAGCGTTTCTGTATCATTTGAGTAAACATATGTATTTTGGTCAAATGCCTTACATTTTTCGGCAAGGTCAAACACTTCATTGACCGTAAGCTCGGGTTTGTCTGTATCTATTTTACCGATTAGGTCTTGCATAAGGGCATCTAATTCTATTTTAAGAGTTTCTCTTACTTTCATAACATAAACCTCCTTAGCTTTTTAAGAAAAAAACCTGCAAATTTTTATTCTTCTGCAGGCTTTTCTACTTTGGCATTTTTAGAGTCGAATTCGGCTTTAAAAACGGGATCTAATAAGCAAAGTAAATTTGCATAAGAATTAGCATAGCCGCTTTCAAATCCATTTTGGAAATTATCATAAGGACTAGCTTCCACATCTTCTTTTGTGAATAAGTCATTATCACTAATGTTTTCACGAAGATAATTTGCTAAGTCTTTTAAGTTTTCTATTTTTTCCATTTCTCCACTCCCTGTTAGTTAAGACTAACACCAATTATTGCATATCTATATCCTAAACAGGAAAAAACCTGTATAGTTCAATTAAGTGCTCATTGCGTGGCTAAGCACAATGAGCGTAAGAAAGGGGTGAATACCGTTGCATTAAACAACGATAAATGGTTTACCATCATTGCGACTTTTTGTGTAATTGTTAATCGCACGGACGGGACAAGCCGTCAAGTTAATATTTTTAAATTAACATTTTTTCTTTTTTTTCATTTTCTAAATATATTATAAACGAAAATGATATATAAATTCAAGTCTTTTTAAAGAATTTTTGTAAAAAAGTTTTTTAATTTTTTTTTCTCTTTTTCTTTTTTACAATTATATTATAAAATATATTTCTATAATAAATCAAGTCTTTTTGTAAAATTTATCTAGATCTTTTATTATATGAAAAATATTGATAAGAAATTAAGCTTTTTTCTATTTCTAATAATTGCTTGCCCATTTCATCTAGTGTTTTATCATCAGATGTGGCAATTTCCATTATAATTTTATGTAGCCACTTTAGTATTTTCTTTTTTACAATCATAAGAATTACTCCTTTCTTTTCTTTTTACATTTATATTATATCATTCATTAGACAGTTTTGTAAATAATTTTTATTCATTTAATGTAAGAAAAAGAAAAAGAAGCAAAAAGAAAAAGAATATATTTTTATTATATTATATATATAGAGAATAATACTCGCTTCGCAAGCTACGCTCGTATTATTCATTGTATATAATTATAATATTGCACTTTTATTTTGTAAAGTTTTTTGATTTTGGAATAAACTAGAAATGAAATTACACAAAACTCTTTACAGAAATCTTTTAGAGTGTTAATATATAAGTAAGAGGGAGGGATTGGCATGAAAGTTGATGATCCTAATACTATAAAAGTTAAAGGTAGTAAGAAAAAAATTGTATATTCATTAGATTGGACAGCACAAGCCTATGAAGACAGACTTGCTTGTGTAAAGAATTTAGAGAGTGAAGGACTATTGAATGACTTGAGTCCGACACAATTGAACGAAGTTTCTAATTATTTACTTTATTCTGCAGATGTAGATTGTGATGTTGAGTTGAAGCAACCTTCGAAAAAAAGTGTTTCTTATGAGGAAATGGTTGAAAATGGAGTTGCTGACATGGCATTTCATAATGCAAAATATAAGAATATATATAAAACTTATAAACCTTTTATAGATAAAGAAAAAGATAAGGACATTCCAGGAATGCAAGATTTATGGAAAGAAATGGAAAAAATTAAGGTTATATATGATTATTTAGATGATTGTCTAAAAGGGAGAAGGGAAAGAGATTTTACGAATCCATTAGAAATTAATTATGTAAATCATCATTACTACAAAAATTGGTATATAGATTTATGTTTACAACAATATACTTTAAAAGATGCATATCGTCCAGTTATGCAATCACAACAACAAGGTTTTATTAATATTAGACCTGATGATGATATGTATTTTGGGCTAAGAGTTGGAGAATTTATCATATGCGAATCCGATGAAGACAAAATGATAGATTTATCAAATCCTCTTCATGTTTATCTACTAATGAAAAATTATAAAACCATAAGATATGAGCATGCGAACAGAGTTATTGATGATTGGAATGAAATATATGATTTATTAGATAGAGCTATTGCAAGAGTACAATTTAGTGATTGTATATGGGATATATTGGAAATGAAGATTAACGGAGAAAGAAATGATATCATAGGAGCATATGTAAGAGATAAATATAATGTAAATTATAATGATAATTATATTAGCACTCTATTTACAAAATCAATTAGTAAGAAAATAGCCAAAGCTGCTGTGATTAATGCAAGAAGAGATTTTCATAAAACTGGAAAAAGAAAATGTATAAGATGTAAAGAAGAAAGATGGGATGATGAATTTTTCTCATTTGCAAAAAGTTGTGGATATTGTTTACATAAATTAAATGGAACTGGTAGAAAAATTCACTTAAAGGGGTGATATAAATGGATTATGGGACAAGACGATGCGGCAAATGTTCTCAAATAAAATTAATCCAAGATTTGGTTCCTTGTGGTGAAAATTGTTTATTTGGAACTGATGGAGTAAGCACAATTTGTTATGACTGTGCTTTAGAGAGTATAAATACAAAAGATTTAACTATGGTCGATAAGCTATGTCAGTTTTTAGATATAGCATTTATGGCTGAAGAATGGATAAAAATATCGAAAACATCTGATAATGAAAGATATATTTTAGAAACATATATTAAAACCGTTAAAAGCAGCGAATATAGCAAATCATCTTGGAAACAATATGACTTATTATGGGAAAAAGCGAGAGAGACTGACTCCGTATTGAGCAAATTACCTACATTATCTGCTGATTTATTTATTTATTTAAGAAAGAAGTGGGGCTCATATGACGATTTTGGGGTAGAAGATTATTTGAAAATGGAAAGCTATGAAAAGAACACCTTAAATTATTATAATTTTAGGGACGAGGCAAGGAGAGACATGATTCGTAAGCTTGCTTTGGTATCTGTTTTAATAGATAAAAAGTTAGCTTCTGGAGACACTCGTGAAGTATCAACATTAATAAGTTCTTATCAATCTTTAATGAAAGAATCTGGTATTCAAAATGCAGTACAAAATGATACTGAGACTATTGAATCCTTAAGTGAGTTAATAGCTTTTCTAGAAGAGCATGGATGGTTAATGGATTATAAAGTTACAGAAAGCAGAGATATTGTAGATGCAACAATAAGAAATTTTCAACAATATGTTGCTGCAATAGTTGCGGGTTCTGGAGAAGAAATTACTCAGATGTATAATACTAAATTAATGGAACAAAACTCAGGAACAAACGTCAATGAAGAAGATATAGAGAGCATGTTTGAGACACAAGAAGCTCAAGAAGAAAGATTTGAAGATGAAACTCTAAATGAAGAAGAACTAATAGATATGTTTAAGGAGATAAGTAAAGAATATGACAAATAGTTTAGATGAATTCATAGATGCTTATCATCATATGTACTCTGAGCGTAATGATATAAAAAGAATTGTTGTTACGCCAGATTATGTAATGAATAATTGGGATAATATAACCTATGCAATGCGAATATTGTATCTTTATCCAGATTATTTTATAGATATTGTAAAAAGGAAAAATACATATTTACAGCAAGTATTCTTTTATCAAAGAGTTTTTTTAAGAGTTATGGCGAGATATCAAAAAGTTAGCGGAATCTTTGTTCGTGCTTATTCGAAATCGTTCTTAAATTTCATATCAATAAATATGAAAGCAATGTGGCAGCCGATGAGCAAATTATTCTTGTGTGCAGACACTAAAAAACAAGCGGCAATGATCACAAAGGAAAAAATGAATGAAGTTTATTACTTAATTCCATTTTTTGTTAATGAGCTTGATATAGCTGATTTTGATAAACAAAAACAACATTATTCAACAGGTGGAGAAGATCAAGCTAAGCTAAAATTCAGAAATGGTTCTGCAATAGATATAGTTTCTACAACAGATAGTGCCCGTGGAGGACGTAGACATGGAGGTACGATTGAAGAGTTTTCGTTGGCAAATCAAGATGAAATTGAAAATGTTGTTATTCCGTTATTAAACGTTAACAGAAAAACAATGTGTGGTAAGAATAATCCAACAGAACCGCATGCTTCACAAATAATGATTGGATCTGCTGGATATAAAAATACCTATGCCTATAATTTAACAGTTGAGATGTTAGTTGATATGGTATTTGAACCAGATAAAGTATTTGTTTTTGGGGGAGATTATCGAATTCCAGTTATGCACGGACTATTAGATAAACGAAAAATTTTAGATAAAATTAAATCTACTGGTACTTATAAATTGGAAACATTTTTAAGAGAATATATGTCAAGATGGGCTGGTGGTAGTGAAGAGAGTTATTATTCTTATGATCTAATAGATAAGCGTAGGAAAATATTAAGACCCGAGTTTGAACCGGAACATAGAAGCGATATTTTTTATACACTTGGTGTCGATGTTGGTCGTTTTAGTGATGAAACTGTTTTAGAGATATTTAAAACATATACATCTGGAGAAAGATTTGTCACACACTTGGTTAATATAATAATAATGCCTGGAATAGGTAGACATTTCCAAGACCAATCTATTAAAATTAAACAACTTGATTCTATATTTAACTTTAGAGGAATAGTTGTCGATATAAATGGACCAGGAGCTGGTATTGCTGATTTCTTAATAATTGAGCAAGAAAAAGATGGCGATTATTATCCTGCATATGGCTTTAGTAATAAGCCAAAATATAAAAAGACCGAAATGCCAGGATGTATAAGAAAATTATATGGCGTCGAGGCAAGTCCAGGTGCTAACTCAGATTATTATAAGAATGCACATTTGATGCTTAGTTTAGACAGAGTTCGTCTCCTTATTAATGAACGACAAGCAAGAACTTATTTTGCTCAGTTTGATTATTGGAGAAAAATGAAAGTAGACAAAAAAGCCACTCAGTTAATTCCTTATATATCTACAACTAAATTACAGGATCAATTGGCTAATCTGAAGGCTAATATTGAAACTGCGACAAGTAATATAAATGTTCAAAAGATTAAGACAACAATCGGAAAAGACTTAGTTTCTTCATTTATTTATGGTTTGTGGTTTATAAGTCTAGAAGAAGAAAAAGAATTAAAAAAACGTGCCGGAAAGGGTACGTTAGGACAATATTCTTTTTATAATTAGGAGGTGTAGAAAATGGAGAAAGAGAAAAAAACCAATACTTTTGAAGACAAAGACAAATTAATAGCTCGTTTCCAAAAATTGGCTAAAGCAATAAATAAATATGATCCTAGTTATGATAAAGTTTTAGACCTAGACCGTGTTAGGGGATACAATCCAAAGAGTATAACTTATGAGAAGTTAATGGAATTATCTCCAGAAGATCCACTATGGATTACTTTATCAAGGGTTTATTATAATGAACCACAATATCAAAGAATTATACTTTATTATGCAACACTATTTTTAAATTATTATTATGTGTCTCCTGTTGATTTATCAAGTACAGGAAGAACTGTAAATAAGAAAAAATTAGAAAAAGAGTATAATGATGTTTTAGCATTTTTAGACGACGAGATAAAAGTAGAAGACTTTACTGTACGTACTTTAATCGATATTCTTGTAGATGGTAGGGTTTTCTATTATTATGATTTTATTAACATGGATGGAAAACCATATTTTCAATTATGCAAATTGCCATCAGATTATTGTGAAATAATTGGAAACGCAAAAAATGGACAAATGCCAATTTTTGAATTAGATATGAGTTTTATCGATCAAGTTATGGCATCTTTAGTGTCAATTGATCCTAATATAACAAAGGAGGATGTATTAAAGCAATATCCTAAAGGATTGCGAACTGCCTATTACCGTTGGAAAAATAATGGAGAAAGAAAAATATTAGTAACTCCAGTACATGGTATTGGCTTTACAAGTTATAATGGAATGCCTCCTTTTGCCGGCATATTAAGACAAATTGTTAGAATGAGAAAATTCGAAGATGTACGAGATAATTATATTGAAGATAGTCTTCAAAAAATCTTGTTCCAACATGTTAAAATCGATAGTAATGGAGATCCTGAAATCGATTTAGCGCTTGCTGCTGAATTTCATGATAACTTAAAGAAAATCACAAAGAAGATGGAAAGAGTAAACGCTTTAACATCTTTAGCAGATGTAAGTGTATTAGATTTATCTGATACTTCAAGAGAAAATGATTTGGACTTTATTGACAAATTTGAAGAAAAGATGTACAATGAAGCTGGTGTTCCTCAAGCTATTTTCAATGGGGACACTGCTGGAGTGTTAGAATTCTCAGCAAGAAAAGATGAATCATTTATTTGGAACATTATGGAAAAAATAAGTACATGGTTATCTTTTATTTGTAATGCCGAGATAGGTGCAAGAGGAAAAAGAACTTACAATTTTGTAGTTTCATATTTACCGATTTCCTATCGTAATAGGGAGAAAATGATGGACACTTATTTGAAGAATGCGCAGTATGGATACAGCAAAATCATTCCTCAAATAGCTGTTGGTGTTAAGCAAAGACACTTTGAGTCTCTTTTATATTTGGAAAATGATTTATTGAAGCTCGACAAAAGACTCGTTCCCCTAATGAGTTCTCATACAATGAGTGGAAAGGGTGGAACCGCTGCTCAACAAACTGCAGATGCAGCTAATAATGTTGAAGGGGGAAGGCCACAATCATCAACAGATGAAAAGACAGACGGAACTCTTAAAAAAGAGGATAGTCAATAAAGGAGGCAAGTGATATGGACTTAACAAAATATGCTGCCCTAAACATCAAGATTACTAAGTTTTCTAAAGTTAATAGTCAATTTTCATTGGGAAGAGCAAGAGTATTCTATGAAGGACCAAATGTCAATCGTACTATTATTGATGCAGACGTAGCTGAAAAGTTGATACAAACCATTCCTGGTACTCCTATTGTTGGAAGATATAATTCTGAAGAAGGAGATTTTGAAGGACACGGCGAAGGTCAAATAGCTTACGGCTTTGTCCCATTAGATCCTCATCCCATGAGGGTAGAAGTTACAGAAGAAGTTTATGGTTTACCTGTAAAAAGGAAATACTATGAAGTAGATGCTGTAATATGGGACGGAAGATTTCCTGAAGCCCAAAAAATTTTGGAAGAGGAGAAATCTCTATCAATGGAACTTAATCCTGAAACTATGGACGGTGAATTTGAGATTTATGATGACAAGCATTATTTAAGAATTACTAATGCCGAATTCTTCGGAATTACTGTTCTTGGTGATGCACACACTCCTTGCTTCAAGGATGCCAAGTTCTTTCAAGCATATGCGAGTATGCTTAGCGCTTATGAAGCGTTAGAACAAGAATCGAATATAGGAGGTACAAATATGCCAAACACAGAAAAAAAAGTAGATGTTGTTGAAGTTAATGAAACAGATTCTACTATAGTTAATGAAGAGGCTACTGTTGAAACTGAAACTCCTGAAGTTGAAGAAACTGAAGCTGTTGAAGTAACAGAAGACGAAGCGGCTGAAGCTACTCCTACTGAAGACGGTGTTGAAGAAGGAACAGAAGAAGAAACTGAAGCCGAAGAAGAATCTGAAGACGAATATGCTTGCAAAAAGAAAAAAGAAAAGTATGAAGACGAAGATTCTGAAAATTCTGGAGATGAAACTGCTGAAGAAGTAGAAGAAATCGAAGAAGAAGCTGAAGAAGAAACTGCTGAGTCTGAAGAAGAACCAGAAGTAGAAGAAGAAACAGAAGCTGAATCTACTGTTGAAGATGAAACAGAAGCATTAAAAGCTAAAGTTGCTGAATTAACAGAAAAATTAGAAGTATATGAAAATGCAGCTAAAGAAGAATTAATTAATAAATTCTCTTCTAAAATAAACGATAGTGATTTTATGTCTGACATAAAAGAAAATATTGGTAATTATAGCGTAGAAGATTTAAAATCAACTTTAGGTGCAAAACTTGCTGAACAAGTATTGGTTGAAGAAGAAAGCGATGAAAATAAAGTAAATGGTATGATATATTCATTTAATGGCATTGCTAAAAAAGAAACTAAAAAAGGATGGCAAGAATTAGTTAGAGCTACAAAAGCTGCTAATAAGAAAAATTAAATGGAGGTAATTAAACATGGCTCAATATAAGATTTCTGGTCATGGTGTTGTTGAACACAATTTCTTAGCTTCTGAAGCTACAAGACAAATTGAAGCTCAAACACCTGTAAAAGATGGAATTGAAACATTAGAGAATGGTATGATCCTTTTCATTGATCGTAAGAACAACGAAATCGTTAAAGAAGAAGTTTCTTGTCCTTATTTAATGCATTCAACTGTAAGATATTACAGAGCAGGAGAAAGAGGACTTAATCATTTCGTTTTCAACGTAAATAATGAAGAAGAATTACCAAGATTATGGAAATTAGCTGAAGGAGACAGTTTCCATACAAATTTAATTTCTGGTGAATCTACAGAAGCTATCGATGCTTTATTTAAAGCTAATGAAAGCTTATATGGATATCCAGATGGTAACGGTATGATTAAAGTTACTGATACTAAAGATGAAAACGCTAAATGTGAATTTATCGTTAAGAAAAGTACAATGCAAAATGACGAAGTAGGATTCTACGTTGTTGTTAATAAAGCGTAAGGGAGGTAGAAAGATATGGATAACATGAAAGATATCGTTGACTTAGCAGTTGCTACAGTTACTAAAGAAAATATTCCTTCTGAATTCACTGCTGCTGACCTTGAAAATTCACTTCGTGAACAATTAAGTGCTTTCCAAGATTACAAATATCTTAGAAAACATGCAGCTGATTTATATGAAATAATCGAAGAAGTAGCTAATATCGTTATACCAAGAAAGGTATTAGAACAATTCGGTGGTTTCGCTGAAATCAGAAGAAAAGGATATGGAGAAAAAATTAGCTTTACTGTAAGAACTGGTAAATACAGAGGTAAAAAATTCGTTACTAAAGCAGGAGATCAAGGTATTTATAAAACATTTACTTTAGATAACAAAGAATTAGTAATGCAACCAAGAGTATATGCTGGTGCTACAAGATTAGAAATTGAAGACTTCTTATTAGGAAGAATTTCAATGTCTGAATTATTAGATGTATTAACAGAAGCTTTAGAAGAAAAATTATATATTGAAATTCAAAAAGCTTTAATTGCTTCATTCAATGCTCCAGATAGACCTGCTGCAAACAAATACACAGGTGCTGGATTAATTATGGATGAATTCGATAAGTTAATCAACACTGTAAGAGCTTATGGAGACAGCGTTAATATTTATTGTACATTTGCTTTCGCAAGTAAATTATACAATAACCCAGGATGGGCTAATGTTGCTAAAATAAGCGACAGAGACGTTGAAGATATAAGAAACCAAGGATACGTTGGAACTTACAAAGGATGCAACGTTATAATCCTTAACCAATCATTCACTGATGATACTAACACTGAAACAATCGTAAATGATGCTTATGCATACATTATGCCAGTTGGAGCTGAAAAACCAGTTAAAATTGCATTCGAAGGTCCTACATTCGTAAGAAACTTCACTGACGCAGTTTTATCTCAAGAAATTAGTCTTGAACAAATGTTCGATGTTGCTGTATTATCTCACAATTATTGGGCAATCTACAAAGACACAAGCTTAGAAGCGTAGTTATATAAAAAGAGCCGAAAGGTTCTTTTTTATTTATTATAAAAACATTTGACAAAAAGAATAAAATATGTTAAATTATTATTAACACGGAGAGTGCCTACTATACTGTAGGAAAAGAAAAAATCCGTAAAAGAGATGATGGAGGTTGAAAAAATGGAGAACAAATTTATTGAAATTAGATTATTAAATGTTGGCGATTGCGGAGTTGGATTAAGAGATACTCAAGGAAGATTTTATAATATTCCTATGAACAGTCAATTAAGAATATCTTTAGATAGTTTTAAAAATATCTTAGACAATCCAGTTAGCAAAAGAATGATTTGCCAAGGATTAATAAAAGTAGATGGAATCACAGAAGAAATGTTATATGGAAGTATTCTTAGTGATGAAGAAAGAGATTATATTTTAGGAAATCGTGTTTGCGAAGTTGAAGAAGATGCAGGAATTCATCAAATTCATGTAGAAGAAGAAACTGCAGAAGTTCCTATAGTAAAAGCTATCACTTTCTATAATTGGATTAAAAATGACAAAGAAGATAAAATAAGAGAAGCTTTAAAAAATCCAGTAAACTATGATACAATCAAAGAAATTATTGCAAAGAATGATAGATATAATACAGATTTAGTCAAAAAAATATTATCAGAATAAGGAGGGATAAAATGGGAACAAAGTATATAGAGATATACGAATCCTTTCTTAGTGCCGTAACAGATGATAGATTTGCGGTAATGTCAGAAGAAGAATTAATGACAGATTTATTACCTCTTCTAAAGAGATCAATATATTATTTATGTAGAATAGCAAAAGAAACAGAACATAGAGTATTGCCAGGATATGATCTTCATGCAAGAAACGATGAAGAAGGATATTTTGAGCAATCTTTATCAGATCATGAAATAGAATGTTTGGCTTGGGGTATGGTTGTTTCTTGGACAGAGCAACAATTAAATTCAACAAGATTAATAGAACAACAATATTATGATGCAGGTATTAAAACTTATTCACCAAATGAAACAATGAAGAATTTGCTTGAATTACATGATGGATATTATAAACGCTTAAAAAATAGACTTACTGAATATGGCTATAAAACTATCAATATCTCTACATTTGGAGGTAATGAATAATGCAAGATAAGTATATTAGAGAACATATAATATCTATGGTATATAAGATGCTTTGTTGGAGAGAAGAAGGCAAAGAATGGGAAAGACTATACGATGAATTAATGATGGAATTAACAATGAATAACGGACTCTTAGATAGTCTTACAGCAAGTACAATTGCTTTTAAGGTTGCTCCATTAAAATATTTAGATGGAGACTGGTATAAGAGAAGAGTTTTTGATGTTATAAATTATTTAAACGGTATAGCTAAACCTCAATAAGAAGGGGGTGCCAGATATGGGCGTATTAGAAAATTATAAGGCCAGAGTTACTGGCACTGTTGGTTCTAGTTTAAAAGAATATGTTAAAAATCAAGTAAGAACTAATCTTGATACTTTTTTAGAAAAATCTCAATATGGTATGGATGTATCTATTTATGACATAAAGGCTGAAGATTGGAAACCAAATCGTATCGGTATTATGACCGGCGCAATGACAGATATTAGAGATGAAGTGTTAGTTTTGTCTAAAATAGATGTACTTAAAATGGGAACTCTATTTAAATGGGATAATGAGTATTGGGTTGTTGTAAAAAGAGAAGCTCGTGTAATAAAAGAATCTTTTTATGGAACTGCTTATAGATGTAATGTAGACTTAAAATGGGTAGATAAAGAAGGAAATCTTAGAACTCAAAAAGCATATGCTAAGGGAAGAGGTATGAGTTCAATCTTAGTCGAAAACAAATATACCGATCCTCCTGTTATGGCTAGAGAAGTAGATACTCCTATAACAGTAATAACACAAAGAAATCTAAGTTTAGAACAAGATATGCGTTTCTTATTTAATGGACAACCATATAGAGTTACATTCGTAGATAATCTGTCTACGGATGGAACAACAATATTGGGTATGTATGACGATATATTGCAAGATGGTGATGATGTCGAAAATAACATAGCAAACTACAACAGAAGATATGAACTTAGATTGAATTTTGATTCTGATGTAATATTAGAAGTTGGTAAACCATTTGAAGTTAATTATGAAGTCTTTAAAAATGGAGAGATTACAGATAAAAAAGACATTGTATTAACTGTAGAAGATCAAAACGATGTTTCTATAACAGGAAATGTTATAACTCCTCTTGTCGCTAAAGACATTGTTGTGAAAGTTAGTCTTAAAGATAATGAGTTGATATATAAAGAATTTGTTATACATTCTGGTGACGAGTGGATTAAGGATAATATTTACATAATAGGACCAGATACAATTGTATGGAATGGAAGTGCAGAATATTATCTTAACAATAAGGAAGATGCAGAATTTGTTCCTACTTTCCCATCGAAAGTAAAAGGAACATATAAAACTACTAATAATTCTATAACAATTTCTATAAAAGATAAGTATTCTGGTACAATAAAACTAGTTGTTATGACTGGAACTGATATTTATACAAAAGAAATAAGAATTGTAAGTGTAGAGGGGGTGTAATATGAGTGCTTTTTCTAGTAAAAATCAAGAAGCGTCTTTGTTTCTCTCTCTTAATAACGATATCACAAGATTGGCTGCTGTTTTAGATTCTACTCCAGAGATAAGAAAATTATTATATTATATAGATAAAAATGCGTTAGAACAACCAGAAGTAAAAATGTCTCTTGTTGATAAGACAATTTGGAGAACTCCCTTAATTCCATTACATAATGAGACAGATGTTGATGCAAGTTATATTTCTATCAATTTGTTAATGGAAGATATTGGTAATGAAAGGAATAACGCTATAACTACAATAGCAATTGATGTATGGACTCCACCAGAACAATGGATAATTAACGATGGGTTGAGACCTCTTGTCATATGTAATTATATAGATAAGGTAATGAGAACTAAATTTGTTCAAACTTCTGGCGTAAAATATAGATTAGATCAAGTTATAAATGCTAAGTTATCAGATAGACTAATCGGTTTTAGGATGGTTTATGAAACAATCCTTGAAAATTAATATAAGTAGAATACTAACTGGAGAAGGAATAGAATTAAATTCTAAGATTACTATTTTCCAACCGACGGTCAAGGATATTGTTATTTTAGGAAACGAAAGATTTGGGAATCTTTATGCGATATGGAATTTATCAAGAAAAGATTTAGTTCCAGAAGAGACAGATGAAACGTGGAATCTTGAGGACTGGGACGTATATAAAAAGTTTATAATATATGATTTAAACTTACAAAAAATATTTAAAGACTCTGTTTTATTCTTCATGCATAAAAAAGTTGAGTTTTTAAAGATGCAGAATTCTATATTTATAGGGGAACTAGAGTCTGGGATAGAGCTCACTGAAGAACTTTTTTCAGAGATTCAAAGTGTTATCAAACAGATAACATCGCAAAAAGAAGAAGATACTAATATACAAAATGCACCGCGATCTAAACGTGCTCAAGAAGTTCATGATAAGATTGTTAAAGGCCAACAACGTTTAGCTGAGATAAAAAAGGAGAAGGGCGAAGATGACCTTGCTTCTCAAATTGTTGCTGTTGTTGCTCACGGACATTCTTATGAAACGGTATATAACATGACGTTATTACAGTTTAGAGCTGTGCTAGAAAAAATAGTACAAATTGAAAACTATCAAATAGCTTGCTTATTGTCACCTTATGCTGATAAAAAGCATAAATCAAAGACTAAGCATTGGCTAGAATAATTCAATGGAGGTAAAAATTATGTTTGAAATTATGGGACGTAAATATGCTTCTGTTACTTGTGCTGATGTTGTATTATACGATTTAGTTTGTGGAAATCCAGTTGCTAAATTTGATACTTTAAAATTATCTACAATTGAACAAACTGCTGATACAAACGACGTACAAGGTGGTAAGGGTAATCCAATATTAGCTCGTATCGCTTCAAACAAGGCTGTTAACTTAACTATCCAAGATGCTGTTATGAGTATGACTTATTTAGCAGTAGTTACTGGTGGAGAAGTTGTTAAGTCTGGAGATCAAAGCGCTATAAGAATTGCATATAATGAAAAAATTAAAGCTACTGACACAGGTTTAAAATTAACTCATAGTATGGCTGCTGGAACTACTCTTTGGTTAGCAGAAGTAAAAGATGGTATCATAAGCGAAAGAAAAGCTCGTTACGATAGTAAAACAGCTGTTCAAGACATTGCTTTAAATGCAGAAGCTTGGAGACCAAGTGATTATACAATTGTAAAAGACAAAGAATATCAAGTATTCTATAGTTATGATATAACTGAACCAGAACAAGCAAGAGAACTTACTGTATTTAGTGATATGTTCGCTAAAACTTATAGATTTGTAGGAGATACTGAATTATATAATACATTTACAGGACGTAATGATGCATTACAAATCGAAGTTCCAAGATTTGCTTTAGACAACAACTATACATTTGAATTAAATGCTGACGGTACTGCTGCTGTATTTGATATGAACGGAACTGCTTTAGCAGACGACGACAAACGTCTAATCGTTTATAGAATTTACGGAGAAAATGGTACTGGTGAAGCTACTGAATGTATCGAAGCTGCTACTATATAATATAAAGAACCGCAAGGTTCTTTTTATTTGACACAAAATTTAATCTATGGTACAATGAATGAAGTAAAGGAATACAAAGCCTACTAATAGACAGAGAGGATATTGAAAGAGGTGAGATAAGATGCTTGATCGATTAAGATTTCAAGAGGTTGAAAAAGCCATTTTTAGAGTAAGAGAAGACGGACGATATGGAGACAAATGTCTAAAAAGGGGAGAACCTTTTATGGTAATAGACAATGCGTCTATTTCGAGTTTCGTTGTTGGAGAAAGAGATAAGAATATTGTCGGTAGAAGCACTGAAGCGGGTACATCAACGATTAAACATGTTAGTTTTAGTTTAATGAATGGAAGTATGATGTTAAATTTGTTTAACAGTATATTTGGAGAGACAAAAACGAATCAAAAAACGAAAGCAACAATAACAGACACTGTTCTGATGAATGACCAAGATATAATTAAATTACCTTCTAAACCGATTGGAGAAGTATTATTATATTTAACAGATGATTATGGCAATTTAACGAAAGTTGCTAAAGATCAATTTGAGGTCGTTGAAGATGAAATACATTTAATTAAAAAAGTAAATCATTTATTTACATATCTCTATGAAGAAGAGAATGAGGCAAAATCTTTAACAAGTATAAAACAACTTGGAGCAGAAGTAATAATGTCATTAGAAATGCAATGCCAAGCGATGGATATTCTAACAGAAGAGAAAATGAATATAATTATTAGATTTAATAAAGTGTCTGTTGGTACTAATTTTTATATAGGATTTAATAATTCAGAAAAAGCATATGGCTCTACGGTATATGTACAAGGTTTAGCAGATGATAATCAAAATGGAGTAAATAAAGAGATATTTACGATTGAAGTGATGTAATATGGCAGCAGAAGTGAGAGATGGAGGATACTACGGTAGACCGGGTTATTTACATAGATATTATTTATTTTGTAGTCCTTATTGGAAAAAGGTTCAGTCTATCTCCGTTAATCCACAAGAAGATAAAATAAGAGCTGCAATAGAGAGTTTTAAGGAGAAAGAAAATGCAGCTTTGATAGATTTTTGTAGTTTATTTACATCTGAAGAAGTAACACCAGAGAAGGGTATTGAAATTTTAAATAATTTATTAACTGATACGAATAAAGTATTCGATGAAATATGGAAAGAACTTTCTTCCAGAGACAAGTTAAATAGAACGGTATTAGATTCTGTAAAAGAGATAAGTAAAAAAGCGCTACATGAAACTATAGAAAAAGGAAAAACAGATAACAATCAAGAGGTCATTTCACAGATTAAATCAACAATAACAAGAAGTATGAATAGACTATTGGGTGTTAGTGAAGGAATGATGGTATCTGGTAAAAGCGCTACATTGGGAAATTGGTTTGAGCGTTATTTTTCAACTCTAATTAATGCTACTTATATGACAAAAATTACTAAGGAACAACCAGAACTAAAAAAATGGACAAAAGAAATTGCAGTTCAGAATACAATAGCTGGATTTAAGGGTTCAGAATCATTAATCGCTCAAACGGGAGATTCTAAATATGGAGAAAAGAAAAGTACTTATGATATAGAAGTTACTGCTGAAGGAAAAAATCCCTTACCTATTCAGATGAAAGCTGGTAGTACATCGGGTAAAAGAATTTTGTCATTACCTGCAACTAATTTAGATCTATTAATGGATGAAACAATAGATAGTAGTACAAAAGATATCATAAGATTTGCAATAATACATCAACACGCTTTCTCAGATCCAAATTATATATCTTTGGTTGATAGCGTTAATGAAGATAGAAAAGCAAGAGGGATTACTCCTACTGATATGTATACAACAGGCTCTAACCCAAGTGCGATTGAAAAATTAAATGCAAATCCATCTGGTTTATTAGATAATAGATTTATTAATGTAATTAATGTGTTAAGGTATGCAATAGCTGTGAAAACAATCGCAGGTATTGCAGAAGGAAAAGAAGCTCTTATATATGTTATTTCTAAAACAGGAACAAAAACAAAAGGACACACAAGAGATGCGGTATTAAGAGTTTCTGATATGTTAGAGGCGACTCTTGGAACAAAAAATAAAATCACTTCCAATCCTTGGCCTATTAAACAAACTGGAGATAGTTTAACTTCAGTTCCTGGAGATATACTTAAATTATATGAAGAAGAACCATTAGAAACAAGAAAAGAATGGTATGATGCAACAGCAGATACAATGTTGCACGCAGTGAATAAAATAAAACTTAGCATGGAATTTAATTATGCTAATGTTGGGAGGATAGATAAAAAATGAAATTAGAGAGATTAGAAGAATTAAAAAAAATAAGTACAAAAGATGTTATAGTTAGACAAACTTTAAATAATGTAGAAAAAAAATATTACCATAATAAATATGAACTAAAAATATCATTAGCATTAACTTTATTCAATTTATTAGGCAATACTGAAATGCACAAAGCAATGGAAGCAGAAGACATTAATTGGATAGATTTTATAAATGATAATTATAGTTTAATTGAAGAATTAGAAAAAGGAGAATATTCTAAAGAATATGAAGAAATTTTTAGAGAAATTGAAGAAGGGGCAAAAGCTAAGGCTAAATATTCATTGACCTTAATGTCAGTTCTTGAAGATTTAGGACAATCTTTTACAGAAGAAAATATAAACAAAATTAAAGAATTGTTAGAAAGCAAAATGGAAGAAGTAGAAAAAGTTAATGAATAAATTTAGAGAGGGGTGAGTTAAATGGCAGCAGGTAATGATACTGTAAATATTAAAGTCAAATATATACCTGATACAAGTGCTTTGAAAAACATCAAAGAAATAAGGATGCCAGAAATAAAAGTCGGTGGCAAGGACGCGGGGAAAGGTGTTTTTGATTCATATAATAATGCTATTAGAGATCTTAATAGAGAACTATCAAAAGGCACTGATGCTTCTGCCATTACAAAAGCATTCAAGACAGTTGGAGAAGAAACTACAAAGGTAAAAACACAAATTAATAGCATGAAGGAGGCTATTAATCAGTCTTTTCAAAGTCCAAGTAATCAATCTTTAATAAAAGATTATCAGAATTTAGAAAAGCAATTAAAGAAATTAGACGCCGAGTCTCAAAAACGTCGTAAGAAATCTGCAGAGCTTTCTTCTTTTAAGAGTCAAAATAACATGAGTACGCCTCAGGCTAGAAAAGAAATCTCTAAAGCAGAAGCTTTAGTAACAGCGGGCGAAAAACTTACTAAACAAGATCAAGAGCGTTTGGAAATAGCTAAACAAATTATTGCAAAAGAAGAAGAATTGGCTAAATTAAGAACACAAGAAGAAATTAGGAATGCTCAAAAAGATATTAAGAACCAAATGTCAGATTCTAAATATGATTCTATGATCAGCAGCACAGAAGCAAATCGCATATTGGGACAATACAATGATATATTATCTCGAGTAGGGATAAATTTAAATGGTGTAACCGGAGAAAGCAAGAAGTTCAGTTCTTCTCTTGATGAACAGGTTACCCAAGTTAAAGATGCAAGGAAAGAAGTTGTTAAATTTGGTGACATTATTTCTGGAACCTTTTTAGGAACATCTTTGAGTAATTTATTCCAAACAGGGTTAAGTCGAGGAATTGAATTTTTCAAAGATTATGATGAAATATTAACTCGTACCATGATGGTTACAACTATGACCAGAGACGAGGTAAATAATTTAACACTATCGTATAATAAATTAGCCAATCAATTAAGTTCTACGACTAAAGATGTTGCTGCTGCACAATTAGTTTTTTATCAACAAGGTTTAGGAACATCTGAGGCATTAAAAATGACAAAAGCTTCTATCGCAATTTCTAAAACGGGTGGAATTGAGTCAGAGGAAGCTGCTAATAGATTAACTGCAGCAATAAGGGGATATCGATTAAGTGCAAGTGAAGCAATGGATGTTGCAGATAAAATGTCTGCTTTAGATGCTGCAGCTGCATCAAGTGTAGATGAATTAACAATTGCTATGCAAAAATCTGCATCTCAAGCTCGTATGGCTGGTTTAGACTTAGATTATTACATGGCTTATCTATCAACAATGCAAGAAGTAACTCGTGAAGCACCAGAAAATATCGGTACTGCGATGAAGTCTATAACTTCTCGTCTACAAGAAATAAAGGATATTGGTAAAATAGAGGAAGATGGTACTACATTCAGTAATGTAGCTAAAGCATTAACTAGTATTGGAATTGCTGCTACAGATAGTTCTGGACAGTTGAGAACTTTACAAGATATCATGAATGAACTCGGTCCAATGTGGGATACATTAGATCGTAACCATAAAGCTTATATTGCTACAGTACTTGCTGGTAACAGACAACAATCTCGTTTCATTGCTTTAATGGACAATTATGACAGAGCAATGGAATTAGTAAGTGTTTCACAAAATGCCAGTGGAGAAACTTCAAAACAATTACGAGATTATAATACCGGATTAGAAGCTAGTTTCTTAAAATTATCTAATGCTTGGCAACAATTTGCTACAAAAATTACAGATTCTAGTGCAATAAAAACTTTAGTGGATTCTTTAACAGATTTGTTAGAATTGGTAAATTCATTACCGAACGGTTTAGTTAGATTTGCTAGTACTTTCTTAGTATTGTCTAAGACATGGACTACAATATCAAAATTGTCAAAGAATTCTGATTTTGGATCTTGGTTTGGTAAAGTAACTGGTATAAAAGACTTTTCTAGTCAGATTCAAAGTTCTTTCGACAGTTTGATTAAGTCTGTTAATTCTTTTAAAAATAGCTTAAATAGTATTAATGGAGTGGAATTTGGTAAAACGACAAACGAATTAGACAAAATGAATACTTCAATTAATACTATGTCAGCTTCGACTAGTACTGTTGCTGGAAACATGACAGTGGCAAGCGGAGGAACAAATGCTTTATCTATAGCGGCTATGAACACAGCTAAGGAAGAAACCGAGCTTGGAAAAAGTATTGAACAAGTTGGTTTTAAGGCTGATGGCAATGATGCTGCAATAGACAAAGAAATAAAATCGCTAGAAAATTTAAAGGATCAAGCCACTAATGTAAAAGAATCTTATGATCAATTAAAAGAGGCTTCTTCTACTGCAACAGGAAAAGGAATAAGATTTGAAGAACTTAAGAAACAATTGAATGAAATAGATGAAGCCACAAAATTTTCTAAGGATACTTATGAAAAATATATTGATAATTTAGAAGAAGAATTCCAAAAAACGAATCCAAAGGAGTACCAAAAGGCTTACAAGAAATTTATGAAACAACCTGAAGGACGCTTTACGATGGATTTCGGAACAGGGGAAAATAGAGAAGAAAGATTAAGTGATTTTGTAGATAACAAAGATTTTATAGACAAATTACAAGATGCTCAAGTTGAAATAAGCACAAATTTAGATGATCTCAACACACGTCGTCAAGAAACTATGTCAAAGATGGTCGATTTGTTAAATGAGATAGGAGAAAGCAAGGAGAGTTTAGAAAAAAATACTGATGCTCTTGATAAAAATACCCAAGAGCATACAAAAAAAGAAACGAAAGGTAGTGAAGAGAAGCCTAATGCAAAAACTAATGAGGTCATTGAGAAAAATCAAGCGAATGTTAAAACTCAACCAGATAGTCTTTTAGACTCAAACGTATTAGATGATACAACTGAAGGTACTTTAGAAGATGATATATTAGCAGCTATGCCAAGTAAATTTGATAAAGTAAAAAATAAAATAGGTGAAACAACTAGTAAATTTAAAGAATTACACGTTGCTTCAAAAGCATTCTCAGCCTTTACTATTGGAAGTATGATTAGTTTAGCTGCTAATTATATTCCTGGAGTAAATGATGAATTGGCAAATACTATAGGTTTATTCGCCGGTATGGGAAAATTTGGTAAAGATATAGGAGATGAATTAGGAAAATTATTTCCTAAGATTGGAGCCAAAGGCGGTGCCATAGGAACTGGAATAGCGATTGCGATATCAGCGGGAATAACAGCATGGAAGGCAGTAGATACTGCGGCTAAAAAAGCCGAGAAAAATTTGAATGAAAGTCTAGATGCTTGGGACAAAACTTCAGAAGAATATTCAAATATAAGAAAGATGGTAGATGTTTATGATGAGCTTTCTGGTAAAATAAACAAAACGACAGAAGAACAAGAGAGATTAAATGATGCAATTCAAGAACTTGGTAAAATTGCTCCGAAAGCTGTCGTAGGATATGATCTTCAGGGAAATGCAATTATAGATGCTTCTAAAATTGATGAAGCAATGAATGATAAGCGAATTGAAAATGCAGAAAATGCTAACAAAACGGTATTAGATTCTGTTAAGAAAGCAAATGCCGATGCAGCAAAAGAAGCGGATAAAATTCAGCATAAGGTAACAAGAGGTGCTATTACTACAACAACATCTGCAGCTGGTATTGCAGCAGGAGTGTGGGGCGCTGGTAAAATAGGAGCTCTTGTCGGAAGTGCTGCTGGACCTATAGGCACTGCCATTGGCGCAGCAATCGGAGCTATCGCTGGAGGTCTTGCTGGATATTTTACTTCTAAAAAATTAACAGATCAAATAGAGAAAGATGCTAAAGCACAAGCACTTTATTCAAAATTACAAGAACAAAGCTCAACCATAGTAAAAGGAATTACAGAGCAATCCGCAAATGCTATCTTAGAAGGAACTGAAGAAGGAACCCAAGATAGACAAGAGTTGGCAGCTTATTTAACAAAAAGTTCTTTTGATGAATTTGCTCAAGAATTGGTCGATAAACAACGTAAGAAAAATTTAAGTGATAAGAAAATAGAAGAATTAACTTCTCAATATCAAGCTGATATGAATGATGCTTTTAGCAAATTATCAGAAGCTGGAGGATTAGACAAGATAAATGGGACGATTTCTTCTATCCAAACAGAATTAGATAAAGGAGCAACGTGGTCACAAGTCTCTTCAACATTAGATTCACAATTAAATACTATTTTTGCTAATGCCGGAATAGATGATGAAACTGCTGATAAATTGATAGGTGGAATTCAGAATAAAATATTTGCTAATTTGGGTGGAAATATTCCAGCAATGCAAAAGGAAGTACAAAGAATTATTGATGAAATTCTCAAGGGAGACAGCAATGCAAACGTTGACAATTTGAAAGAAATCAAAGAGAAGTTGGGTGGATTAAATCAAGGCGCTAGTAGTGCTATAGCTAGCAGCGGTCTTATGAAAAACTTGCAACAAGATGGAAAAGAAAGCAATCAGGCTAAATTATTAAATGTGATTTTAGGGAAGAGTGAGGAATTAAACAAAGCTTCGATAGGACTAGATGGAACTTTAAATAAGAGTGGATCAACAGTTAAATTGCTATCAATTCTTTATAGTGATTTAGGAGAAGAAATGAATAAAGTAAAAGGAGATGCAATAAAAGCTGCCTTTTCTACTTTGGAAGCGACTGTTGCTCCTACTTTTGAAGAGATAGGAACACAAGTAGAAAAATCTATTGAAGGTTTTAATACTTTAATTGAAGTTATCGATACTCTTAAAGATTCTGGAGGAGCAGTTGATTTAGAAACTTTTACTAGTTTATTTAGTGTATTGGATGAGATTGGAGAAGCTGCTTATTCTGATTTCAAAAATGTTCAAATGTATACTGATGCTTTCAATCAGTTAGCAAATGGAATGTCTGTAGTAAACGGCGAGATGCAACTCCAAGCAGACGCTGTACAAGCACTAGCAGAAATAAAGAGATTAGCTTTTATAAGTGAAATTAAACAACAGCTTGAAAAAGTAAATGCTGATATTGAAGCTAATAAATTTCAAAAGAAGTTAATGGAAGCTCAGATGGAAGCATTAAAGGCTGGATTGGCATATGAAGGAGATGTCGCTGGAGCAGAAGTAACAATGGAACAAACTCTTCGTAAGGAGTTAAATAATATACAAGGAAATTGGTTAACTAGCGAAAGTAAAATATATGCTAATTATGTCGGAATGGTTAATAGTGCATTAAATACCGCAGCAAACAGCTTTAAGAAATTTTATGCAGCGATAAATAGTGGAAATTTTTCTGGATGGAAAGATTTAACAGAAGATTCAAATACTGTTTTTAAGGGCATTATAGATGATTTTGTTGATGATTCTTTTGACTATTCAAATGTGGATGCAGAAGATTTCAATAAGATAATAAAAACCCAAATAGAGGGATTGAAAGATGCCATGAAAGCAAATGACTTAGAATTAAGTCAGTTAGAAGCTAAAAAAGCCGGTTTGACAAATATATTAAAAGTAGCAGAAACTGGAAATGGAGCTCTGGGAAAATTTTCAAAAGGTCAGACGGAATCAGCTTCAGAATATAACGAACAATTAAAAGAAACATTAACCTTATTAGAAAAAATCGCTGGAATAGCTCACAAACTATCAGAAAATGAAGATTTTAAATCTTTATATGAAGGATGGAATGGAGAAAAGGATGCAAAATATTTATTAGAAAACCTAAAGTTATACGAAGCACAATATGAAGTTCAAAAAGATCTATTTGACATGCAGCAAAGGATGACTAATCAGGCTGCCGGAGATTTATTAGATTCACCATATGGATATTTATTTAAAATTATGGATAATGGTGACATCGGTTGGGCTGATGAGTCTATGTATAATATATATAAAAATTTACCAGATGAGATGCAAGAAGATATCGATGATTTGGTACAAGCTTTTCAGGAACAACGAGACGCTTTAAGAGACACTGAGTTATCTCTACAAGACTATGCGAAAGCTGTAAAAAAAGCCAGAGAAGAAATTAGAGATTTGACGATAGATGCAGAGGATACTATTGTTGAGGCCTTAAAAAATAGAGAAAAAATATTGCACGATGCTAGAGTTAAAGCTCTTGACGATGAAATAGATATGATTGAGAAAGCTGTTGAGGCGAGAAAGAAAGCTCGAGAAGATGACGACAGCAATAAAGAACTTTATAAAGCTCAAGAGGCCTTACGTAGGGCAACTTTAGATTCTTCTGGTAAGAATAATGCTCAATTATTACAGTTACAACAAGATTTAGAAGATAAGCAATTAGAGATATCAGAAAAACGTTTCGAAGACGATATGGATGATCGTAAGCAGTGGTTGCAGGATACAAAGGATGCTGAATCAGAAACTTATGACTATCGTTTAGAAAAAATGACATGGTATTGGGAACAAGTTACTGATTTAATGGAGCGTTCTACAGATGAGATAATGAATTTCTTGATAAGTTGGGATGAAGAATATCGACAAACTAGTGCGACTCAACAAGAAAAGTTAAAAGAACAATGGGAAGCTACTTTTTCAAAATTAAAAACCATTACAGAATCATTGAACGATCCTATTGAACAATTAAAAACTCGATTATCTGATGTTACTTCAGAAGTTGAAGATATGAATATTAAAGTTCAGGCGTTGGCGGGGCAATGGAATGCAGCAACTGCTGCGAAGCAAGCATATGCCAATACATCTTCAGGTAGAGGAAGTGGTGGGTCTTATCCTGGAAATGGGGGAGAAGTTCCTAAAACACCAGAAGATAAACTTCCAGAAGGTAGTAAAACGGGAAATTCAAATAAGCAACCAGATTCAAAATTTAAGGTTGGAGATAAAGTTACTAGTGCTGTTGGGATCTTGACAGATGGATATGCGTATGATAAAAGTGGTAATATTAAAAAGCCAGTAACCAATAAAGGTATGGATACGAATAAGATGTGGTTAGGTTCTGGAGATAAAATGTATGTAACAAAAGTTGAATACATAAATGGAACATATTATTATGGTCTTAATTACACTAAAGATGCAACTCCAAATTTATGGCTTAATGGTCATCAATTAAAATATGAAGATGGTGGTTATGTAGATTATACTGGACCAGCATGGGTAGATGGCAACAAAACACATCCAGAAGCATTCTTAAGTGCATATCAAACTGAACAAATTGGAGCGTTAGCAAAATCACTAGATCCTTCTACTATTAATAACGCTACAACAAACTCTAATGTTACATTCGGTTCTATTAACTTTAATGTTGCCTCAATGTCAAGTGCCGCTGATGGCAAGAAAGCCTTAGACGTATTCGTACAAGGAGCAAATGATATGATGGCAAAGAAGGGTATTGGAACTAAGTTGAATATAAATATGAAATAAAAAGGAGGTAAGATTATATGGCTGCACATGAACCAGTATGCGGAAGAGCAAATATAATGGATGTCATAGACAAGGGAGAAATATATCTTACCTTCGTCTTTGACGGAATAGATTCAAGTCAGATAGGGGTAGCGAGTGTCTCAGATGGAAGTACTTATGACACCCCTATCCTTCCTGAATTTAGTGATAATAGTTTAGAAGTTGATGGATATGATGGTAAATATTACTTTAATACCAGATTATCTCAAAAAAGTTTTACTTATAATTGTTTTATCGATAATTTGTCAGCTTTTGAATTTGATCAATTGAAATCTTGGATAAGACCAAAAAAGATTGGGAAATTAATAAGACCGGAGGAACCTTATAGATATTATTGGGTAAAAGTAAGTTCTGTAGATAATTTAGGAAATATTCCTTTAACACATCCGGATACAGGCGGAGTTAGTTATACAGGAAACTTCAGTATAACTTTCACGACAGTTGGACAAGCTTGTGGTTATGGAATGTTATACTATCAAGATGATTTAAAATATTATGAGTACAGAGACATCTTTGATGGCACGCAAGACTACTATTATGATGAAGGATTATTATATAGAGAGGAAAGTTTACCAATGTCAGTGACAATGGCAAGTGGAGAAAATGAAGTTCAAATATATAATCCAGGAACATATAATTCAAAAATAAGAGCTATTATAAGTACTGATACGGCGATAGATTCTGGGGTAATGATATTGCGCAATGAAACTGTCGGAGATGTTAGTGTTATTACTTTAAATGGATTGACAACTGATAGTAAAATGATTCTTGATTGGGGGGAAAATATATATACTCTAAACGGAGTAGATTGCTCAGATAAAGTTGAGGGCGATTTAATGTATTTACAACCAAGGAATTATGTTGAAAGACAGGAGAATGCGTCTATATCAAATGATGGAACTAATACGATGGTAAGTTTCGATGAAAAAGTTAGACAAGTGAGAACAGATGATATTGGAAAAACAGTTATATTTAAAGATGAAATGAATATAAACTCAAAAGATGGTGCAGGAGGAAGAATCATAGGAATAGATAAAATAACAAATCGCTTTATACTTGATAAAAGTATCGGACTATATTCTAATCCTAATGCTGCTGTCATTATAACGAAATTAGACAAATTATCTTGCGAACTAAATATTCCAGAAGGACAATCAATAAATGTAGAATGGCAAATAGTGCCAAGGTACTTATAGGAGGTAGAATTATGGCAATAACTCAAAAACTAAGAGAAATTGGTGGAATAATCAATTCTACCGACCTTAATTATAATTTTAATAGAATGGCGGAAGATTTACAATTAGCCGTAGAAGGAGTTATTTTTGATAAAGAATATTCTCAAGTGGAGACTATCGCAGACAGAAATAATATTCCTTCTGATCGACTAACTCAAGGATTCTGGTGTGCCGTTAGTGAAAATGGTGTTGTGTACGAATACAACAAAAGGAATGATTTAGTTACGGCATCGATCGAGGAAAGATATTTTGGAATCAATGATGGTGATTTACCAAACATACCTTATGTTGTGGATGGAGATCCAACTTCAGGAGTATTATTAAATGCCAAGTATATCTGTAGGGCAGATGGAAGAGATAATAATTGGAAATATACTTCTACAACAACTGGAGATACTTATGAAGACAGTGATTGGGCTATTTACGTAAAAGAAGATTATGCTGAAGAAGGTCATTGGAGAAAGATATCAAAATGGATACCAATAATGAATGTTACTTCAATATTAGAAAACAACTTAATCGGTAAGCTAGAGAATTTACACACGGAAGATAAGAGCAGAATTGTTAATGCAATTAATGAAATTCATGATGATTTAGGCACAATAGAAGAATTAACAACAAAAGATAAGAGTACTGCAGTTGCGGCAATTAATGAGCTTGACAAAGAGATGGGAGATTTAGAGAATCTTACTACTGCTGAAAAAAGTACTATCGTTGGAGCAATTAATGAAGTAGATACAAATGTTGGACCTGTAGAAGAGTTAACAACTACAAATAAAATCGTAACTTATGCAATTAATGAGCTAGATAGTGAGATGGGAGACTTATCTAAGTTACATACTGAAGCAAAAGACAATATGGTCAATGCTTTAAATGAAGTTCATGATGATTTGGGAACCATAGAGGAATTAACAACAGACGATAAAAGCACTGCTGTGGCAGGTATAAATGAATTAGATAAGAGAGTGGGTAAACTTCCAGAATTAAAAACAGCAGATAAGTCAAGTGTTATTAATGCTATTAATGGACTTGGTGATATTAGTAAGCTTGAGACTACTACAAAAGAAACTGCTGTTGCGGCAATTAATGAATTAGATGGCCGTGCTGGAGAATTGGTTGATTTAACAACTACTAGTAAAACTAATTTAGTATCTGCTATAAATGAGTTAGATAAAGATATTGGTAATGTAAGTACACTAACGACTACTGCAAAAGATAATACTGTAAATGCCATTAATGAATTAGATAAAGAGATCGGTCCTCTTAATACATTGACTACTACAAACAAAGAAACAGTAGTAAAAGCCATTAATGAGGTCGATAAAGATATTGGTAATGTTGGAAATTTAACAACCAATAATAAAACTGATGCAGTTAGTGCAATAAATGAATTAAAGTCAATTACAGATACATTAAGAGGGGCAACAATTTTAATTGGTAAAATTGACTTGAATACCAAAGATGTAACTCCTGAAAAGTTAACAGCTAGAGCATTAGAAATAATGGGTGGAACAACAGTTCAAGCTGGTTGGCAGTTAGTTGACAAAGAACAACATGAATGGATTTGGAATGGAAGCAACTGGCAAGATTTAGAACAACCTAATATTTATCCAGCACAAAATGGAACATTAGGAACAGTTCGTGGAAATGCTAGTGGTGACATTTCTATAACCGATGGAAATATGACCGTTTTACATGCTGCCAATGCAACTAAGTTAAATAATCAAACATCAGATTATTATGCTCGTTCAGCTCATTTGGGAAATATTACATTATTAACAACAACAAAAAAAGATAACACTGTGAATGCAATTAATGAATTAGATGCAGAACACGGAACGTTATCAAATTTACATACAACAAAAAAAGATAATTTTGTAAATGCTATAAATGAAGTTAGAGATGATATCGGCACATTAAGTGATTTAACAACAACTGATACAACTAATATTACAGGTGCAGTAAATGAGTTAAAAACAGGCTTAGATAATGCAAATGTAAATATTAATAAGAAGGCTGATAAAGATAACGTATTAGAGTTAGATAATATTAATGCCTATGAGCCAACCAAAGATTACCATCCTGCAACTAAAAAATATGTTGATATGATTGCTGGTGGAGCTTCATGGGGTAATATATACAACAATATAGAAGACCAAGAAGATCTAATGGCATTGATAAACGATAGACCAACTAAATCTCAAGTATTAACGAGAGATAATACACTTATGTATACTCCTACAAGTGATTATCATCCAGCTACTAAAAAGTATGTTGATGAGACATTTACAAAAAATAACAAATGGGGACAAATAAGTGGAGATATTGCAGACCAACAAGATCTTCAGAATGAATTTACAAAAAAACAAGACAAGACAACTGCTTGGAATACAACTAATTTAGTTGTTGGAACTCAACAACCTGAGATTCCAGAAAATGGATACATAATTTGGATAGATACAAATAGTTAGAGAGGTGAGATAGTATGGCAGCGGTAAATTGTAATTACTCCGAAAAACAAGTATATACAAAATGGTATGATAACTCCAGTAGGGGTTATTTAGATATAACTGGTGTATCTTATGAAACAACAAACGGCAGATATACAATTAGTTGGTCATTAAAACTTGGTGATAATGGGAATGGAAGATACAATTTTGCTGCAGCAGCTGCGTGGATAGATGGCTCAGAAGTTAATTTTACACATGGTGCTGATAATTATAGTACTTATTGGTTTTATGATCAGTGGTCTAACGGTTCAACAGTAGCGAGTGGGACATTCACAACGACAAAAACATCAGTAAGTTTGTCAGTTAAAGCTATGTTTGATGGTGGATATACTTCAGCAAGATGGAATAATAATCAATATTGTGTAAGTGGTAATGGTACATTAAATATCGTTGCTCCTACTATCGGAAGTCCGTCAGTTTCTTTCTCAACAGTATCTCGTGATAGAACTAATATTACCGCTTCTATATCTGCATCAGCTGGAACAAACGGTGGTAACGTTAGTGTTTCAACGACATTGAATAATGGAAGTGCTAAAACTGGTACTTCTCCATCATGGAGCGGATTAACACCGAATACTTCTTATATATTAAGAGCAACAGCTACAAATAGTGCTGGTTTAACAGCAACATCTTCAGAAACAGTGACGACAACGGGAAATGCCCCAGCCATAAGCAGTGTTGCGATTTCCCCTTCGAGAACTACTGCTGTTCTAAGTCCAAATGTGTCTTATGATACAAATGCTAGTTTCAGTAGTTATTCAATTAGATATGGAACATCAACAAGCTATGGCTCAACTTCTACAAGTACTACGATAAGTGGATTAACTCCAAATACTACTTATTATTATAGTGTGACCGTAACAGATAATTGGGGAAGGACATCAACAGCTAAGACTGGCAATTTTAAGACAACTGGCAATAATCCGACAATTGATTCACACGAAGTAAAGGTTTATACTCAGACTTCTGTAGAAATGCAGTATTCAGCTTCTTATGATACTAATGATTCATTATCTTCATATAAGTGGGAATATGGTACTTCTACAAGTTATGGAAGCTCGGTTACAGGAACAAATATAATTAATGGATTAAATGCAAACACAACTTATTATTATAAATTGACTGTTACTAGTGTACAAGGAAGAAGTTCTACTGCTACAGGTTCTTTTAAAACAGATCCTGCTACTGTTACAATAAGTGCTTTGGGCATATCTGAAATTACAGAGACAACTGTAAAAGTAGACTATACCTTCAGTAATCCATCTAACGTCGAACAGTTTTATGTTATAGAAACTATTCTTGAGAGAGAGGATGGAACTAGTCAGAACTACCAGGCAAGCAATGTAATTCCTCCTTATAGTAAAGTATATAATAACTTAGAACCAGGTTCTAAATATACTTGCAAAGCTAGAGTTGGCATTAAAGGACAGAGTGGAACGGTATATTATTCTCAATGGGCTTCACAAGATTTTGAAACTTTGGCTAGTACTCCTTTTGTGAAAATAGATTCTAATGGTGTAATTAAACATTACAAAGGATATGCTCTTGGGAAAAGTGATATCTATAATGGATATAGTTCAGAATGGAAGAATGGAAATTATTCAGAGACGATTAATTCTTCTATATCATTTAATGGAGAAGGGGCAGGCGTTTCAAAAGTAAAACATATCGAGATAATGCCTAATGATGCTTATGCGTATGAATTTCCTGTTGAGCAATTTACAACTTCATCTGGTATAACTCTTATATTAACAAATGCTTCAGATATTATTCAGAAAGTCGTAAAAGTAACACCGGGACAATCCGGATCTATAAATACTGATAGCAGTACTCGTTTATATATAACTTGTACAGGAACAGATTTAAGTAAAGAAACAGCAAAATATGTTCGTTTTAGTATTTATAGGTCTATAAAGAAAGTTCAATTGGATAAAGAATCAATAGTTACATTAAATAATAAGATAAGATATATAGATATATCGCAAAATGGATATATAAAAGGAACAACAACGGGTTCTGACGGAAAAATTATAGAACTTGATGTTTATGATAAACTAGGTAATAATATTGCTCTTAATAAAAACGTTACAATGGAAAGAGGTAGTGGAAGTAATCTTGAAAAAATTACTGATGGTAATCATGATGGTTCTTCTTATTGTACTTTAAATGAGAACAGCGCAGGAACTACAGTGAGAGTTGATTTGGGCCAAGAATATTCTTATGACCAAATAGATAGAGTTGTATTATGGCGAGATGTTGATTGTTTATATCAAGAAAGTAGATTATTGGGATTAGATGCAAACAAACAAATAACGTGGAAATTTCAGTCATATAAAAGTGAGGGAGTTTATAAAGAGACTTTTGAAGGATATACTGGTAGACCAAGAAAAGCTAAAACAAAACACAACATCTATATAACATCATTACTTAATGAATTGGACAGTCCTCCTTTTGCAGATAAGATAACAATAAATGCAGATTGGAATATATCTATTCCTCCTGTGATAGCAGACTTGACAACACATAGAGTAGATGCTATAATAGCAGCAAATAGTGGTAGATTATTAAAGAATGATGTCGGTGATTTAACAGCGTTGACAACTACAGAAAAATCAAATTTAGTAGATGCTATTAATGAGATTTGGAATGGTATAAATAAAACAGAAGAAGAATTTACAGTATTAGATTTCGTATTAGAATCTATATTATGCGGTTAGGAGGGAGATTGATATGGCAGAGAAACATCCAGATGTAAAATTTGAGTATTCGTTTTCTGATGGTAAATATTGGTCTCCTTATGACCATTGCCGTGTTTGGAAAAATGGTACTTATAATTTAATGGTAAGAGACAATTACGGTCAAATGGCAAAAAGGGTATATGAAGAGACAGGTATTGTTGAGGATGAAGAAATTCCAGTACAGATAGAGTTTATTGACTTTATTGACTTTAATAGCAATCCTATTGAATATTATGATGGTATAGTTGTAGCTAGAAATACTGGCAAGATGATTATTACTATTCTAGGGGATTTTGACGATCCTAGACTTTATATGAAAACCAAAGGACAAACAGCTTGGCAAGAAAATGGAGGTTTTACAAATAATAAAAGAACTTTAATTGATCCAGGTCAAGCCGAATATTATATAGCGGATTCATACGGCAGAAAGTCAAAAATTTTTACTTCCGAAGTTGTCACATATACACCTTACGCTCCTCGCCCAGCGATAACAATATTACATGCAGATTCTGGTGTGCTCATTACAGAAGCAAGAGACGATACGGAGACAAATGCCGTTCCAAGAAGATATGCAATTAGTTATGATAATGGAAAAACTTGGTCGAGTTGGCAATTGGGTAGATATTTTCAAAAATTAAAACTTGCAAGTGGAACTTATTGGGTGAGAGTAAAAATAAAATATACTACTGGAGTTGAGAGCAGAGATTCGGCAGCTGCGACAGTAACAATAAAATAATGGAGGTGTCAATATGGCAATTTATGTTCCTAATATAATTGATAATTTAACTTCTACTTCAACTAAGGATGGTCTATCTGCGAATCAAGGTAGAGTATTAAAAGAACAACAAGGAGACTTAACTGAATTATATACAGGTAATAAAGGTAGCCTTGTTGAAGCGATCAATGAAATTAAAGAAATGGAAACTACTTTAGCATCTCTATTAGATGAGATAAATGGAGAAGTAATATAGCGTAAAAACCACTGGTGTTTTTGCGCCTTTTTTTATGGAGGTTTAATTATGGACGAAAAAGAAATGATGAACAAAATAAAATACCTAATAAAAAAGAAAAGACCCTTAGAAGATATTCTTTTAGAAACTGGATTAAAAGAGTATGAAGTATTCGGTTTCGTGGAAATGTTGAAACAAAATGGATGGCAAGCAGAATATAAAGACGGCTTCTTCGTTTACCAAAAGGAACAGCTTATTAAGGATAGGGACGTTTATAAAATGGCAGCTGGTGAGAAGCATAAGTTATTGTTTATTAGCGATACGCATTTGGGAAGTAAATATGATAGATTAGATATTTTAAGATATTTATATGATTTAGCAGAAGATGAGGAAATAAATACAGTGTTTCACGTAGGAGACCTATGTGATGGCGCGTATCCAAATAGACCAAATCATACTTACGAATTAAGAGCTCATGGAGCAGAAGAGCAACTTGAATATATTGTTGAGAAATATCCTTCTAAGACAGGAATTAAGACAATGTTTATTGGGGGAAATCATGATTATTCTCATGTGAGAAATGCCGGTTTTGATATAGGAAAAGCAGTCGCAAAGGAGCGTCCCGATATGATTTATTTAGGACAAGATGTGGCAGATGTTGATTACGGAAAGACAAGATTGAGATTGTTTCATGGTTCTAAGGGTCAGAGTTATGCGAGAAGTTATAGAATGCAAAAATATGTAGAACAAATTCCTACAGAAGAGAAACCAGATATATTATTAATGGGCCATTATCATAATTCATTTTATATGAAGTATGCAGATGTACATTGTTTCCAAGTTCCATCTACAATAGATCAAACTCCTTATGCAAGAAGTCTTGGATTGAATAATGAAAAAGGAGCTTGGATTGCAGATTTGACAACAGATAAACAAGGTGGTATAATGACAATAGAACCTGAGTTTATAGACTTCAGCGGACAAAAAAGACTTGTAAGAAGAAAGAAGTAATTAAACCTTAATTTATACTAACTCTATCTACTAAGTAACAGAGGGAAAAAAGTAAGAAAGAGAGGGGGTAAGACTATGGACGCAGTTATAGAGACAGCGAAAACAATAGGCATTACTTTGGCAGAGATTATTTTAGTTATCTATTTCTGTGTTAAGTATATAAATGCAGCTTTGAGAAAAGAAGATATAAGCAAAGGTGTTAGAGAACAAAGTAATCTTGATTTACAAATAATTGAAAAAATGGATTATTATAAGGAATTGCTAAATGCGGACAGAATATTATTATTTGAATTTCACAATGGCCAACATTATTCTAATTATAGATCTGCATTGAGAATGTCTCCATCATATGAGGTATTTAAAGCAGGACAAAAAAGCAAAATGGTAGAGTGTACAAATATTCCGATATCTGTTATGCCTAAATTGATATATGAAATTACACACAATGGATATTCGGAATGTAAGACAATAGAGGAGATAAAAGAAGATAAAGGAAACACTTATGAATTTAAAAAATCAATAGATGTATACTCTTATTATGATGTAGCGATTAGAGATAAAAATAATAATATTATTGGATTTGTTGCCGTAGAGTGGGCATCAGAAAGACCAGAAGATGTAGATGTAATTCAAATAGAAAGATTGGCTGGTTTCTTAGAAGACAAAGTTAATGAAATAGTAGAAAATAATAAAAAAAGAAAAAATAAGAAATTCTTAGGAATTTTTTAATGGAGGTGTAAAAATGGAAGAGTGCAAAGAAGTACTTACTTGGGAGCAAAAAATACAAAACATTGAGAGTGCACCTGAAGAAGCAAGATTGATGATTGCAAAGGCTTACATAAGAGACGATATACCAGATGAAAACGTTCAATACGAATTTAATACAGATAGTCCTGAGCAATTAAATGAGGATGGAGAAATTGAAAATCTAAACGCAGACGATCCTGAGGGGATAGGAGCTACAGGTTTTACAATGAGAACCACAAGACCTGCGAATAATAAGAATTTTATTACTAGAGGTTCTGGTGGTTGGAATACTTGTATAAAAGGAAATCCTAGATATCAATATGCGGATGCTTTAGCAAACTGCGTTGGTTATGCTAGCGGTAGATTTAATGAAAATATAAATATTGCTAGAGAAACAACTGGCTGTACTTATACAACATTAAATTGTAACGCAGTGGGATTTAAAGAAAGAGCAGAAGCGGCTGGATTAAAAACAGGTTCTACTCCAAGACGCGGCGCTATTATGTGTTGGGGTAAAGAAGGTGCTGCTGGACACGTTGCTATAGTTGAGAGAGTTAACAATAGCAATTCAGTATATACTTCAGAATCTGGATGGGGTTCAAGCGCTATATTCTGGAACAGTACAAGAAGTAATAATAACGGTAGATGGGGAATTGGAGCAGGATATTATTTTAGATGCTTTATCTATTTACCAGACGATGTACAAAAAGCTATAGATGCAGAAGAACCAACACCTACTCCACAACCAACTCCAAGTGATAAATTCAATATTGGAGATAAAGTAGTTGTTAATGGACCTTTATATGTAAGTTCTACTGCTTCATCACCAGCAGGTCATGTTAGTAATAAGGTGACTAATATAACAAGAAAGAATCCTGGTTCAGCACATCCATATAATACTACAGGAGATTTAGGTTGGATGGATGAAAGTTCTATCAAAAAATATGAAGAACCAACACCAGCACCTACTCCAGCACCATCTACAGAATTAAATGTAGGAGATGCTGTTGAAATTATTGGAACAGGAAATGGTAGTGCTTATGGTGGAAGTAATACTGCTTATGGAATTGGTTGGAAAAGACAAATATTAAAGATTTGGAATGGAAAACCTTATCCATACCAAGTAGGAAATAATACTGGAACTACCGGATTCTATAAGAAAGAAGCTTTAAAAAAGATATAAAAAAAAGATAAGCGACTACCTAAAAAGGAGTCGCTCATCCTTGTAAGGAGGGGATAAAAATGTTAAATGCAATTTTACTTACTTTAAAAACAATGGGATGGCTTGGTATAATTTTAGGTCTTTTGGTTATCGTTAATACTATTTGTGGAACATTGTATAACGTTGCTACAAAAAAAGAATCTTTTAGCTGGAAGAAACTATTTAAAGGAATTGGCAAGTCTGCTATATTTTATGTAAGCGCTGCTCTATTATCAGTTGCTTTTACAATATTACCTTTTATAAACGAAATGATTGTCAATACATTTGGCGTAATATTATTATCTAATGATTTATTAAATGCTATGTCAAGTATTGGTGTTCTTGGTGTTGTAATTGGAACTATTATAGTTCAAGGTAAAAAGGCAATTGAAGGTGTTACTAAATTGGCTAATATTAGTGCAGACACTGAAGTTATAACTTGGAAAGTTGAAATCCCAGAAGAAGACGAAGAAAAGGACACAAAATAGTCCTAATATAATAGACGAAGGGAGGGGAAATCATGGAAATATTAAGAGATAAGACTATCAATGCTGGCACTGTAAAGCCACAAGATAAAATTATTAAGAATATTACCGGAAATACTATGAGTATTCAAATTGATGGCGATGCAAAACTTTCTATGAAAGGCTCTCATGCAAATTTTGAATCAAACAACTCCTATGCTATTGCCTTAATAAACATGACGACTCTTGATAAAGTAACTGAGACAACTACTCCAGGTCTTTATCTTGCTATCGTAGAAGGCATAGATGAAATGGAATTAGAGATTTCTGGTAGTGGTGTTATACATTGGAAGGAATTAGGTGATTAATATGGCTAAGACAGACGGAGTAGCAAGAATAATCGCTCTTGCCGCTTTGGGCAAGAACGGTGGAAGTAGTACAGGCGGTACTACAAATTATTTAGAATTAGCCAATAAACCTAAAATTAACAATGTAGAATTAACCGGAAACAAAACATTAGAAGATTTGGGTATTAATATACCTGATTTAGAAAATTATTATACAAAAGATATAGTTAATGAAGCTTTAAGTAAGAAACAAGATACTTTAATAGCTGGGAAAAACATCATTATTAATGGTGAAGTAATAAACGCGGCGGATGATGTTATTCCTACATATATTTTACAAACAAATGTTCGTCCTAAGTATGACGAATCTGTTGAATTTACAGATGTTTACGATGATTTGGGTAAAATAATAAATGATAATCCAGGCAAGACCGTCCATTTATGCTTATATATCCCAACGAACGGAATATATATCACTTTAGCCTATTATGGAACAATGGTTTGTCCAGACATTAGGACTTCAACATCTACTTCAGCATCATATCCTAGTTTTATGACAATGAATCAAAATAATGCCCGTATTATATTAAGATTGGAACTTGATATTGATAAGACTGTATCTCCATATAAAGCTGTTGTAAAGAAATTTTCTTGTGATGAAGGTCCAACAGAATATGCCATTACTAAAGATATAAGTAATGTTGAAAATAGAACTATGGAAATGGTCATGATGATGTTGGAAGATAGTAATAATAACTTTTTAGCAAAAACTAACACAACAGAATTTGTGCCTACTGGAGATTATAATCCTGCAACAAAGAAATATGTGGACGATAATGTAAAAACATACACTGCTGGAGAAAATATTACAATATCTGAAGATAATGTTATTAGTGCTAATGTATCTGGAGGAACAGATGGTAATGCTGTTTATACATATTACGCTCCATATTCAGATGAAGATTGGTTTACCGAAGAAAATGTAGCAAACATATTACAGACAGTAAAAGATAAAGGATATTCTAACTTCGAGTTATGTACTTTAAATGGTAGTCATTATGCATTAAGACAAGGTGGAAATTTACAAAACTTAACTACAGAAGGAGAGAGCTACCAATTAGAGTATTTACAAAATGATTTAAAAAATTATGTTTATTACTTTTTTGTCGCTCGTTTAAATGAAGGCGGTAAGATCGTAGTAGATGGACTAGGTACGCAAACTTATACAGCTCAAGAAATGATTGAGGTCTTTCTGTCACCAACATTAGAAAAAATGTCTGGCTACGATGGTTCAGCATCTCATTTAATTCTACAGTCAAATAATGGAAACATAGAGTGGGATTCATCATTAGACGGTGGTATATTCGGAGATAACTATACTGATCCTGCTTATTATACAGAAAAACAAGTTGATAAAATAGTTACTGACACTGTAAATGAAGCATTAGGAGGCAGTTACTAATGGAGACAGAAGGTAAAAAGATATTAGTAAATTATCTTACTGACATCGCAGATACTTTCAGAAGTATTACAGGAGAAACTGATACAATAAGTGCTGAAAATTTTTCTAAAGAAGTCCATGCTGTAGCTGCATCAAGTTCAAAAAATTCATATCAAAGACGTTCTATAGAAGAAATGAATGCGATAACTGATATGAAAGAAGGAGATACTTGCTTGTGTTATTATAATGATAGCTTCAACATTACTGAAGATCGTGCAGTTGGTGTAATAACCTTTCCAAAAAAAGTTGTATTTGAAAATGCTATTACTGAATATTATAATGCTAGAATAGAAGCAACAGATAGTAGTGTTGAGCTTTGGGGAATGATTGATTTGTCACCTAATAGGTTTATGTTTCGAGTAGATAAGATGGATGACCGAAGTAGAGCCAACGCTTTCTATAACTCAGAAGATGGAATTACATATATATTAGAGCCATCTCTAGATGTAGAAGGAAGTTTTGAGTTAGTTAATGAAAGAACAATAGATTTTAAGATAAACATTAATATTCAAAATACAAATGAATATATTGGGGCTTTTTTAGTTGGTACTAATCAAGTTTTTGAAGGTCTGTATAAATACAAAAATGGCTGGAAAACATTAAGTTTAAATTATCCTTTAAATGAGTATAATGTTGAAGTTTCAAAAAGATATTATAACAATGGGGAACAGGAAGGGTTACTTGGTGCCACCGGAACGTTGCAGGGAGTACAAAAATTAAATGACTTTATCAAAAAATATGGAACAGATTTCGTATATCCAAAAGATATGTCTTCTTGTTTCTTAGGCTATGATGGAGAAAGGATTCCTCTATTGGAATTGAATTCAAATACTAGTAATGTCACTAATATGCAGAATTTATTCTATGGATGTCGTTTAAAATCTATTCCGGCGATAAATACACAGAATGTGACTGATATGTCTTACATGTTCAGAGATTGTAATAAACTTTCTTCTGTGCCGGTATTAGATACTTCTAATGTGTCCAATATGTCTAATATGTTTTGTGGCTGTAGTTCTTTGGCATCAGCGCCATTATTGAATACAAGCAATGTAATAAACATGCGGGATATGTTTAGAGTTTGTAGTTCTTTTATCGAAATTCCAGCATTAGATACAGGTAAGGTTGTTGATATGTCAGGCATGTTTGCTTATTGTTCATCTTTAAAAAAGATTCCTTTATTAGATACAAAGAGTTGTAAAAATATGAACGAAATATTTAGAGAGTGTTTGTCAATTACAGAAATTCCAGAGTTAAATACAGGTAATGCAACAAATATGGATAACATGTTTTGGGGATGTACGTCTCTTGCTATAGTGCCTATGCTTGATGCAAGTAAAACGAGAAGTATTTATAGTACGTTTAGCAATTGCTCGTCTTTGATAACATTAGGTGGATTAAAAAATCTTGGCATGGGTTATGACACTGGATGGGACGCAAACAGTGATAGTCTAACTTTAAACTTATCTGATAGTCCATTATTAACACATGACAGTTTAATGAATGTAATAAATAATTTATATGATATAAAATCTAAAAGAGTTAAAACTCAAACACTTCAATTAGGAAATACAAATAAAGCAAAATTAACCACAGAAGAAATAGCAATTGCAACCAATAAGGGTTGGAATGTTATATAAATAAGGAGGGAGAAAAATGGCTAATACATTAAAAATTAAAAGAGGTTTAAAAGCCGACATTAGTAAACTAACATTAGTAGCTGGAGAGTTAGCAGTAGCATTGGATACTCAAGAGTTATATGTTGGTGACAATGCAGGAAATGTAAAAATAGTTAAAGGTGGAGCATCAGGTGCAGTTGAAAGCGCTAATAAATTAACAGTAGCAAGAACAATTACAGCAACAGGAGACGCAACTGGTTCTACTTCATTTGATGGATCTCAAAATGTTGAGATGGCATTAGAATTAGCAACTAGCGGAGTAACTGCTGGTACTTATTCAAAAGTAACTGTTGATGCAAAAGGTAGAGTAACAGCTGGTTCTAATATTACTGTTGAGGATATTGGAGATTTATCAACAACTTTAGCTGGATTGGCAACAAAAGAAGAATTAGGTGGATATGTAAAAACTGCAGACTTAACTACTGAATTAAACAAAAAAGTAGATAAAGTAGCAGGAAAATCTTTAATTGATGATACAGAAATTACAAGATTAGCTTCTGTTGAAAACTATGATGATACTGCAATTAAAGCAGACATAGCTAAGAAAGCTGATGCAACTGCAATGAGCACAGCTTTAGAAGGAAAAGTTGATAAAGTTGAAGGAAAAGTATTGTCAAGTAATGACTACACAACAGCAGAAAAAGAAAAATTAGCAGGATTATCTAACTATGATGACACAGATATCAAAGCTTCTATTGCAACTAAGGCAAACAGTGATGACGTTTATACAAAAACAGCTATGAATACTGAATTAGATAAAAAAGCTGATAAAACTACAGTTGAAACATTAACAACAACTGTTGATGGCAAGGCTAACAAAGCAACAACTATTTCAGGATATGGTATCACAGATGCTTATACTAAAACTGAAGTAGATGCAAAAGTATCATCAGTTTATAAATATAAAGGAAGCGTAGCCAATGAAGCAGCATTACCTACTGAAGGTCAAGTAACTGGTGACGTTTACAACCTAGAAGACACAGGAATGAATGTTGCATGGACTGGTGAAGGATGGGATAACTTAGGTTCTGTAGTAGACTTAACACCATACTTAACTAAAGATGATGCAGGTAACACATATGCTGCTAAAGCAACTACACTTGAAGGTTATGGAATCACAGATGCATATACTAAATCAGCAGTCGATACTGAATTAAACAAAAAAGTAGATAAAGAAATAGGAAAACAATTATCTACAAATGACTATACAACTGCTGAAAAAACAAAATTAACTGGTATTGCAACAGGAGCAGAAGTTAATAAAATTGATGCAGTAAAAGTTAATGGAATAGCTTTAGGAATTACAGATAAGGCTGTAAATATAGATTTATCTAATTACGCAACTAAATCTACAACATTGGCAGGATATGGCATTACAAACGCTTATACTAAAGATGAAGTTAATACTGAATTAGGTAAGAAAGCCAACAGTAGCGACGTTTATACAAAGACTGAAGTTAATGATGCTTTAGTAAATAAACTAAGTAATACAGACGTAATTGATGGGGGCACTTTCTAATAAGTGCTCCTTATTTTTTTAAAGAGGTGAGAACGAGATGGGCTCTATTAAAGAGAAAATAAAATATATAAAAGAAACAAAGAAATTGATAAGAGAGGCTATCATCGCTCAGGGCGTAGATGTGCCGGAAAACACTACATTTAGAGATTATGCAAACAAAATAGATAGTATAAAAAATACTACACATGTATCAGATAATACAACACTTACATCTGGTACGGCAGTAGAAAAGAAAATATATTATTTAAGTAAAACAAAGGAAAATATAAAGAGAGCTATCGTAGCAGCAGGAGTAAGTGTATTAGAAACAGATACTTTTAGAAGTTATGCTAATAAAATAGCTCAAATAAAAAAATAGGAGGGGTGAAAAATGGCTAATAAAATTACATGGGCTGATAAGGTAGCCCTTCAAGAAAAACCAGATGTTGTAGCAGAAAATAAGGTTACGGCAGCAGATATGAATCAGATTAAAACGGCTGTTAATGAGACAATAGATACAATGCCAAGTAATTTGGTAAATGGACAAGCTGAAGGAAGTATCAGATCTATTAGTGCTCGCGATGAAACAGGAAGCTTATTAGGTAAATATGCGCAAGCTTTTGGTTATCTGACAACAGCATCAGGTGAAAAATCTCATGCAGAAGGTGAAAAAACTACAGCATCGGGTTATGTATCTCATGCAGAAGGAAATGGAGCAATAGCATCAGGTACCGGTTCTCATGTAGAAGGATATGTAGCAAAAGCATCAGGTAGTTACTCCCATGCAGAAGGATTTCTTACTGAAGCATCGGGTGAAAATCAACATGTTCAAGGCAAATGGAATATTACAGATAAAACTAGTGCTCATATTGTGGGAAACGGTAGCGATAGTTCTAATAAATCAAATGCGCATACTCTTGACTGGTCAGGTAATGCTTGGTTTGCTGGTGATGTTTATACTGGCTCAACAAGTGGGAAAAATAAGGATGATGGGTCTGTTAAGTTGCCTGTTGTATATAGTGGGACAACTGCGCCAAGCAATGACATAGGAAAAAACGGAGATTTATATGTTTTATTGGATAGTTAGAGAGGTGAGATAGATGGCTGTAGTAGGATATCAAGAAGCGTATTCTCAAAATGGGAAGAATAAATTCGCATTTACAATAGAAACTGAAACAAGTGGAAGAAGTGTTAATTGTTATCTAAGAGTGAGGGGTAAGGGAAATTATGTTCCTTATTATGATTGGACTCATACGGTCACACTAACTGTTGCTGGTTCAACTGTTGTAAATAAGACTGGTAGATATCCTGATGCGGATACTGATTGGTGGGAAAGTTCTGTCACAATTAATGGAACTAATTATCGAAGAGCTTACACCGCTGCTGCTTATACTTATACTTTTGGAGATGGCGGTGGAACTATTTCTATTTCAGGTAGTTATAATGTAACCGGAACAGCTGATTATTTACCGAAAAAAGGAACATATACTCCATCTGGTTCAGCGTCAATGGCTGCACTTACGGCTTCTTTTAACTTAAATATCTTGAATCCTGATGGTTCAGAGCCTTACCAAACTGGTGAAGCAGGAACTGTTGAGCAATCAATAAATGGTGGAGGTTATACAAGAGTATATAACGAAGGAGCTAGTTCTTATACAATAGGAACAACTTTTAATTACAGAAATTTTACACCAGGAGCGCATAGAGAATTATCTTCTGTAACTGGTATTAGTCCTAGTAATACAACAGGTCCCTGGAGTTTAACCTTATCTAGCAGTGGAGCATCTGTTAATTTTAAAACCGCTTGGAAGAATTACACTTTTAGGACATATAAAGGAGAAGGAACGACCGAAATTTCTACAATAACTCAACAATATAATACGACTTATAATGTTCCACATCCAACTCCACCAACAGGGTATTTGTTTGCTGGATTTTATAGTACGGGTTCGTTAAGCAGTATCTCATCTAAAGATTCTGTATTTGAATCAGGAAACGGAGGAATTGAAGTTTATAATAACAGTGCAAATGGAACAGTTACTCATACAAGAGTACAAGATGATGATGGGGTGCCATCGGCTTGTAAATATTTTGGAAATGGCGGAAGAGCTTACTATATAAGGATAGACAAGGCAGCTGGAACAGCTTCTCCTTATTGCGGGGGATTCTATTTATCAACTCATTCTGCTGCTAATCATATATATAGACATATTATATGGGCAAAAATACCTGTAGGTTATACAATTGGAGATTATCGTAATTCAATCGGTGATGGAGGATACAGTAAATGGCTTACCGATACTGCTGGAACGGGTGATTGGTATAGATACGTATATGATGTTCACGCAGGTTCTTCTGGAGATTTTTCTACTTTAGGGTTTGTTGCAATAAGAGCAAATAATGGGGATGATAATGCTGCTGTTACTTGGTATGTATGTGCTACTCAAGTAACTGATATTACAAATAATTATGCGACATATACCTTTGATGCCAATGGGACAGCCGAATATTTTTATGCTCCAGTAGCTTATAACATTGCATATGATGCGAACGGCGGTAGCAATGCACCATCAACACAAGTAAAAACATACGGACAAAATCTTGTATTGAGTTCACAAATTCCAACTTATAACGGTTATGATTTTGTTGGATGGGCGCAAGCCGGGGAAGATACTATTTATTCTCCAGGACAAACTCTAAGCTCAGATTTAAGTAGATATAGCGGAGCAACGATAACTTTCTATGCTGTTTGGATTCAGGATCAGGCAAGGTTAAGTGTAAATAAAAATTCAACCTGGTCTCAAGGAAAAGGATATTTTAAAAAGAACAATGAATGGAAGAAAATAAAGACGATATATACAAAAGTAAATGGGGAATGGAAAGCTGGACATTTGGAAAAATTAAAAAAAGAATGGGAAGAAGTTTGTTGTTTCATCAAAGGCTCTCAGGTTAGGATATCTTTAGATGGAACTGCCAAGAATATTGAGGATTTAAAAGCTGGAGAACAGGTTGTTGTTTACAATGAAGACGAAAAGAAATTTGAATTGTCTACAGTTTCTGATACCCCAAGAAACAACAATGTCACAGATAAAGCCACAATTGTATTAGAAAATGGTATAACTATCGAAATGAATGCATATCATCCTTTATTAACAACAAAAGGATACCACTCTTTAACAGAACATGAGGGCTTGCCTTTATTGACAGATAAAGACATTCTTGTTACAATTAATGGAGAAATAAAAATTAAGCAAATAGTTAGAGAAACAATAGAGCCAATTACTATGTATAATTTATCCGTAAATGGAGAACATCATAATTATGTTGTTAATTCTGTAGTTGCTCATAACGCACAGTGTCCTATAAAATAAGGAGGTAATATAAAAATGGCAAATAAAATTCAAAACTAGAGATATATATACCCACATATACCTCCATATTTCGAGGTATATATGTGGTATAGAATTAAGTAAAAGTAAAAAGGAGGCGAGATAATGGCGAACACAATAAAAATAAAGCGTGGATTATCTAGTAATATTGATAACACAACTCTTGCTCAAGGTGAATTGGCAATTACAACAGATACCAACGAATTGTATGTAGGAAAGGCAAATGGAAAAGAAAAAATAAACGTTCAACCGAATTACAATCAAAATGATGAGAAAGCTGCTGATTATATTAAGAATAGACCATTTTATGAAAACTCTAATATTATTTTTCAAGGTGATGTTACTTTTACAAAAGGAGGAGAATTTGAGGGGTATTCGGGCACCGTTCCTTTTTCTACTTCTTTTAAAAAAGATGATTTTAAAAAAGTGTGGAGATTACAAATATTATATGAGGAAAAACAGGAAAAACTTAGACGATATAGTTGGAATTATGAAAATGGACAAGACAATAATTTTGAATACTTCTCTTATTTCATAAGTGCTGAAGGGATGGCTGAAGTCTATTGGAATGGTGTCCATATAGTTTCTTCTGACACTGCGTTAAAAATTGATATTCCAGCGGACGGAGATACAGCAAGCACCAAAACTATAAATATTACTATAACAATGCAAACGAAAAGTGATACCCTAGATCTTATGTCGTTAGAAGATATAGAAGATATAGATAAGGTACTTCAAGGTAATCCGCCAAGATAAAATGAATAAAGGAGGGAGAAAGAATGAATACTTATAGATATAATGACGATTTTAAAGTAGTAGACAAGGATTCGTTAGCGTTTGTTACTTATCAAGTAAGAGAGGTTATAGAAAATAATTATAACGACCTTAGAAATAGACATGATTGGAAAACGATAACTATATCAGAAGATTCTTCTATCACTGAAGAAAAGACTGGAAAATTAGATATCTCAAGCGTTTTCTCTGGTAGCACTGACAATTTTTATAGAGTTTTAGGATATAACTCTATGAATAATGGTATTCTTTATTATGGAACTGAACCATTTAAAAATGTCACCGACAATTCTTTGGTTCGTGCTCAAAAAAATGCTGTAATATATTATGCAGGTGGAACGGCTTATTGTTTTACTGGAGAAGGAATTTACAATCTTTTATGGGATGATACCGAAAAGAAAGGTTGGGCTACAAGGGTTAAGATGGATAATGAATCTTATTATGTGTATGATAAAGAAATAGATGCATTGCCAAATATAACTGTGACTGCAGGAGATTTTGTTTGGGATGCGACTGCTAAGACATTAACAGTAAAAGGTGCAAGAAATACAACAAAGACTGCGACAATTAAGTTCAATGAAGATGTAGATGGTGTATATTATTCTTTGACTAATTCGAGCTCAACAACAGGAAGAATGGGAATACTCTCAGCAAAAATAAATAACGAAGATTATTATATTGGATTGCTACAAGGATTTGGAACTCATTATTCTCAATGGAATATGAAAAAAAATGATGTAGTAACAATCGAATATACTGGAGATTCTACAGCAACTGCTAATGATGAATTTGTATTTAAAATAGAACATTGGCAAAAACCAAAACAAACAACTTCAGCAGCATCTTATGCTAATTGTGTTGTTGGAAACTCAGAATTAAATGATCAAATGAATGAAAGCTCGCTACGTACAGATGTTTTAAATATGAAATATGATATGGATGAATACCACACACATCATTATGAAGATTATCGTGGAGGCATTTTACCAACTTGTACAATAACTAATGGGACTAATGGTTTCTATCATTCAGATCAATCTATTGATTTTAGTGCATCTTCTGCCGATGGGATGACGTATGAAACAACACTTACAATAGCAGAAGAAAACATGAGTGCAATGGGATTCTTAGCAACTATTACTTCTTCAACAGAATCTGCTATATGGGGAGAATGTACATTAAAGATTGAAAATACTACTCAAAATAGAGTCTTATTGGAAACAAGCGTAATAGGAGAATCGAGAACAATAGAAGGAGTAAATACCGGAGATAGTATAAAAATGACCTTCACTTGTCCAGAAAATGTTTATATTCCAATGGAAGTAACAGTATCTGTTGCAATGTATTTAACTATGGAGACAACTTCTAAGGTAGAAGATGTAATTTATTCGGCACTAATGACAGAAGAATTTATAACAGATCAAAAAATCGATTATTTAAGAACTGAATTAGAGCATGCTAAAGCAGGACAAAAACCACAAATACATATTGGAACATATCCAAACTTACAATTAATCTTAAATGCAGCAAGCGACAATTCTGAATGGAGAATCTGGCAAGGAAGCCAAGGAAATTGTACTTTAACAATTGGATTCGATACTTCTGAAATAGGAGAAGAGAGTACTTTTGGATGTACGGTTGTATTTAAAACACCTTATCGTTCTACTGCGACAACAGCGTTCTCTTGGGATGCCGATTATGGTGATTTAGTGAGTATCGTTGGGGATGATGTAGTAGATGGTATATTTACACCACAACTACTAAAAGTGTATGAAATGGTATTCACTTGGAATGGCTTTGTGATGAACTGTGTTGTTGAAGGAAGTAAATATACAGCACCACAGGAGTAAAAAATTATGATAGGGATTAAAAGAAGAAGCAGTATTTATTATCCAATAAAAGAATATTATAAAAGAAGAATAATGGTTGGGGATATATTAGGAAATAAAACATTATACGCAGATTTTCCTGATAATTTTGTCGATATAACTAATTTGAATGAGACAACGGACAATAGAATAATCTGTGAGTATAATTCTACTTCTACTTTAAATACTCGAATACAAGAATATACAGATACTGCATTTGAGTATGGTATTTATGTTGGAGCTACAGCATTAAGCAATAATATATATTTTTATAATCTTGAAACAAATAAATTGGGAGTAAATAAAAATGAGTATAAAATGTCAGATACAGTACAAGATGTTACTGAAGTTACTGATTGTCAAGCGTATAGACATATTTATATTAAAGATCCTAATATAAGACCTTTAAAAGTTGGGGATGCTCTTAAGAATGGTACTAAATTATATTTTAATATTCCAGATAATATTACCGAATTATATTCAGAATATAAACATACAAGTTCAACAAGGAGTAAAGTAAGTACTAAAACTCCGATATTAAAAGCATCACCTTCAGCACCAAGCACAACAGATACTTTAATAAGTAAATTTCTTAATGTAACTTATTATCCTGATGATTTCGAACTTCCATTAGTTACAAACCTAATTTTAACAGATGGAAGTTCTAATATAGATATATTTAAAGCAACTTTAAATCAAAGTATTAATTATAAACCAGAAATAAATATATCAGCACATACTATCACAAGTCCAACAACAATAACAGACTACAATGAATTTGATTTTTGGTCTCAGTTTATCTTAGTTGATGAAACTACATTATAAGAGCCTAGTGCTCTTTTTTGTTTGACAAAAAGCATATTATCTGGTATACTGTATTAAATACTGTGAATGGTTTATCAATACTATATAATAGGAAAAGGAGGGGATAGATATGGCTTATACACCTACCGCATGGCAAGATGATGAAACATTAGTAAATGCACAACGTATGAATAATATTGAAAGTGGAGTAAAGAATGCTAATGATAATAAGTCAGATATTAATCATAATCATGATGACAGGTATTCAAAATTAGATCATAATCATGATGATAGATATGCGAAGAAAGATGAGACATATACAAAGACTGAAGTTGATTTAAAAATAGATCCAATTAAGAAAGAAATAAAAGATTTGCAAAGTGACGGTACAACAATTAACAATAAACTTACCGCTTTAGAAAAAGAAACTTCTTCGTTGAGAGGAGATGTTAGAACCAATACTCGAAGTATTAGTACTGCTGAAGAGAATCTAGGAATATTGAGTGAATTAAATACAACAGATAAGAGTAGTTTAGTAGCTGCTATTAATGAAGTAAATATTTCTGGTGGGGGAGGTTCTGGAACAAAAAATTATGAAGAGTTGTTCAAGAAACCTCTAATAAATGGAAAAGAACTGATTGGGAATAAGACATCTAAGGAATTAGGACTGATTTCATCAGGCATGGGTAATGCTCAAGAAGTTATATTTAATGATGGCGAGACATTACAATCTAAGTATGAAGATGGCGGAATTAGAGGTCCACAAGGTCCTAAGGGAGACAAAGGAGATCCTGGTACGCAAGGTGAAAGAGGATTAACTGGTCCTCAGGGACCTCAAGGAATTGCTGGTCCAAAAGGAGAAAAAGGAGAACAAGGATTAGTTGGTCCTGAAGGGCCTCAAGGACAAAGGGGTCCAGCTGGTCCTCAAGGTCCTCAGGGTCCTATTGGAAACATTGGATTAACTGGTCCAAAAGGAGAAAAAGGAGATACTGGACCTAGGGGTATTCAAGGAGAACAGGGTCCAAAAGGTGAAACTGGAAGCGTCGGTCCTCAGGGAGAACAGGGTCCAAGAGGAGATAGTTTTAGAATAACAGATGTGTTAGATAATATGACTTTATTGCCAGAACCATCTACGGTTACTAACAATTTTGCTTATTTAGTAGAAAAAGATGCCAGTGGAGTACAATATGAAGATGGTGCACATTTGTTTATACTATTAGTCGGAAATAACACCTGGACTGACAATGGCCCATTTAGTGGAGTCGCAGGACCTCAAGGTCCACAAGGAGTACAGGGTGAACAAGGACCACAAGGAATACAAGGAGAAACAGGAAGATCATTTCAAATTTATGATACCTTAGAATCACTTGCTTCTTTACCAGAGCCGTCTACGGTTACAAATAATAATGTTTATTTAATATTAAAAGATGAAGAAGGCAATGTCTTCCCAATACCACATATTGCAGTTTTACTTGTCGCAAATCAAAGCTGGTATGACGTAGGTCCTATGGGTACGCAAGGTCCAAAAGGTGATACTGGTTGGGGTGTTCCTGAAGGAGGAACAGTAGGACAAGTGTTGGTTAAAAATAGTGATACTGATTATGATACCGCATGGTCAACAATTATAGAAAGTGGTTCGAATGATAATGGAAGTTGGATTAAATATAGTGATGGTACAATGATATGTTATAAATCAACAGGCGAAATTGATATGAATATAACAACTTCTTGGGGTTCTCTATATGAAGGTAATTTAAGTTTAGGAAATTTTCCTGCTGAATTTATAGAAACGCCAACAATTTCAGTAACACCTTTTGGTTCAGGAATGTTAATTGAACAAGGTGGATTTCATGCTTCTGAGACATCATGGGGAATTTTGACTTGTGTAAGACCTAATAGTGTAGAAAATGTTAAAGCAAGATTTAATTTAATCGCAATAGGAAAATGGAAATAAAATAGAGAGGTGAGAAGATGGAGAAGATATTTATAAGAGAACGAATTAATGCCGTTGATTACAATAATGTAAATCAATGTCTTTTGTTTACTTCTTCAGACGCAGATATAGAAGGAGGAATTGTCAATGTTAATCTTGAAAGTGATGTAGCTGGATGGTATCAGTTGACGTTTGATGCTCCTGCTTTTATATTAAAAAATGGAGAGTTAATAGACAACCCAATATTAAAACATTTATTTCCCTTGTCTAAGTTAAAGTATACTCGCATTACAAAGACGGGAGATAAAGAAGAAGAATTAATATTATATTTTATAGTTCAACCAGAAGAAGATAGTAGAGATGAAAGTGGAATAGTTCTAAAATCTTATACTTGTATTGATTATCCAAGACATAATTTATCTAAAGCTAAAAATGGTATAACTATTGGAGAAGATACTTTAGACAAAAAACGTTCTATGACGCCTAATAATGAAGTTCCAAATGTAGACGGGAAAACTCTTTATGTCAAAGCTGACGTTCAATCTCGAATGAATTTTAATAATTATTCAGAATTGGGTGGATGGTTAGATGCATTACCTGGGGCATTTGCTTATATACCAAGTGAAAATAGAGCTTTTAGATTAGTGAATACTGACCCAAGTAAAAAAGACTTGAATGATGAGAGTAAATTCATCAACTGGTATGAGTTAGAAGTTAACTCAGAAACGGGAACTTTTCAAACTTGTATAAAAGATAGCGATGGCAATATTATTCCAGAACCAGTATGGAGTCCTGAATGGGGTGGATATCCACTAGCACCAGATCCAAATAAATATGACTACGGTTCAATTGGGATAAATGATATTGATCCTGCCATAGTTCAATTTTATTGGGACACTGTGTGGTTTGACCCAGAAAAAACGATGGGACGTTATGATGGATTGTTATATAGAGAAAATAGTAGACTTTTGTATGATATATATGAAACCTTAGATTTTGAATTCCCAAATGATTTTCTAGGAACTAAATATAAGGTAGAAAATTTAGATGATACTGTTCCTTCTTATACTGGCGGAGCAACAATGTATGTCATCGAAACTGGAACTGTTTGGCAATATGTAAATGATACTTGGGAAGATACGCATAAGAATAAAAGAGAAGTGTTTAAAACAAAAGATACTCTAAAGGGAAAATGGGCAAAATTAGATCCACAAAAACCTTATCTTGCTCCTAACTATGCAGATAAATACTTAGATTATATCTTAGAAGGTACCGGATGGAAAGTCGGAGAAGTAGATAAGATATATATAGACAACGGAACTGTTGAATTAGCTGAAGACGGAGTGGTGAATCCCAAGAAAGTTGAGTTAAGTACATATTTATATTTCGATAATTCTAATGCGTATAACGCAATATCTGAACTATGCAACGCTTTTAAATGTTATCCTCGTTTTGATCATGTTAATAAGATTGTTAATTTAAAATCAGTTCCTGGGGAAGACAATGGATTAACATATCTATATAGAGATAATTTGAAAAGTAGTAGAATTACTCAAGATGGAGAAAAAGCCGTATCTAAATTATGGGTATACGGCGGAGAAGACTTGAATGGACAAGTATACATACAAGATTGTAATAGAGTAAATCCAGAGTATTATTTAGCAGATTACAATTCTTTAGATGATTTAAATGCTAGAGTAGCTAATCCTAGAGAAGGACAATATGCTAAGATTAGTTTAAAAAAATATACTTGGGATCAATTAATAGAAAAAACGAAAAAAAATGGCGAAAGATTACCTATTACAAATACATTCTTAGTTGGTGAATTGCCAGTTAGTTCTTGGGGAACAGGAGCTATACCTGAAATAAATAGTCTGGATCAATTACCTGCCACAGGAGAACTAGGACAAACAGTATTTATTAGAGAACAAGATTCGTATTATTCTTGGATTCCAGAAGCAAACGCTTGGTTCGATACTTATTTAAGTTCAGAGCCTTCTGAAGCAAGCAATATCATTACTTTTGAAAGAAGATTTGATAGAGAAAATGATCAATGGGTAGATAAAGGACAATTCTATCATTGGTGGGAAGTATTATCTCCGTATGCAGATAACTATATAATGGATTTTTCTTATTTCTTAGACAGAAAACTAATGACAGAAGATCAGGTTAATGATATTAAATATAATTTTATTTTACCAATAAGCCATTTAAATAAAAAAAGAGCTCCATTGATTAAGGAATATAACACATTAAGTCAAGAGTTATTGAATTGGAATAATACTTATGACGAAAGTAAAATAGCAGCAGAAGCCATTGATAAGTCTTTGAGAACGACTTATGCAATTTATGAAACGAAAAATGGAGTTACTTCACTAAAAGATAGTGGTCTTTATCTTTATCCTCCTGGAGCTGATTTTAAAACAGAGGGATGGAGTTTAGCTGAAGTTCAATATTCTAAGTCAGAAGCAGTAGAAGTACCAACATTTGACAAAATAGCCGAAGCTTTTCCAAATCCTAAAATAGGTAATATGGTAAAAGTAAAAGATACTGGAGAAGTTTATTGGTATGCTAATACATACTCTTTCAAAGATACAATTAGCTATTATTTGGGATGGAATGAAGGAGATCTTAAAGATTCAAAAGCCGATGCAGAAAAGAGAGAAAAGGAATGGCTTTATAGTCCTGATGGAAGCTTAGAAGCTAGAAATAGAGGTACTGGTCTTTTTGAAGAATTAAGAGAACAGGAACTATATCCTAAAACAGATTATGACACTGCTAGTGATGCATTGAAATATTGGTTCAATCCACCTGCTAATATTGATATGATACCAGATGGAATGCCAGGTGATCCTAAAGAGACTTCTTTGGCTCACAATTATTATAATGCAAGAAATAGATTGGTGACAGAAGAAATTAATAAACAATATGCTCTAGAAAAAATCGCAGAAGTAGAAACTGCTATTACATTATTGCTTGAAAGAGTTGAGATATTAGAAAATAAAATCACTTCATTAGAGCATAGTCTTAGAGAAAAATATGGCGATTACATTGTAGAAGGTGTATTTACTGACGATACAATGGTTTATATTTATAATTTATGGTATGCTGGACTAAAAGCGTTAAATTTATATCATAAACCTTTAATTACCTATGAATTAGGTGTTGTCGATGTTTCTGGTTTACCTGAATATTCTACAATGACAGAAGATGTGTATCATGATATCGTATATCGTTTAAATAAGCCAGAATTAGTATTGCCTAATCCAGGAGATTATTGTTATGTTACAGATAATAAACTTGGTATAGTTAAGGAAAAAGCCAATATTACAAGTGTCGTAAGAAGTTTATCTAATCCTGCAAATCATCAAATAACGATTGAAACAGTAGACACAAACACAGAAGAATTAATAGGCAAGTTAGTTACAGCAGCCAATACTATTTATTCTAAGGAACAGATATATAACCGTAGTGCTGTAATTAAGTCGGATGGAACTATCGCACAAGATACTGTTAGTGCTTCATTAGATGACAATAGTGGTAAATTAACTATAATGTCTAACAATGGTACTGTTTTATTAGGAGAAAATGGCATTATTACAACAGATAGAGAAAATGCAGATTTAAGAATGCAATATACTGGAAAAGGTATTTTCTCATCAACTAACGGTGGAACAACATGGGAGAATATATTAAACGCAGGAAAAATTAGTATTAAAGCTTTATCAGCCGGAACAATTGATTCTAATACAATTTCTGTATCTAATATAGGAAAGACAGCTAATATTATAATTGATGGTAAAGGAATTACTGCTATTAGTAAAGATGGAGTGGATGCTTCTTCCCCAAATATTACACCAGATGATAAAACTTCTTTCTTCTTAGACGCAAAAAGTGGAAATGCTTATTTTGCAGGAAAAATAAGAGCTAAAAGCGGAGATATTGGCGGATGGGATATTAGTGGAACTGCTCTTAAAAAAGGCGGAGTTGGAATGAGTTCCGATAATAGTAGTTTAAATAATTATGCTTTTTGGGCTGGTGATACAGACCCAAGTCAGGCTAAATTCTGGGTAAAACATAATGGCACAATGAAGGCAACTAAAGCAACTATAGAGGGAGATTTAACTGCAACAACTGGAAAAATTGGTAACTGGACTATAAATAATGGAGCTATTACTAATAATAACGTACAACTAACTAGTGATGGAAATTTAATAGCTAGTAATGTCGATATAAAAGGAAAAATTGAAGCTTCTTCTGGTATAGTTGGTGGTTGGAATATTGATAATGTTCAGTTTCAAAAACAAATTGGAGACTACAGCTTTGAAATCCGAAGCGATAGGGGAGCATCAGAACCTGCTTTACTCGTCTATAAAAATCAAGGTAGCAATCAAGGATATAAATTTTATGTTAGACCAGATGGCTACTTATATGCTGCTAATGTGGGTCTTTCTGGTTCAATTTCAAGTTCTACAATTACTGGTTCATCTATTACATGTGGGAGTGTTTTCAATTTAAAAACCAATGGTCATTTTAAATATTATAATGGAGTAGGATTCCTAACATGTGGACAAGCATCGAGAACAGATCATCCATGGTTAAGTGCTGTCAACGTAAACTTCACTAATGGTATATCTTTTAGAGATGGTACAGCTTGGGGTAATGCAGGTGATGAGATAGATTCTATTCGTCATTCCGGTTCTTCTTTACGTATAACTAGTGGAGGAAATATGAATTTAGAAGCTACGAATTTTAATCTGGCTCCTAGAGGTGAATATGTTGCATGTAACAAATGTTATTTTAGGGCAGATGCTAGCAATAATTCTTGGATATATTTTTCCACTAATGGTGGTTATGGATCTCGTATTAAAGGAAATGGAAATAGTCTTTATTTGTATCCAAGCAATAGTGGAGCAGTTTATTGTGGAGGAAGTGATTCTAGTGATAGGGTTGCGACAAAATCTGGAGGTCCATCAAGTTTAAATGTTAAGCGAAACTTATTAAATATTAATAATCAATATGAAGATATATATAAAGATTTACAAAATCTAAACATGTATACGTATGACTATAGATTTAATAATATCGATATAGAAAAAAGAAGTAATTATGGTTTCATAATAGATGAAATAGAAAAGACAAAAACATTAAGTAAATATTTTAAAAGTTACGAAGTAGATAGATGGATAGATGAAAATAATAATTTGATTTCTCAAGAAGAGACAGATATAAATAAATATAAATCTATAAAAGTCAAAGAGTGGGAAAGAGATTCCTATATAAAAGGTATGTTTATTTTAATAAAGACCTTACAGAATAAGATTGATATATTGGAAAAACAAATAAAAAAAGAGAGCGATTAAGCTCTCTTTTTAAATATTTCTTTTATTTTATCTAATAATGTTTTTTTATTTATCGGACATTTATCTGTTCCGCATTTTCTGACTTTACAGTTTTTTGGTCCTGGACATTTTCTAAGCACAATACCTCACTCTCCATTTCTTTTAATGCTTTATATAATTTCATCAAATCTTCTTCTGAATTATAAATTCCTAAACTCACTCTACAAGTTGACAATCCGAACAGGTCTTTAGTTAATTTAGAACAATGATTTCCAGCTCGAATAAAAATATTTTTCTTGTCTAAATAATTCATAACATCTAATGCTTCAAATCCATCTATATTGAATAATAAAATTGGACTTTGAGGATTAGAATATATTTTTATTTTGGGCAATTTAGATAGTAATCTATGTGCGAATAATCCAAGATACAAATCTTGCATTTGTATTATATCCCAGCTTTGACTTAGAGTTAGAGCGGCGTCTGTACCTGCGAATGCACCTGGAACATTTTCTGTTCCTGCGTACATTTTATCATTATTGTCTAAGAACTCATATTCTCCTTCAGGAAGAAAATATTTATTCATTCCTCCTCCAACTTTCATTGGTCTTATAAAATTTGGTATCTTTGCATATAATACTCCAATTCCCTTAGGTCCATACATTTTATGTAGGGAAAATGCTAAGAAATCAATATTGCACTCTGTTACATTTATTGGAACATGGGCTGCTCCTTGAGCGTGGTCTACAATAAAAGTAATATGTTTTTCTTTTGTGATAGTTCCAATCTCTTTTATCGGTCTAATTTCTCCCGTTGTATTGGTCATACTAGATAAAAGAACAATATCGGGATTATATTCTTTGACAGCTTTATTAAAGTTTTCTATCGACAGAGTATAATCTTCTTTTAAATCTATATATTTTATATCAACAATGTTTTTACCAAATACCATCCAGGGCATTATTGCCGAAGCGTGTTCTAATTTAGTCGTCAATAAAACGGCTTTTTTCTTTATTTTATGAAGCATACTACAATATGAATAAGCTATAAGATTTAGTCCTTCTGTTGCTCCTGTTGTTAATATAATATTATCTGGTTTAGTTCCAATAAAGTCCGCATATACTTTTAAAGACCAATCTTTTAATTGTTGAGTCCAACGAGCGCCACTGTAGGAAGCTCTTCCAATATTATAATTGTAATTAGAATATACTTTTATCATACTAGATAAACAGCTTCCTAAAATTTGAGAAGTATTAGCACTATCTAAATATGTAAATTTTTTATTTTGTTCAAAGTATGGAAATAGTTTTTGAAAATCATTGTCCATATTTTACCTCCTATTTGGTACCGCTACTACCAAATCCTCCAGATCTTTTCGTTTTTACAGTTTCACCACAAGTATAATATTTTTGAAATACTCCTTGGGCAATTCGGTCTCCTTCTTCGATGACAAAATCTTTTTTACTATTATTCTTAATGCAAATGAAAAAATGGCCTTCGTTTTTAGGATTATTATAATAATCTGCATCTATAATATTTACACCCGCAGGCAATATAATATCTTTAGCTCCATAAGAACTTCTTATATAAATAAAGAATGCTTCATTTCTTGGCATTTTAATCTTAAAACCCGTTGGTATTTTGGCTATTTCGCCTGGTTTAAGAACGATTCGTATAGGAGAGTATAAATCATACGCTGCGCTATTCTTTGTCGCTCTACGGGGCTGAAAATGTAGTTTAAATGACCCTCTAAAATGTGGATCATAAAAATTACATTTTTTTAATTCTTCTGTTTTTTCTATTTCTTGTCGAGAGACCATCTCAAATTCTCTACGCTTCAGTAGCATGACTTTTTTCCTCCTCTTTTTTATTTTGCTCTTCAATTTCTTTTGCTGTTCTAAAATCTCCGAAATATACTCTTGGATACTCTTCTAATGTGACAATTTCTCCATTTGGTCCATCTATACAATAAGGTTTACCGTCAAATTTATCAGCTTCTTTGAATACATTAGAAGCTCTGTTGTTTTGGTAAACTTTTACTTGGCTATCTTCGTTATGTTGGATACCAACTTCATTCCACTCATCATCTTCAAGAGTTAGTGGCATAAGCGGTTTAAATCTAAGTAATCGATCAAGATAATTTATTGCTAGAGAAGCACTGAATCCACTATGACCGCAATCTGCAAAAGCATTTACTACTTTTAAGATACCGTCATTAAATATTTTTTGCATACGTATATCTTCTTCGTCCCCATCTGTTTTTGCTTCTTCTAAAATTAAATTTAATTCATGTCGAGCATGTTTCACAAGTGCGTTTTCTCGTTCCTCTGTTTTATTTTCTATAATTGATTCTGTTTCAGTTTCTTGTGTGTTTATTTCCATAATATTATTTCTCCTTTCTCAAACGTTTTTTGTATGTCTATCAAGCGTTGATTTGACGATCCTCTAAATGGACAGTCAAGAGTTCTTTTATTAAGAATAAAAGGACCATCGACAAGTACGTCTACTTTTGATATCAAATCCATATACATCAACGGAATTTGTTCAAAAATGTAACCCGTATAAAGCCATATATCAAGATCTTTGGCTTTTGCTTTGTCTATTATAGCTTCTGCCATTTTATAGTTCTCTGGTTCCAATGGATGTCCTCCCGATAATGTAATCCCCGCATCTCCAGAACTGATTACTTCTTCTATTAACTTGTCTATATCTGCTTCTGAGATTTCTTTTCCATAATCAAAAGACTGAGCTTCTGGATTATGACATCCAGGGCAATTTCTACGACAACCAGAAAAGAAAATAGTAGTCCTTAAACCAGGACCATCAACAACACTATTATGTATTATTCCTGCTATTTTAGTCATATTTCCTCCTACTGATGGATATCTACCATCGTGATATATAAATCTTCTCCTTCGTAATCGCTATAATCTCGAGCTTCATTTAAAACATCAAACCACTTTTTTCCATTTTGTCCTAATTCTTCAAGCCATTCTTCGTCCTTATATTCTAAAACAACGCCATAAGGAGAGTTGAACTCAGGTTCAGAAAATCCCATAAAGTCTTTCAGTTTCATTGTGTCCGCCTTTTCTCCTCTATAACTTTCAAGTAAATTACTCCAGCGTCCTCCAACTACAAACCAATCACAAAAACCATTTGGATTATATTCTTCATATATTCTATTATTATCATCTACATAACACCCGTCTTGATCGGCAACAAATTTAATTCTTTCACGTTCTGTTTCTTTGGACATCAATTCTGTCAATACTGTATCATACCAATCATGATCTTCTTGCTTATTCTTTTTAAGATAAGAAATGTACTCTTCTACTTGTTCTAAAGATTCTTCTAAACTATTTGTTCGATATGCTCTTTCATAATAGTTTGTATTATCCCAACAAAATCTAGAAAACCATTCTTCGTCAAAATTTTGTTCTCGATGTATAACTGCTACTATTGCATGCATATTTTACCTCCTTATTCTACTTTCGTTTCCTCTGGTGTTTCATATATATTTTTTATTATATAATGATCTTCATTCCACTCTAATTCATCATGCTGAAGACCGTTTATTTCAGTCTCTCCATCTGTATTTATTAAATACGGAGAACCGCAGCATCCACATCCACCTATTGCGATGCCATAAGATAAACTTAATTCACTTAGCTTTTCTAAAAAGCCTTCTACATCTTTTTGCATATTTTTCTCCTTTACATTTCTTTATTCAAATATATTATAACAAAAAAAAGGACATTGTGTCAATAAAAAAACAGGTTTAATCCTGTTTCTTTTTAGTAAGAGATAGAATCTTACCACGATATTCGTTATATTTATCTAATCTTGTTACTAGATCCATTTGTTCTTCTTTAGATAGCGTTTTAGCAAAATTTTCATAATATTTGCATTGAGAAAAAGGTTCGCAACATCCACCTGCTCTAACACATTGTGGCACCATTGCCCATGCGATAGTATCGTCATATTTTTCTATTTGTTCACGTAAATCTTCAGTATATTCTCTAGTGGTAGGGTCTGCACAAGTGCATAAACGACGACCAGCAATGTTGATTAAGCCCTCAATATTCGCATCCATTTCCATAGAGACCGAATCCATTTGACTACGTTGAGATCTGTCTTTAATTTCCGTTCTATCTGCTCTAGAAGTAGATATATATTTTTCAGTACCCTCGTGATGGCGTGCAAAGTGTGTACTAATTGCGTATGGAATATCTGACCATTTCCAAGTGATCCACCCTTTTCTTATTGGGCTATGTCTGCAAATTAAAATTTTCTTTTTCCATGTTTCTGGTGGTTCTTTATCTCCGGCATCTTTACCAATAGTTCTCATGCAAGCTCTTTTTATGCTATTCCAATTAACATTATATTCTAATATTTCAGTTTTTGCCATTATCTCACTCTCCCTTTTTGTTTAATCAAGCATTTACCACATACGGCTTCATATTCAATTTTATCTGTTCCATCTATTAAAACTTGTTCCCCGTCAAATATTGGTATACCATTCATCTTACGAATATTAAAAGTGGCTTTTTTACCACAAGCACATATCGTCTTTAGTTCTTCAATATCATCAGCTATTTCTAATAAACGAGTAGAACCTTCGAAACCGTTTGTGCGGAAGTCGGTCCTTAATCCATAACATAAAACACTTATATCATATATCTTACTTATTAAATAAAGTTCATCTACTTGTTGAGCTGTTAAGAATTGAGCTTCATCAACAATAATAGCGTTTGGTTTTTGAAGGGGTACTTTTGTCATTATGACGTCTGTTTTATCTAATAATATATCAACAGACGCATTTATTCCTATTCGACTAACAACTTTGTCTGCTCCCTTTGTGTCAATGGCTGGTTTTATTAATAATGTTGACATACCACGTTCTTCATAATTATGTTTTACTTGTAAAAGAGCCGTGCTTTTGCCAGCATTCATTGCTCCATATCTAAAATATAATTTCGCCATATAATCCTCCTTATACGTATAATAAAGGGGTCTTTTATAGACCCTATTTGTTTCTAAATAATAAAGCAGTATAGAGAAGACTTGCTCCTATCCATTGTAATGACGTAGCTTTGTCTCCCTTACTAATAATGTTTACAACAAGACTTCCTAGAGCTCCAGTTACCATTAAGGCTGGAAAAGCAATTTTTAAGAAAGATATCATTTTAAGCCTCCTTTTCATTGCTTTTTTCCTCAATCTTTTGATGCTTTACTCTATCTTTTATTTCTGCTTTTTTACCAGCATTTTCACGACCAGGAGTCGTTAAATAACCAGTTATTCTTTGAATTCTTCTAAAAGGTATAATTCTTTTTATTTTATTTTTTAAAGTTTCTTTTTCCATTTGTTTATTCCTCCTATATAAAATTCCATGTTTCTCCATATAATGTTTTTCTTTTTCCTGTACAACATCTACTAATGAAATTAGGATTTATACCCAATTCTTTTCCTGCATCTGTTGCTGATAAATATGTATATATCTTTCCATCTTTATCTATTCGTTGTACTGGCTTCTTTTTAGAATTTGCTCGTTTTGCAATGCAATTTCCATAATTTACATTGTATTTTGTTGAGCACCATTCTAAATTACTAACATTATTGTTTAACTTGTTTTCATCTTTGTGATTTATTATTGGTAGATTATGAGGATTAGGAAGAAAAGCCTCCGCAACAAGTCTATGTACAGATGCATATTTTCTCTTCTTATCTTTTAAGAGAATAACTTGTCTATATCCTCGTTTTATCCCGCCTTTTAATAATTTATCCTTGTTACAACATTGGTTGAAATTATTAATAGGCCTAGCAAGGCTTTTAACTTGTCCTAAGTTACTGATTTGATATAATCCTTCGTATCCTTTAATATCTTTCCAAATTTCATTCATCGATAGGTTCTCTTTCGTCTCTTCCACAATTAGGACAAATGTGATTATCGCTACCATCACGCCAACTATACCCACAAACTGTACATTCAACTACTCCTATATTAACTGCTCCATATCCAACATCAGCATCAGACATAATATGTAATATGTTTTCAAAAGCATCGATATTCTTTGAAATATCTCCATCAACTTCACAATAAAATATGTGACCTGCGTTTTCAAGATTATGATATTTTCCTTCAATTTTTGCCTTATCTGCAATTGAGATATTATACCACACTGGGATATGTGAGCTATTGGTAAAGTATGCTCTATCTGTTACCCCTGGAATGATTCCGAATTGTTTACGAGCTTGTTCTAACGCTGTTTTGCAATATGTCTCTGCTGGTGTTCCTAAACAACTAAAATTCAAGTGAGTTTCTTTGACCCTTTTATCGCAGTAATCTCTTATATACTTAATAATACTGTATCCTAATTCATCAGATTCTTGAGATTCTCCATGATGTTTTCCAGTTAAGGCAATTAAGCATTCTGCTAAACCAACAAAACCTATAGATAAAGTTCCTTGTTTAACAACGTCTCTTATTTCATCTGTTGGCGCTAAGTCGTCTGAACCAAGCCAAATTCCTTGCTCCATTAGACTTGGAAAATTATATTTACGATTTTGGCACTGTCCTTCATATCTTTCTAGCAGTTCTTTGTCAGCAATTTCTAAAGCATAATCCAATTCTTTAAAGAATTTGTCAACATTTCCTTTTGCTCTTAATGCTAATAATGGTAGATTAATAGACGTAAAAGAAATATTGCCTCTTCCAAATGCTCCCTCACGACCATTAACATTAGCCATAACCCTCGTACGACAGCCCATTGTGTTTATAATACCATAATAAGGATCTCTTTCATAATATGGTAAATTAAAACTTGCATCAACAAAAGCATATGTTGGGAATAATCTCTTACTTGAGCATTCCATTGCCAATCTGAAGATATCATAATTTGGGTCTCCTTTTTCAAAGTTAACACCTTTTTTTAATGTATAAATTAAGATTGGAAATATTGGTGTTTCGTGTTTTCCTAAACCTGCCATTTGAGCTTTTAATAGATACTCTGATACCATTCTTCCTTCTGG